AGACACGGTTTCGAGTATAAAATTTAAAATTTTACTTCGACCTCCACTTAATTTTATATAGTTTACTTTTCATTTTTCCACTTATAATTAGAAGAGATAAGCGGAGGAAACAATAAATGAAAGGTTACATATATCAAATAGAGTGCTTAATAACTGGTGAAAGTTATATAGGTCTAACGGTAGACTACAAACGTAGAAAAAGAGACCACTTAAGTGCTTTACGAAATAATACTCATGAAAATCCCAAGTTACAAAATGCTTGGAATAAATATGGCGAGCAAGAATTTCATTTCCGTTATTGGGAATTTGAAATTCAACATCCAGATGAATTAAAGTCATTAGAATGTAAATATATTGAAAAATATGACAGTTTAAATAATGGCTTTAATTTAGTTCCTGGTGGAGGCACACCACCGCTGCATCAAAAAGTTCTTAATGAAGATATAATTAAATTTTTATGTATACAGTGGAAGTATGGTGATGGTTATGGTAAGACTTGCGAACAAATTTTTGGTTGGTCAAAAGGAACCGCAAGTGCGGCAAAACGAAAAATTCGTTTTTTAGAAGCAAATGCTCAATTTGAACAAATGAGTGACGAAGAAAAAGGTAAAATGGCTGCAAACACCTTTGTTACTTATCAGTTAAACCAAAAAGCATTTGAACGACAATTGAAGCAAGGTGGTAGTCAAAAGGCTTATCAATTAACACAAGATGATTATAATTTTGCCTTCGCCGCGCAAGAACTTGGATATTCATATACAATAGTTGCAAATTATTTAGGCATTAAACCTGCAACAGTTAAAGACTGGTTTAATGGACGCTCTAGAAAATTAAATAAAAAGAAATACGACGAATTACCGTCTCAAATCAAGAATCAATTATACGGCCGTGTTAAAACCGCGGAATTAAACGGGAACCCTAAGTCAGGTTCTTCTAACTGATATGGGAATCCGAACCGAAGGCTTATTAATTAAGTCAGGGGCAGAGCATAGATGGTGAAAAGATATAATCCATCCACGAGGCCGCGGCGCATGTAAATGTGAAAAGATATGCCGACCTTTAGTGAAAACTAAAGAAATAAAGGATAAAAAGCCTTTATGATAACATTTGGGTATGATAGATGAGATTAGAGATGGAGATGAAGAATCTATTAACTCAGTAGTTCTTCCTCTTGTAAACGTATCTCGTCGTTTGCCTAACAATACAGTTAATCCTAAAGAACCTAATCAACAAATTATTTGCGCTACAAGTGCTGGCTCAAAAATGTCATTTGCCTATGACCGTTTAATTGATACCTTTGAAAATGCGGTAATTGACCCTCAACACGCCTTTATTTTTGGATGTGATTGGCGGCTTCCCGCTTTACATGGTCTTATTGACCGTCAATTTATTAATAAATTAAAAATGAGCCCGTCTTACAATGCGGAGTCTTTTGCTACTGAATATTTGTCGCTTTGGCAAGGAAGTAATGAAGATTCTTGGTTTTCTTTTGATAAACTTACTAAATATAGAAAAATAAAAAATCCGGAAACGCACGCAATTAATAGACCCGGCTCTGAACAATTCTACTTAATATCAGTGGACGTTGGTCGTATTTCTGACCAGACTGCGGTTTGTGTTTTTAGAGTTAATATCTTAAAGGGTAAGTTTTATGCAACTTTGGTAAATCTTATCGTTTTGGGTAGAACTCCTCAAACAAAACCATTTTCTGTTCAGGCAGCAGACTTAAAAAAAATAATCAAGGCATTTAATCCGCGCGAAGTCGTTATAGATACTAATGGTCTTGGTGTTGGTTTAGGTGATGAATTGATTAAAACGCAATTCGATGAGGCTGGCAATGAGCTTCCTCCGCTTGGATTTATAAATGATGATGTTTATAAAACAATTCAACCGAAGGATGCACCACGTATTTTATATGGAGTGAAAGCTAATCAACAACTTAACTCTAAAATGCATGGAAATTGCTACTCCCGTCTTAATGCGGGCATGGTTCATTTTTTAATCAAGGAGCAAGAGGCAAAAAGTGCTTTACTTGCAACTAAAGCTGGCCAAAAAATGACTACTGAACAACGCGTAATACGATTGATGCCACACGAAATGACAACTAAACTGTTTGAAGAAATGAGTAATTTGCGACTTAAACGAACTGGTGTTAGTTTAGACATAGTATTAGAAAGAATTAATTCTCGCTTTCCCAAAGATAAATTTTCATCATTTGAGTATGGACTTTATAGAATAAAAGAAATGGAAGAAGAATACTATAAGAAAAAACAACGTAGAGGTGCGGGCGAGCGCAAATTAGTTTTCTTTACAGGGGGTAAATAAATGGATAAAAAGACACAAGAACAAATCACCCTCTTTACTGATGCCTATAAAAAAATGATTGATAATGTTGATAAAATTAGTTCTGCTAGAGGTTTGGATGATTATTGGGGATATTATAATCGTTGGTTAAAGCGCGATAAAAAAACTGGTGCATATACTCGTGAAGAAATAGATAAAGTCCTTGATTCAGCCGACCTTGATAGTAAAATTCAATTATCACGTTACTTCTTCGAACACAATAGTTTTTATCGTAGAATTTTACTACATTATGCTACTTTATTAAAATATATGGGTATATTAATTCCGAATCCAACATTTGGTTTAAATCTCTCCAAACCTAGTATTCAAAAAAAGTACAGAAATGCAGCAACTTTCTTAGATAATGCTAATTTACCTTCTTTGTTCACTCATTTTGCTATAAGGGCATTGAGAGATGGGACTTATTATGGTCTCATTTCTGACGTCTCAAACAAAGGTCTTGTCATTTTGGACTTACCGACAAAATATTGTCGTTCTAAGTATATTGATAGTGATGGAAACGATGTATTAGAATTTAATGTGCAATACTTTGATTCAATCGTTGAGGAAAAAATCAAAGAAAACACGTTAGATGTTTATCCAGAGTTTATAGTTAATTGGTATAGATTATATAAGAAAGGAAAAAGAATTAATTGGTGTCCTTTACCTGGTGATATCGCAGTTTATCTGCCGCTGGTTGACGGTATACCCACTTTCTTAGAATTAATACCTGCCGCGCTTGAGTATGAAGAGGCGAAAGCAATCAACAAGGCGCGCGACCTTAACGAAATACGTAAAATTATCGTTCAAAGGATTCCACATTTACAAGACGGTGGACTTTTATTTGAACCAGATGAAGCAGAATATATCCATAAAGGTACGGTTAACATGTTAAAGGACGATAGCAATGTCAGTGTTTTAACAACTTATGCTGATGTGGATTCAATCGTTGCTCATAGTAATAATGACAATGCATTAAATAGTGTTGATAAGGCACTTACTAATATCTATGCAGAGTCTGGGTCAAGTAGTCAGTTATTTGGTACTGAATCAAACTTATCTTTAGAGACGTCCATTAATAATGATATGGCATTAATGATGATATTTGCAAAAAGACTTAATAAATTAGTAACAAGACTGATGAACGATAAATTTAGTAATGGTGAAGTTAGTTTTAATTATGAAATTTTGCCTATTACTTATTATAATGAATCTAGATATATAGAGAATTCAATGAAACTTGCTAATTCTGGTTATAGTTTCTTGATTCCTGCGCTTGCTATGGGAATTTCTCAAAGCGAGATTGTAAATATCAAAGATTTAGAGAATGACGTATTGAAACTTGCCGATAAACTTATTCCATTAAGTACTTCGTATACTCAATCTGGTAACTCTCCTGGACGTCCGGCATTGGACCCACAGGACAAGAGTGAAAAGACCGTCGCTAATGAAATTTCATTAGATAGAGGAGGCAATACGAACTAATGAATAAAGAACAAATGACTAGTTTCTCTCTATCTGTTTATGGCAACATTACCGCATATAATGAAGTCCTGTCTCAGGCACGTTGTCGTATCTTCTACAAAGGCGCGAACAGAAATGGCACCTTTATAACCGATGAGTTCGCAGAGAAATTAATTGCAACTTTACCTTATACCCCAGTAAAAGGAATCTACGATTCGATGGAAGATGATTTTACTGACCATGGCAAACAGAGGTATGAGGGTCGCATTTATGGTATCGTGCCAGAAAATCCTAACTTTGCTTGGGAGACTCATCTTGATGAAGATGGCGTAGAACGTATGTATGCGTGCGCTGATGTGTATCTCTTTACTGGAATCTATAAGCAAGAAGCATTACAGATTGTAGATAAAGCACAGTCTATGGAGTTATATGCTGACTCGATAGACGGAGAGTGGCAATTTATTAATGGTAAAAGATATTTTGTTTTTAAAGAGGGACGTTTTTTAGGATTACAGGCATTAGGGGATGATTATGAGCCTTGTTTTGAAGGCGCGGCATTCTATACGTTCTGTGAGTCAATTAAAAACACCATCGAAGAGTTTGAGCAATTCAAATTGGCCTCAAACGAATCACAATTAGGAGGAGAACAGATGGAGTTTAAACTTTCCGATAATCAGAAGTTAAATATGATTTGGACTCTTCTCAATCCTAATTGCAATGAAGAAGGCGGCTGGGAAATGGAATACTCAGTTTGTGAGGTATATGATGAATATGCTTTAGCCTTCAACTATGCTAAAAATGGATATGAAAGAGTATATTATACAAAAGATGATGAAACAGATTCTGTTGCTCTTGATAGAAAAGAAACCGCTTATATTATTGATGTAAATGAAGAGGAAAAGAGAGCATTAGATATGCTTCATTCTATTCGCAACAATTCTTATGAACATGTTGATGAATATGTAATTGGTCTTGAAGACAAAATTACAGAATCTGACAGCAAAATTGAAGAGTGCAATACAACTATTGCTACTTTAAAAAAGGAAAATGAAGAAGCTGCAGAGCTTTATAATACAATTAAGACAGAGAACGAAAATTCTTTAGCTAAAATTGACGAGTTAACTCAGGAGAATGAGCAGTTATCTTCGTACAAGGCGGCCGCGGAACTTGCAAAGAAAGAAGCAATTCTGACTAAGTATTCCGTCCAACTTGGAAATGAGGTAATTGACACCTTCAGAGAGGGACTTGACAATTATACTGAAGAAAGTTTAGAAAAAGAACTTGCTTTTGTATTAGTACAAAGCAAACCAGCCATTTTTACTACTGAAGAAAAAGTTCCTAACTTCGTTCCTAAAGATGACGCCCATGAGGGTGGAATTGTGGAAATTCTTAGTAGATATAAAAAATAACGGAGGAAGAAAATATGGCTTTTAAAAGAATGACAATTGACGGTTTTGGTCAATTAGAATTAAATCAGGTAGCCTTCCGCAGAGATGGTAGAATCGAAGCTCAGTGCGCTCTTGATGCAACTGATTTCGCTTCCGTTCCTGCTGAAAATGGAATGCTGCTTGCTGTAGATAGAGTCAACAGAACAGTTAAGTTCCCTAAGAGCGCTGTTATAGCTACTTGCCCTGTTGCACTTAACTATACTACAGAACATATGTATGACGAAAGAGCAAATTCACTTAAGGACTTCAAACTTGAAAGAGGAACCTTCCTTCCTAGACTTGGATTCCTTTCTGTAGGTGAGCTCTTCACAACTAACTGCGTTGGTTATGATGACACAGAGTGGACCGCTACTGGTTCTGGCGCCTCTGCAAAAACAGCTGATGAGAACTTCATTGAAGCTTGTGAAGATGTTGATACTACTCCGCTCTATGGTGGTGTTAGTGATGAGGGTGCGATTGCAGTAAGTGCTACTAAGCCTTCTGCTGGCCCGGTACTCAGGGTTGTTGAAGCCACAACTATGCCGGATGGTTCATTTGGTATTAAATTCCAGGTTCTGACTGCATAAGAGAAAAGGAGGAGATTTAGAAATGACTATAAATGAATTAAAACAGTTAGCAATTTATGCTGCTAAAGGTCAAGCCCCTACCAACTTCTCCGTAGAGAACGTGGATGAAGCACTGGCTGATGGCCTTAGAGAGATGGCTGGTTCTGTTAACCAGTTCATGAAGAATAGATATGATATCTATGAAATTATAATTCAAGCTGCCGATGAGATTGTTCCTAATAAGGTTATTGATGCCGTTGGTATGTTTGCTGAAGTTCAGCAAGTACCCCAAGGAACAAAGGCTATGTTTAAGACAAAGCTTGGCAGAATGAGAGCTAAGAAGTTCCTTACTCAGGTTGGTCTTTCTGGTGTTTATGAGACCTTCAGACTTGACACTGGAAGATTCGAAGTCGCCGCTCACGCTATTGGCGGAGGCTGCACAATTGACTTCGAGAGAATGCTTGATGGAGCTGAAAATATGGCTGAACTCGTAAGTCTTCTTACAGAGGCTCAGACAGACGCAGTATATCAGGAAGTTCAGAGAGCACTTCGTGCTGCTGTTAACCAGACTGGTGTTCCTGCTAACAACAGAGCCAACGTTACTGTTGGTAATGACTTTGATGGAGAGGAAATGATGAAGCTTATCTCCACAGTTAGAGCTTATGGTTCTGGCGCTATTATCTTTGCACCGCCTGAGTTCGTTGCTGCTATGGGTGCTGATGCTATCGTTCCTGTTCCTCAGAATGGAAACTATGGTGGAGTTTATCATCCGCAGGACATTGATGCTATCCACAATACTGGTTACATCAATCTGTTTAGAGGAACTCCTATCGTACAGATTCCTCAGTCCTTTGTTGATGAGAACAACGTAGAGACTTGGATTGATCCTCAGCTTGCTTATGTACTTCCTACTGGCGGCGAGAGAGTTGTCAAGGTTGTCTTCGAGGGACAGACTCAGGTATATGATTGGGTTAATAAGGACCAGTCAATGGAAATTATGACCTACAGAAAGCTTGGAACTGCTATCCTTGCTTATCATAACTGGGCTATTTATAAGAATGAGGCTATTCCTCAGACTTATAAAGAAATGTATCCTAATGTTTAATTAGGTTTAGAAAGGGGAGGGGAATAATCCCCTTCCCTTGTTTTTTAATGTAGAAGTGCGGCCGTCGCGTAGAGCAACCGCATAAATGGAGTTAAAAGGAGTAATTACAATGGCAGACGAAAAAGTAAATGTTAAGAGTTTAGTATCTCATAGAGTTGTTTTAACAGTTCCAGACATGAGACTTAAAAGAGTATGGGAAAAGAAAGGCACAGTTAGAGTGATTCCATTCGAACAGTTACAGGAAGCACTTTATAGTCCTGGTGTAGAAGCTTTATTTACAGAGGGTATTCTTGGAATTGATGATATGAAAATGAAGCAGAGACTTGGACTTGAGCCTGAAGATGCGACTGAACCAGTTAATATAATTGCATTAGATGACGCACAGATGAAACGTTATTTAACTGTTCTTCCAGTACATGAATTTAGAGATAGGTTGAAAGAACTTCCTACTGAACAGGTTAATGAGTTGATTCGTTATGCAATTGAGAATGAGATTGCTAATTTTGAAAAAGCAGAAATTCTTAAGGGAATGACAGGTATTGATATTATAAGTGCAATTAAACTTAATAGGGATGATTTAGCTGCTCAAAAGGAGGAATAAAATGACCTCAATACACGCAGTCTATGACGCATTTTTATCTAAAATGCAAGAAGACGAATGGTTACATTGGACAGATGAAGAAATTGAGCAAGATTGGCGTTCATTGCTCGATGGTGCAATTCCCTGGTTTAAGTTTCCGCGTGTTAGCTTAGAGATTGACGATGAGGGCTACTTTGTTGATGAAGCAATTGGCGCAAAAGAAATTCAGATTTTAGCAACTTATATGAAATGTGAGTGGTTAAATCGTGAAATTCTGACCTGGGAAAATGTAAAGCCTCTTTATGTTGAGAGAGATTTCTCTCAAGCGAACCTAATTGATAAATTAAAACAATTACTTGAACGGGAGGAATATAAGGCGCTTAAACTTGAGCGTATTTACTATCGTTCTCGTGATAATAATAAACCTTTCGATTTTAGAGTACTTGCGGGAGAATAGTAGTGGAATATAATCCTACGGTTCAAGAAGGTTATTATAATAACCTAAAGAATAGGTTATTTGGTTTACTTTGTGAGTATGAGAAAGGTAGAGAATGGGAAAAATTCCTTGACTCAATTTTAATTGAACTTTTAGGTTTCGATGAAGATGAACGCACAATTAATTATTATAGATTATACCACAAGCTTGCGGCCTGTCGGTATTTGAATTATGAGAAGTTTAGGAGTACAATTTTTGATTGTATGAGTTTACTTTCTAAATAGGAGGTTGCCGCGATGGAAGATTACTATCATAATGTCTATCTAAAGCGGTTAAACCGCTATGGAATTGATTTTCAGTCTCGTATGCAAAGGCAAAGAGAAGAAAATTTTAAATTACAATTAAAAAAATCTGTATATTATGTTGAGTTTGAATATGAAGATGAGATGTATGAGGGTGAATTAACTCCTTTACGTCAAAATGAAACTAAAACAATGCAGTATTTACTTACTGATGTTCATTTAGATATGCCAAATGGTACAATTTTGTTTATTCCCGATAAAGATATGGAATTGCGGCCATGGATGATTTATTATCTTGAAGATATTAAAGCTAGTGGCTATAATAGGTATATTGTAATTAAAATGACTCATTACCTTACTTGGAAAGATAGAAGTGGAGTTACTCAAAATACTTGGGCATATTTTTATGGACAAGAAGATAATATGTTAAAAGATGAACTTAAATCAAGAAGTAGAAATAAAACATTATATACAGAAAATTTAAAATTAAGCTTCTTTATAATGCCGCGTAATGAGTATCTACGTAAAGATGATTATATGGAAGTTGGTGAAGGACCTCTAAAAGAAGCCTATGTAGTTACGGGTTATGATATTCAATCGACTCCTGGGGTTGAATTTGTATCAGTTGACCCTCAATACATAAGAGATTTAACTCCTGCTCCCAAGCAAACCGAAGAAGATGAAAAGGATGATTTCTTCTGGATTAATAAGGGGGTAGATAATAATGGCTGAATATAAAGTTAGAAATTGCATTGAATTAGGGGTAAATGCGCAGAAAATTATTCGACGTTTATTAGCTAATCAAAATTTGTTAAAACTTTTATATTATACAGATAAAGACCCTTTATCACATGAAGATTTAACATCAGAACAAATTCAGAATGAAGTGTTTGAAAAGTTAGTAAAAATAGTCCCAAGAGTTGGACCTAAGGAAACGGCGCACTCAATTATTGCACTTAGAATTGCGCGCGGTCGCACGGATATGAATAATTCTGAATTTAAACATATAACTGTGAGTGTAGAAGTCTTTGTTCCATTGACTCAATGGATTATAAAAGATACAAATTTGCGGCCCTTTGCCATAATGGGTGAAATTCAAAAGTCATTAAATGGTAAGAAGATTGATGGGTTAGGAAAAATGAGTGGCGGTGATTTTGACCTTGATTTCTTAACAGAAGAAATTTCAGCCTACCTTATGACTTTTAGTTTAACCACTTATGATTGATGATAGGGTACTTTTAGGTTTCCCTATACCTTTTAAAAATATATGTAAAATTTATCCGCCAACGGTAAATGATGTATCTGGTGATGAACACTTCAATATATATCATGCATTATTTACAATTACTCAGGAAGATTTAAATGATGAATATTTGAAGGATGAACGGGTCAAAAAAATACCTACACCATTTGAATATTTGTTATTAAATTATTATCAAGGCGGAGATATGCAACAGAGGATATTGGACGGATTTAAGTTGTTTATTCATGAACCCGTTACAATAATACCAGAGATTAATATGTTATTGATTGGGAAAAGCGAGGATGAGTTAGATCCTGATATTGATTTAGAGAATCCTCGCCTTCTCACTGAAGATAACTTTTTTGATTTTCAAAATGAAATTCGTACTGTGTTAGGGATTCCTAAGATACAGCCGCCCGACCCTGAAGAAACTAATTTAGACCCTCGCATCTTACGTTATAAACGAAAAGTGCGTGAAGGTGATAAAATTAGACAAAAAAAGAAAAGCAAAAATGGTCCAAAATTTGGAACCCTATTAGCAGCAATTTGTTGTATGGGAATTGGTTTAACGCCACTTAATATTGGAGAGATTAGCTATGCGTGCGTCCATTGGCTAGTTGAAATGGAACAGCAAAAGGAAGCATATGATATTGATATACAGGCTTTACTTGCCGGCGCGGATAGCAAAAAAGTAAAACCCAAATATTGGATTAAAAATCTAGATGAAAAAGAATAATAGGAGGCTATTTAAATGGCAGCAATTCTTGATAAATATGCTATTAAAGAAGTAGCAGACGTTATGTTCTATGAGATGGACTCAAAGGGCGCTCCTTCTGCTCCTGTGCTGTATATTGATACTGCTAAGGTAACTACTATTAGCCAGTCTGCTGAACAAGTAGAAGCTAGAGGTGGTAAGAGTAATGTAAAGCTTCTTTCTTGGGATACTAATAAAGAATTAACTCTTGAACTTACTGATGCTTTATTCAGTGCTAAATCACTTGGCATCATGTTCGGTGGAGTTATGGAAGATAATGGTTCCACACAAGAAGTTCTTAAAACTTTAAGCGTAAATGATATTAAAGAAGATACCACAGTAAATACTATGGCTACCTTTAATATTAATGGTCAAGACTTATATATAGCTAAGAATAAGATGACTTATTTCGCTTATGGACTTGGTAATACTACTGCAGCCAAAGCAAATCCTACACCGGTTAAGCTTGCTAGTGTTACTTGGGAACCTAAGAATTTTGACTTTGTTACATTTGATTTATTAGATTGCGTAAGTGCTCCAGATGGTACTACTGGTGTCGTTGCTAATGGTATTACAATTAATATTGGTGCAGAATTTAATGCTAATACTTATTATATTACTGGCGATACTTATGCTAGAAATTATCAGAATGGTCAAGATGAATTCCTTCAGTTCATTATTCCTAAGGGAAAGGTTTCTGCAGAGGACGTAAGTCTTACTATGGAAGCTGATGGTGATCCTGCTGAGTTTACAATGAACGTAGAATGCTTAAAGAGTGTTGATGGTTCAATGCTTAAGCTTGTTAAGTATAGTCTTGGTAGTGCTAGTCAGTCTGGTACTGGTCATAATAAGGGTGTTGCTTCTGTACTTGATGCATTTAATGAAGCTACAGAGCGTGCTCCTTATGCAACAGTTGCAGAAGACGGATATGATGCTTCTGTTGCTACTGGTAAGTCCAAGAATGAGACTACAGTTGAACCTATTGACGGCTAATTTAATAATTAAAACTAATGGCGGGGAGGCGGCAATCGTCTCCCCACTTTTAATTAGGAGACAAACAAATGGATAATCAATTTGGAATGCAAGAACTATACTCGGTGCAGTTAAAAGCGACTTATCCTATAGAGATAAATGGAAAACAAATCGCGGCTGGTGAAGTAGTTGCCGCATTTGATAAGATAATGATGAGTAAGTTTGACGAGATAAATCGTCAAGTAGCCGCGCAAGGCGGTTATTTTAACCGAAAATTAGTTGTCTTTACGAGGACTGAAGGAGTAAACCTTGCCTTTACGCAAGGAATTTTTTCGAAGAGTCAGTTTGGACTTATGAATAATTCACATCTTCTTAATATTGATACAGATATTAAATCGGTTTTAATTTCACAACGTGATGAATTAGAAACGGATGAAGATGGTATAATTGAATTAACTCAAGTTCCTGCTGATAAATGGATTTTTATTTATAATAAAGAAACTGGTGAGAAAATAACTGGCGCGCAGATGCTGGATGAAATACATATTCAAACTCCTTTAGTTTATACAGACGTTATTGTAGATTATACCTATGAGTATAAAAATACAGTTACGCAAGCAATTATTGGCGATCCGTTTATGGAAGGATATCTGAGCTTAGAGGGCCGCACAAGATTCAAAGATGACGTAACTGGTGCAACACATACTGCAATTATTAAGATTCCGAAATTAAAAATAACGTCAAGTTTGAATCTTACTTTAGGAGAAAATGCACAACCAGTTGTGGGAGTTTTTGAAGGAGTGGCTTTGCCGATTGGGAAAAGTCATGATTTAAAGGCGATAGAAATTTTCTTTTTAGAAGATGATATAGATGAGAATGATGAATGGCGTTAATTTTTAATTGACGCTATTTTTTATTATAAGGAGGAAGAAAGGATGGCTGATACTTTTACCTTTACAATTAAACCAATAACCGATTTATCGGATGTAAAGGCGAATGTCGGTGAGATACAAAAAGCCTTTAAAAATTTAAAGCTACCAGATAAAATAGGTGGAAATTTAGATAAAAATATAGCAAATATACTTAAAGAATTTGATAAGTACGAAACAAAAATTAAAGAAGGAATTAAAACTTCTGGTGATTATCGACAAGTAGAAAGCTCTTTATCAAAAATTAATAATCTTTATCAAGATATTGTTAAAGATGTTCAAAATGTTGCTAAATCTGACTTAAGCGATATTTTTGATGTTAATACTGGAGATTTTAAAGAAGTTGGGGATCAAATCAAAGAGATTACAAAACAACTTGAAAATATTAAAATTGATCCCGATAAATTATCTGCCCCAATTAATCAATTAAAACAAGCTATTAAAAATGAAAAAATTTCTGGTAAAGAGGGGTTATTAAATCAATTAATTGGTCATGTTGATAATGGCGAGTTAGAAGATGCGAAAGCCGCATTACGAGAATTAGAAAAATATATAAATAAAGTTAGTGTTAAAAAAGATGCCCAAGGTAATATTTTGGGCTCTACAGTTGGGAAATTAAGTAGTGCTAACACTGATACTGCAAAAAGTGCATTAACTGAAATTCAGCAAGTTTTCACTGAGACACAAGCAAAAGGTATACCTTTAGAAGAAACTTTAACAATATTACAGCAACGTTTTAAAGAAGTACAGGCTACTTCTGAAAATTCTTTAAGGGAATTTAGTAACAAGGCTCAAGAATCTACGGGAGAGGTTGAAAGTTTAACTGCCACTTTACAAAAAGCCCATAAAGAAGATTTTAATTTTGATAATCAAGTTAAATCTATTGATAGGCAAATACAGAGTTATTTTGGCTTAGGTCAAATGATTCGTAAGGTTGGTCAAATTGCAAGAGATGCCTTTAAAACTATTCAAGAACTTGATAAGGCAATGACTGAAACTGCAGTGGTTACCAATTTCAGTGTTGGTGACATGTGGGAGAAACTTCCACTCTATACTGCAGAAGCCAATAAGCTTGGTTCTTCTATTAAAGACGTATATGAAGCTACAACTCTTTACTATCAACAGGGTTTAAATACTACACAATCTATGGGCTTAGCAGTAGAGACATTAAAAATGGCTCGTATTGCTGGTATGGATGCTAAGGATGCCACAGATGCTATGACTGCGGCATTACGTGGATTTAATTTAGAGATAAGTCAGGTTTCTGCACAACGTATTAATGATGTATATTCAGAACTAGCTGCTATTACTGCTTCTGATACTCAAGAAATTAGTACTGCTATGGAAAAGGTTGCTTCTCTTGCTCATAATGCAGGTATGGAGTTAGAAACAACCGCGGCTTTCTTAGCACAAATGATTGAAACTACACGTGAAGCACCTGAAAACTTAGGTACTGCATTAAAAACTGTAGTTGCCAGGTTCCAAGAAATGAAACAGGACCCCACAAAGTTGATTGATTCTGAAGGGGTTATGCTTGATGCTAATAAAGTTGATAAAGCTTTAAAATCTATTGGCGTTAATCTTTTAAATACAAATGGCGAGTTTAGAAAATTAGATGATGTATTCCTTGAGATAGCTGCAAAGTGGGATACGTTATCTATGGGTCAGCAAAGGTATATTGCCACTATGGCCGCAGGTTCTAGACAACAATCACGTTTCATTGCTATGATGAGTAATTATAGTCGTACAATGGAACTTGTTGATGCGGCTTATGATGCTAGTGGGGCTTCACAGAGGCAATTTGAGAAGACTCTTGAAGGATTAGACGCTAAGATTAATAAATTAAAGAACGCCTGGGCTCAATTTGCAATGGGCTTAATGAATAATGAATTATTAAAAGGTGGTATTGATTTATTAACTGGTTTTATTGATAAGGTTAATGATTTAGTTGATATAATAGGTGAAATTCCGCCAGATCCATTTAAGGGAGTTACTAAATCTTTAACCACTTTATTATTAACTTTAAGTGGATTAAGCATTGCACGTACGGCTTTATCTAAAGGGATTGAAAGTGGTGTTGGCTGGTTTAAAAAAGAGATGACTGGAAAAGAGGCCATTACTAATCTTTTCTTTTCTCCTAAAAATGCTATTAAAGAAGCCCAAGCAGAGAAAGTTGCTGCTGAAAAGGCAGGAAAAGAAGCGGGTACAGCTTTTAGTATTGCATATACTAGTGCTCGTGATAATATATTAAAAAATAAACCATTACCTTATAGCCCACAACCGACCTCAACAGATTTAAGTAATAAATTTAGGGCAGCAGCAAATCAAGAGTATGATGAAGATAATCCTTTTCAATTTAGTAAAGAGCAACAAGAATCTTTAAATGAACAAGCTGATTATTTTGAAGAAGACATTCCTAAATACGGACAATCATTAGGTATGTTGGCTAATAAGTTTTATAATGCGGGAGTAGCTTGTCAAGCATTTGGTAACATATTACAAGGCACTCCCTTAGCACCCGTAGGTAAAGCAATTTCTTTATTAGGAATTGGTTTGCAATCTTTTGGAGGTATTGCGGCGAAAGCTGCTAAGATTTACGGAACTTCAATTAAAAAAGCAGGAGTGGATTCTGTAGTAGGCTTTACAGCAATGAAAGCTGGTTTGAAGGGAGTAGCAGTCGCAGCCTGGGAGGCAATTGCTCCATTTTTGCCCCTTATTGCTGTTATCGCAGCCATCGCTGCCATTGGAGCCGTGCTTTATTTTGCATTAACAAAAGATAAGCGTGAGATGGAAGCTCTTGCCAATGCCGCGAAAACTTCTAGTGATGCCTTTGATAATCTTAAAACAGCGACTGAAGAACTGAAGAATTCAATTGAAGAAATTCGTAATGCCGATAGTTTATTTGATGGTCTTGTGGTTGGCACTACAGAGTGGAATCTTGCTCTTGTTGAAGCTAATCAGCAAATTCTTGACTTAATTAAAAAATATCCGATGCTGCAAGATTATATGACCACTGATGCAAATGGTCGTATGTATATTTCTGAAGCGGGTTTTAAAGCTGTACAAGATGAACAAAATAAGTTATTAGGACAAGCACAAGCTTTAGATATATATAATAATGCTTTACATAACGCGGCATTAACAGAACAAGAGAAAGATAAATTATTAAAAGACGAGGGTGTTCATAAAACAAAATCTCGGACAATAAAACATGGACAAGATAGTTATACTATTACTGAAGCACAAGCAGATGAAATAAATTATAATGCACTTTCTGAAGAAGGTAAACGCGAATGGGATAGTATTGAAGCTCGAATTAAAGCTGAATCTGAAGCTGCAAACAAACAAGCGATTCGTGCTGCATTATCAAGCAGTGGAGAATTAAATGATACGGTTTTAAGTCTGTTTAGTCAAAATTTTGATGAAGCCCAAAAAGCTTTCTCTACTTCGGGTGTAGATACCAACGCAATGAAACAAGCATATGCTGATTTCATTGGTGGAGTATTTAATAGCGCAACCGGAAAAATTACTGATTTAAGCGGTGAAGAAGTAGATATAGATAATGATACACTTAAAAAAATGTATCCACAAATTATGGCGCTTCTTCAATTTCAAGAGCAAGCTCCTAAAGTTGAAGGCGCGGTTAAATCTCTTGGAAAATCATTTGATTCAGTTTTTGGGAACACGGAAGGCTCTAATTTTATAAATGATTTATTAAATAATAATTTAGAAATAGACTTATCTCAACTTGAAGAATTTCGTAATATGGAAGTGGATGAAATAGTTGATATATTGGGAGATTCTGGAGATGAATTGGCAAAAGTTATATTACAAAATGAAAATGCTAGTGCAGAAGATTTAGCTAATCAACTAAAAGAAAATGCAGAAAATTTAAAACAGATACAAACAAAAGCTTATGCTGATGCTGCAGTATGGTATGCAAAAAGTAAGGGAATAAAAGCTACACAAGTAGAAAAAATACCTAGGCAATATGCGAATTTAATCACAAAGGGATTAACCGCAGGTAGCGCTGAGGCGGCTAATAGATTTATGGATCAAGTATCACGAAGCTTTGATTCAACCAATGCTATGAGTATGGGTCAAAATCTATTTGATGCTTTACTTGGTGCTCCTGATGAAGCAACACAACAAAAACTTGCAGAATTAATTAATAGTGTTGATTGGACAAGCGCTATTGAACGTGGTCAATTTTATGAAACTTATGCAGAAGGAACAGAAGCTTTTGAGGAACTTAATAATAAACAAAAGGAATTTATTACAGGACAAAAGCGAGTAGATAAGTCACTTAATTTAACAGGAAAGCAATTCGAAGAACTTGTACAATCTTCTGACTTCCTTGAAATTTTAACTGATAAGTGGAAAGATTTTGCTGACGAATCTGGAAAGATTGATGCTAGTGGCATTGAAGAAATGGCCAAAGAGTGCGGTACATTACAAAAAATACTGGAATTAGATGGCTTTGAAGCTGAAAATTTAGCGACTGCACTTAATTATTTCCAAGAAACGGGAAGCTTTGATGGTATTAATAGTGCTACTTTGGCCGCGATGAAGCATTTTAATGCTTTAGATAATCTGGTGGCTCAAGTAAAAAAAGACCTAGATAATTTTGACGAAGGTCAAGATTATAGCGAAGGCATCGAAGCTTATCGCGAACGAATGGGTACTATCAAAGAAAATTATGAAAAGGGATATTATAGTAATGAAACCGCTTTAAATGCAATAAAAAATTTATTTAGTGAAGAATTTTATTATACAAAGGTAAAAGAATTTGGTAGTAATAAAGAACTCGAAAAATATTTAATTAATAACGCTGCACCATTATTAACCGATAGTTTACAAGATACTGCCTTAATGGCAATAAACAATATGGCTCGTGGTCTCGACATTCTTGGCGAGCAAATGACCATTAATGATGAAAGACTAAAAGTATTTTATGGAGATAGTGGTCTTGAATTTGATATTGGTAATATGACTTATGAAGAAGTCGTAGCAGAAATGGCCACGCGACTTCATGTAAGTGAAGAACTTGCCAGAGGTATTCTTGAGGGGTTAATTGGCCAAGACTGGGGTATTGTTGGAGACAATCTTGCTGAAGACCTTATGAAAAATGGTCGCGAAGCAGGTATTAGTGAATTCGCTCGAATTCAGACAACCGAAACTACTGGTTTTGATATTGATGAAGGTCAAGCAGTCGCTATTAGTCAAAGTACATTTGATGCTTTAAAAACTACTGGTGGCTATATAGAACAATATGGCGAAGAGGCAGCGGCTCAATTACAAACTGACTTAACTAATGCTTTTGGTAAAACTGTTCAAGTTTTTGATGATATTACTGATAATTTAGATAGTTATTTGGCTGCGAAATATGGAGCAAATACAGAGAATGAGGGTAGTTTAAGAAGCGCTGGACTTGACTTGTTTGATGCTAAAAATAACGTTGGTAATTTTACCAAAGTAATTCAACAATTACAAGCTGACGGATATAACTATCAAAAAGCAGTAGAATTAGCATATAAACAAGCTAAAGAACTAGATTTAAAATCTTTGCTAATTGATGGCAAAGAAATGGACATTTCTGATGTATTAAATGCTACTGAATTTAACGATGCCATTGAAGAATTCAAGGAAGCAAGTAAATGGGAAGAAGTCGGTAATATTATTGCTGATGCAATTGTTACAGCATTTGAAGATGCAGGTATTATTGGAAATACTCCTAAAGAAGAGGCTAATCCTGAAAAAATTACAGGGGCTGCTGATTTAATTGCCGTAAAAGCTAATATAGAAGTTCAAAAAAATACTCTTGAGCAAGAATTAAAAAACGCTAATCAAGAAGTTATCGATTTGCAGAAAGAAATAACAAAATTATCACAGATTGATCCCAATAATCCAGAACTTCCTATGCTTCAAGAACAACTTGCAGAAGCCCAAAAAAAAGCTAGTAATGTTACCGCTGAATTACAAGGGGTTAATGATCAATTAAATAGTATAAATAATAAGAATGTCAATATTAAATTTACTAGTACAATTAATGGTGTAGCTTCAAGTATATCAAATATTGCTGCAAACGTTGCAAATATTGTGGCTCATAGTAGTGCTAAAGGTAGTAATAATTACATTTCATCATCTGGTTTCTATGCTGGTTCATCTGCACGTGGTCGTTATGGTACAGTTGGTCCCAAGAATAAAGGAGGATTAACTCTTACTGGTGAGAAGGGGTTTGAAATTGCTTGGTTACCAAGTGAAAATCGCTCTATGATTCTCGGTGCACATGGACCACAGATGCTTAATTTGCCTAGCGATGCCGTTGTATACTCTCATGAGCAATCTAAAGACATCATTAAGCAGAAATCTATTCCTGCCGGTTCTCATGCTGGTCATTATGATTATTCAAGCGGCTCATCTGGTGGTTCTAGAGGCTCTAGTTCTGGAAGTAGCTCGGGGTCAAAATCTTCTTCAAGTGATAAAGAAAAAGACCCTAAACACTCAAATTGGTACAAAGAAGAAGTTCGTCGCTTCAATCTTAATCAGTCAATTAATCAATTAACTGAAAAGATTGAAAAAATCACCAAATCAATTAGCGACACACTTGCAAAGCTTGGCGTTAAGTACTCTGATATTTCTAAAGATGTAGAAAAACAAACTCAACTGCTTCATCAAACCATCGCACAGCAACAACAACTTCGTGACTCTTACAAGGCTGAACTCGAATGGCTCGCTAATGGCAATCGTCAATTGTGGGTTAGCCTTACGAATGCAAGTAATGAATCTGAAGAAATTTCAGTTGGTACTTCGCAATTTATTAGCGGAAATGCAGATACAGGTTACTCAGTAAGCTATGATGCTATTGTTAAATACTTACAAGCCAATGGATATGGTGGAGAGAATTTAACTGCTAATGCAGAGTCTTTATTCAACTTATTAAATCAACAAATTTCAAATTTACAGTCCAGTTTTAACTCTGCGGCCAAAGCAATAGAAGATGCTCAACAAAAACTTAAAGACTTAGTTAATCAAGTTAGAGAGGCCTTCTATGGTTGGGAGAATGAACTTACAAGAGTTTATGACCTGTCTAAACAACTTGAATTAAATGAAGCAATGAATGGTCGCTTTACGTCAGAAATTGGCTTGCTCTTGTCTTCAGTGAATACTCAGTTCGAAGATATGGCGACTGTGCTTGACCATTTAAATAATGCTCAACAAGGTAGCATAGAATTAACCAAGCAAAGACTTGAACTATTATATGCAATGATTCAAGCTAGACAGGAAGAGATTGAAGCTTTAATGGATGGCGGCTCAGCAGAAAAAGAACGTTATGAAGCTATTAAGGCTGAGAATGAAGCCGCACTGAAAAATGGACAGGCGCTTACTGCTGAAATGCTCGCACGCGAGGCCGCGGCGTATGACGAATATGCAAGGGCGGCCTGGGGTCAATTGTATGTGACTTCTACACAAAATGCAGATGGAAGTTATACTTTTGATTTCAATGAAGAGCAACTTGAAGCAGATAGGTTAGCTGGAAAAATTAGTGAAGATACATATAACGCTATTAAAGATGGTTTTGATAATCTTGTTGAGGGTCAAATTGATTATCACGAAGCAATTAGTGAAGTTCAGGATTATTTAAAAGAATTAGGTGAGCAATTAGACGATTATTATAAGACTATGGCTGACCTTGAAAACGACCTTATTGATGCTTTTGTTGATGCAGCACAGAAAGAGGTCAGCAAATTAGAATCATTAAATTCTTCACTTACTAACGCGGCCAAGTCAGTACTTGAACAAGTTAAAAAGAGTATTGATGCAAGACGCAAAGCAGAAGACAATGCAAAAACCGAAGCTGATATCGCACGAAAACAAGAACGACTTTCTATATTGCGTGCAAATACTGGTGGTGGCAACCAAGTTGAAATTGCTCAATTAGAAAAAGAAATTGGCGATGCTCAACGTTCCTATGGTCGTACACTTGAAGACCAAATGCTTGCGCAAATGCAGACGCAGGCTGATGAAGCTTCGAAACAACGTCAACAGCAAATCGACCTCGCAAAACAACAGATTGAATATAATAAGCAAGCTGGTGTTTATGCTGCGATGGCTGATGAGTTACTTGATGATATTAAGGCTAACGCAACTCAAATCGCTTTGCTTTTAGATGAAACTAAAGAGCTGGGTCGTGGCAAATGGGAACAATTAATTGATAAGAATGAAATTGAAAGACAGATTATCGAAGCTGGTAATGCAAGTGCTGCAATTCCTTATTTAGAAGAGGCTATTAGTCAACAACAAGATTTATACAACGCCTTAATTCAACTTGACCAAGATATGATGGAAGTAGTAGGCACTACTATTGGTCAAGGTCAAAACAATCCCAATACACCAGGCGTATATAATCCAACTAATGATGGTATTCCAACTACTGGTTCTGCTGGCTCTGGTTCGTCTGGAGGTTCATCAGGTGGAAGTTCTGGTGGTGGAGCTGCGAATACTAGTCCGAATGCTCATGGAAGGCTTGCTGGTGTGCCGGCCGCGCATCAAAATACTTTCAGTTCTGCTCAAAAGAAAGCTTTGCAACAAGGCTTAAATGACTTAAAAAAGGATAAGTTAATTGGTAATTTTGGTGCGGATTTGGTGATTGATGGAATAATTGGTCCAAAGACAACTGCAGCGATTGTACAGTTACAAAAAGCCGTAGGAACAACACAAGATGGCATTTGGGGACCTAATACAGGAAATGCAACACATAAAAAGTTTCCAAAATATGCGCGCGGTGGTTTGAATAAGACAACCGGACCCGCTTGGCTTGATGGTACGAGAGCTAAACCTGAACTTGTATTAAATGCTCAAGATACAAAGAACTTTATTGCATTAAAAGATATACTTTCTGGTGTTATGCGTACGATTTCTCATACTGATACATCAAATATATATAATTCACCAACTGAATTTAATATAAATGTAAATGTTGAAAAGATTGCAAGTGATTATGACGTTGATAGATTAACTGCAAGAATTAAACGAGATATTGTAAAAGATGCAACTTATAGAAACGTAACTGCAGTTCGGAACTTTAGATAAAATAAAAAGAGGAGTCAATTATGACTCCTCTTTTAAATTAATTTATTAAGAAAAGAAGGGCATGAGAGCATCTAAGTCGCCAGTAGTAACTTCGATTCCTTCACCAAGGTCTTCAATTGTAAGGTTATAGTTTTCAATTTCAATCTCTAAATTATGAAGCTCTTCTAATTTCTGATTACACTCTACAACCATGCCATCTTTAATTAAAATTTGAGTACCTTCATCATTATATACTAAATTTCCATTTTCATCTTTCTTTGCATAAGTATCAATGATTTCTTGGAACTTCTCTCCATAGTATTGAGTTTCTGCTTCTACTGCTTTTTTAATCTTTGTTAATTTATATGCGGCCTTCAGAGGAAGCTTGATTCCGTTAAAGAAATTATATGCCTGTCTGAAGTCTAACGCTTGCTGCATTGTAATAGTAACCATTTATTTCCTCCAATTATTCCCAGTTGAATACTTCAACTTTTTTCTTATATGTATCTGCGACGTATTTTCCTAATCCTATTGCATCAGCAACATCATCAGAAACGGTTACGTCAAACCATTCTTTGACTAAGTTTTGCATAGAACGTTTTTTATCTGCGCGAGTGCGGCCTTTGACTTTACAATGCGCCCGCCATGTTGCTGGCGCGCACACTACAGTATCAATTCCATTTTCTTTACACGCCACAAGCAACGCACCTTGAAGTCGCGCGAGTGTACGATAGGTAGTAACACCAACAATTTTATTATCAAATTGTTGTAGTTGAATATCTTCCATTCCGACTATATCAATTTTTTCTTTCATTATAAATTGTATAAGCCAATCTTTAATTTGCACGTCTCGTGCGATTTCATCATCGGCATCTGCTTCAAACGTTCCTGCACTTATTAATTCATTACCATCAAAAATTGAGTAGCCTGTTATATGTGTGGCCTGGTCTAAACCCAATGTACGTTGCACATCTTTCTTTTTAGAAGGTAAAGATTCATCAAAATTATAATATTTATTTTTCTTACAAAGTGGACATTCCCATTTATCTCTTACTTTTTTATAAGGAAGATAAACTCTATGCCCCTCTTCACATTCAAAAACTAAATCAGTATCTAAATTTTTATATTCTTCAGATATTAATTTCCAATTGTGTTCTACCGCCGCCTTTCGTATATCATCTATTCGAATTTTAGACACTTACTTTCCCGTATGTCCAAAACCGCCTTCACGGTTGACTCCGATATTTTCTACAGATGCGACTTCAACTAAATGCGCTTGCGGTACTTTAACTAATCTCATCTGTGCAATTCTATCTCCTTTGGAAATTGTATAAGCACTTCCATGGAGTATTGATTTGATATGAATTTCTCCATTAGTATCAAATTCATATTCTATATCTTTGAAAGGTGGCTCAATATTTTCAACGATTACGCCGATTTCATCTCTATAGCCAGAATCGATAAGGCCTGGTGTATTGGCTACACGCAATTTGGTTTTTGCACTAAGACCAGACCTGGGCTGAATAAGTATTGCATATCCTTCCGGAATTGCCATTTTAATCCCCGTAGGAATTATTACTGTTTTACCTGGGTCAATAGTATAGTCTTCAGTAGAATATATATCCATGCCTGCGTCACCATGACGTGCGTAGCCTGGAGTTATTGTTGCATCACTTTTCTCAAAGGGAATTGTAACAATTTCATTTACACCCAGCCTTGATTTTATATGGTCGCCCATTTGAATTAAGATTCTATGTAAAAAGGCTTTCTTAATATCACTTAATTCTTCAATTGAATTTATTATATAAAAGAACTTATCTATTTCTTCATCAACAGAATCGATTGTTAATCCATTTTGAATCATTGTCGTTGTAATAAGTTCATCAAAATCTTGTGTTTGTAATGCACCTGTAAAAGCTTGAGCAAGCGAATCTTGTAATAAATCAAATTGTTCATCTTCCATCATAAAGAGAGTTCCAATTACATCCGCTCCACCAATCATATCTAAAAAGTCGGGATTACTTTCTACCAATTGCTTAAGTTCATCTGCAATCTGTGGATTTTCTTCTGCAAGTTTATCAAGTAAGTGCGCGCCGACCAGTTCTAAGTTATAATCATTCGGCATCCCAAATACCTCCAAAAATCTTTGTTATATATATCATAACATCTTCTCCTAAATTATTATTTTTATCAAGAATAAGCAATGGAATACCTTTTTGTTTGCAATATTCCTTTTTCATATTATCATGCTTTTGAAGTCGTTCAAAGCCTTCTTGGCCTCCCCATCCATTAATGGGTTCAAAATGTTGCTTACCTTGATACTCAATAAGTCCTTTTAATTGATTTTTTTCATCATAAATACCAAAGTCAAAACGTAATTTATGTTTTGTATCACTTATTAAGTCAAAAAAGCTTACTTCGCGACTATAATTTACATTATTATTATTTAAAATAGCAGCAATTTCTTCTTCATACCAAGATTTTAAACAGCCACATGATTTTGTATTTCCATTACGAAGCATTTGACCACTTACTTCTTTTAAATTACCACATTTACATTTACAAAGCCAAATTGCTTCTGGTGATTTTTTAACTAATGATAAAACAGTAAGATATCCATATTGATGTCCAGTCTCATCTTTGAATTGTAAATTAGAAGCTTGTTCTGCACTATAACATCCACATGAAACAATTTTTCCACTACGTAAATCAGCACCTCTTACGTCACATTCATTACCACAAGAACAGTGGCAATGCCATAACACTTTATTATCATTTTTTTTATACGGTGCGCGGTATAAAACGGTTAAACGTCCATATTGATTTCCTGTTTCATCTTTAAAAACTCCACTACGTTGATAGCGAAGCTTACATCCCCGGCCGCAACTTGTAATTTTTCCTTCTCGTAAATCCGAACCGCGAACTATTTTTGTATTCCCGCATTCGCACTTACATAGCCATGCCGCCCGGTTATTTTTATCTCTTGTGGGTTCAATAACAGTTAATAAACCATACTTATTGCCCGTTTCATCAATTAGTTTTTGCATTTATTTTACTCCCAAAAAGTTGAAATTTCCTTTACAACTTTAAGTAGAAAACCACTATCAATGACTTCACCTTTTTGCTTCTTTTCTTTTAAAGTATATCCACTGGATTTTAATACATATCCTTTATTATGAGCATCTTGTCTAAATTGTTCCATTACTTCTTTTGCTTCTTGCTCAGTGTCTACACGATATTCTTCAATTTGTCTGATTAACTTCATTTTTCCTTCTTCTCCTCTAAACAAATTAATTCTTTTGCCCAAGGAAGAGATTCAATCCATTGACAGAATTCTCTCCACTCAGTTAATTTATGATTGCGCCTTGCAAAATATATATTTCTTAAAACAGCATAGTTTGCTGTCCAAGTACGAGTTTGATTATATGATTCAGGCAACAATTGTATAAGTGCGCGCCAGTAAGTTTTATCTTTTGTTTCGATATATTTTTGTCTTAAAAACTCACAATCTCTTATAATATTCTGTATCATAGGATAGCTATGAAATTCTTTATCAAAACTAAAGTCGTTAATTTCAATTGGTCGCGAGCTTAACTTATGCATTGTACTAGTAGAATTAGCTACGGTCCCTACTTTGTAAGTATCCATTTCTTTCCCTTTAAGTGGACTATCTTTTACTATATTTTAAAATATAGGATACCATTTCGGTTTTCAGATGCTTCGTTACCTAAAACATCGCTACGTATCAATAGTAGCCCTACTCCCCGGCCCAGAAGGCTTTGGGGATAGTCTCTACAGGTTCATAAATTATAACAAATCACTTATAGTATATTGTTGAGTATATGGAATAACAATTAATCGAATGTTGTGTTTTTTACAATATTCTTGTTTTATTTTGTCATGCTCTTGTAATGTATCAAAACCTTTTTCCCAACTACCTAATGGTTGGATATAATGTTGCTCGCCATTGTATTCTATTAAATGTGATAAAATATGATTTGAATCAAAAATTGCGAAATCAAATCGTAAATGGCCACCATTTATACCAATTAAGTCAGGAAAAGTGTATTGAGTTGCAAACTCTATATGGTTTTGTGTTAATAATTGTGCAATATTTTGCTCATTTAAAGAATGAACACAACCACATCCTTGCACATATCCTGCTCGAATTGAAGAGCCTCGTGTAATAAAAGTATTACCGCATCTTTTACATAAACAGTTCCATAAGGCAGCACCCTGGTTATCAGAACCCGCGCGCGATAAAACTTTTAAATATTCAGATTCATAGCCAACCATATCTTTTACATTCAATGATGCTTTTTCTTTTATTAAGCATCCACATGATTTAGTATGTCCGCTATTCAAATTTCGAGTATCTACATCAATTTCATTTCCACATTTACATTTGCAATGCCATTTTCCACCTTTTATATAGTACATTGGCGTTAAGTAACCAAACTGTTTATTAGTTAAGTCAACCCTAGGTTTTGATTGTCTTGTTTGTTTTTCCATTGTTAATCACCTCTTTTTCTCTTCTATATATAAGTGAAAAAGAGTATCAAACACTATAAGAATTTGAAACCTTTTATGTTTCCCACGGGATTCTTAAGGTAAGTTCCCCGTTAGCTATACCCTTCGGTATAACCCCCATCGATAAATGGGAAAAGTATTTCATTGGCAGAAAGAAACTACCAATATAATGGCGCAGTAATATCTACTGAAATAAAAATTTGCCTTATAAACTTTGCTTCATCTGTGCCAGCGCGTACAAGACTTTGAGCAAGTTTCAAGTCTTTCGGTCCAAAATAAAATCTATGCTCATATGGCCCATCTTTATCCAATAAAGATGAACTCCAAAGCCATTCTTCAATTTCTTTTTCTGCTTTTAGCCATTGTTTGCGGTCAGCTTCTGATTCTATATCTTCTAAGAAATCATACCCCAAATAATTCATCCAGGCATCAGTAGAATCAAATAAGCGCATTGCACAATATTCATCGTCGCAATCTCCTAATCCATAACGACTATCAGATTGCTTCCATGACTCTAACGGATTGCGCATGCCTCTAATTGCATTTTCAAAATTAGATACACATTGATTATCAATCTTAATCATATAAACTCCTTTCCATTTTCATTTTCTATATATATTATATCATAAAAAATTTTTTTTTGCAAATTTTCACAAAAGAAAAAGTCAGAAAAAATTTCTGACTTAATTCTTGCTATTTTTGAGTCCTTCAGCATAACCCATTGCATGCTGACGTCTCATTTCTTCTTGTATATTGTTGTAAATATCTGGAAAACAGCTACCTATAATAAATTCAAATGAAACTTCATCACTATCTTGAAAATTCATTTGTCTTAATTGTTTCATTATTTTCTTAAGTTTTCCATAAGTAACAGTAATCTTATCCATCTTGTTCTACCCAATTATTATTTATTTTTGTCCATATTCTTTGGTTAGAGCTACCGCGCAATTTTAAACTTAAATCTTTTAATTTTTCATCAAAAGGTCCATCAATTACATAATCTACCTTAGAAAGAATAGAATTGACATGCTCATCGTTTAAGTCTATAAGGTCGAATAAGAAAAATCCAGTCCACAAAAATATTTTAATATCAGGATAAGCTACGCGTACCGCAGATATAACTTCATCAGTCATTTCTAAATTCCGCATAGACATCGGCTCCCCACCAAGTACTGAAAAGTTTCTTTGAATATTATTTGCGCTAATTAGTTTTATAATTTCCCATTTTATGTCTGATGTATACTCGCGGCCGCCTGCAAAATCCCACGTTTCAGGATTAAAACATCCTTCGCATCGGTGTGGGCAGCCTTGCACGAAGAAGGAGACGCAAACTCCTTCTCCGTTTACTACATCATTAGCAAGTATTGTATTATATCTCACCAGGTTAACCTCTCAATTATTAATGCGCCCATAGAATTACCACATACGACTTCAATAAATTTGCATACGTTTTCAAAAGAAGGCGCATACAGTAAATATGGAAAATCAGCTATACAGTGTTCGGCACCTGTTAAAATAAAAATCATTATTGCAAAAATTGTTAAAATCTTAACTTTATTTTTAACCGCAAAATGAATTAATGCGCCGCAGAAGCATGCATTTATAAATAGGGTAAGATAGCCTTTAGCAAATTTTATACTGGCCGCATTAGCAATAACGGTATTAAAATCTGGATTGGCCGCACCATATAGGAAAACTGTAATTGCAATACCAATACAATTAAAAATTAATATGGGAATTAACATAGGCATTAAATCTTCTTCTAAAAAGCCAATTTTACCTGTATAGAGTAAAAGTTGCATTTCAATTATTGTAAGTAAGCCAAAGCTAAAGAGTAGTGCCCCTACAACTTTATCGTTAGATTGAAGATTTATAATAACTCCGAATCCAATTAATATGCCTGCTAAAATAGATTTTTGAAATACTTCTGTTAGTTTCATAACTTCCTCGAATGTTTATATCTGTCTTCAACCTCTTTTTGTTTTCCATAATTAAATGCTGTTGTATAATTGCCCGTTAAATATCCCGTAACTCTTCTAAGTCTTTGTATATTTGTTGAGCCACATTCTGGGCATTCATTTGCAATTTCTCCTGTCCAACCACACTCAAGACAAGTATCATTAGGCACATTAATTGCAAAGTATGGTATATCTTTTTCCATCGCATAAGTAACTATCTGCTCCAGGGCCGAAAGATTTTTAAGTATCGCACCCTCTAATTCAACATAAGTAATACAACCAGCACTTGAATAACCAGTTAATTGGCTTTCAATATCTATTTTATCAAAAGGAGAAATTTCTTTCCAAACTGGGACATGCATTGAATTGGTAAAATACTCACGGTCGCTTATATTGGGGATGTTTCCATATTTTGCTTTAAATTTTTTCATTGCCGTATAGCATAAATTTTCTGCGGGCGTATAATATACGCCGAAGTTTAATTTATAACGTTGTTTAAATTCTGCACATCTATCTTTAAATAACTGTTCAATGCGCTTTGCAAGTTCCATTCCTTTTTCAGTTGTATGGTCACAGCCAATTAATATTTGTAATGTTTCCGCTAAACCTAATTGGCCAATAACAATTGTACCATGTTTAAGTGCGGAGCGAATTCCCTCTTCGGGAATATATCCCTCCATTGTACCATTTTCATACATGAATTTAGCAGACTCAGGATTTTGAGAACAAATATATTCAAAGCGTTCAAGTAACATATCTTTCGCTTCAAAGATTTTCTCGTCAAGTAAATCCATAAAAGCTTCAACTATATCATCATCTTCATGGAGTGATTCCTTAGCCTCCATCGCAAGCGTAGGAAGGATTATAGTTACTGGACAAATATTTCCACGGCCATCTTTAAGTTGACCAAAGCCATTAATATCAAAGCCATTTGCCGTGCGGCATCCCATTGTACTGAAGTAGGTCTTTGGGTCATTTCTATCGTATCCCGCATTACCACTCCAATCTACGTTAGCATAATTTGGATATAAACGCTTTGCGGTTGATTCAAGAGCCAGTTGGAATAAGTCATAATTCGGCGTGCCGGGCTTATCATTAACTCCTTTCATATATTGGAAAATTCCACAAGGAAAAATTGGAGTTTTATGAAGTTTGCCGACGCCTTTAATTGAGCCTTGAAGTAAAGCTCTAATAATCATGCGGCCTTCAGGTAGTGTACAAGTACCGTAATTAATTGAAGTGAAGGGAAGTTGATTACCGCTTCTACTCTGAAGAGTATTAAGGTTATGATACATGCCTTCTACCGCTTGTTGAATTTCTTTAATTGTCATATCCATTGCATATCTGTATGCAGCAGGATGAGATTTATAAACTTCATCTTCAATTGATATAGGTTCGCCATCAAAATGATGTTCTTCTAAATATTTAACCCCATCTTTAAAATGTTTTAAGAAAGACTTACGCACATAAGGAACCATTGTCCAATCTAAATGGCTTGCGCTTACTCCACCAAACTGTTGTAAAGATTGCAATTGGAATAATACAGCCACTAATTGGAATGCAGTATTAACTGAATTAGCTGGGCGCACATCAGTTTGTCTTGTATTAAATCCCTCTGCTAATAATTTATCAAAAGGAATGGTAAGACAATTATGCATACCTAAAATATAACTGTCTAAATCATGAATATAAATTTCATTATTTAAGTGATTGTTACGAGCCATTTCGGAAACTAAGTTATCAAGGGCATATTGCTTAAAGATAACTGAATCAGCTTCACCTCTGCGGCCGCCGAATGAATATTCATCAACATTCGCATTCTGATTTTGTACATCACTTGCCGCGAGTTTAACTGCGACTTGATTCATCATTTGCGTATTCCAATTACGGATACGAGTTCTTTCGATACGATAAGCAATATATGCTCTTGCTACATCTTTTCTTTTGGTTGACATTAAACCTTGTTCTACAAGGTCTTGAATTTCTTCTACAGTTAAGATTTTGTTTTTACTTTTATTTTCGATAAAAGTAGCGATATTGTTTGCTTTCTCTAAAGCATAATCACTTGCAGTTCCGTCTACTTCTTTGAAAGCTTTTAAGATGGCATCAACGATTTTAATTCTATTAAATTCAACTAATCTACCATCTCTTTTTTTAATGTATTGCATTAAAGCGTCCTCCTAAGTATTTAAATATTTTAAGGATTACTCTTCTTTTCCACAGTAAACGCAAACTCCATTTTCAAATTTATGAGCACACATTTGTCTCAATTCTTCATTTTCTTTCAAATAAGCTTCAATTTCAGGTTGAAGAATAAAAACCGTAGGATCGAGTAATTTCTCAATCATATGGTTATTGAAAGTAATTTTTTCTTTAATTTCTTCTGGCTTCATTTGCTATCTCCTTTATAGGTTTATAAAATAGAGTAAATAGTTCATAGTTATTAAGGCGCACAAATTGAAAAGTTTCTTGGATAAATTGTTTATCTACTTTTAAACCAGTATGACGTGGTTTTTTAATTAAGTAATTATAGTAGTTATAAAGTGTTTCGTAAGGTATAACTCTTTCAACCCTATCTCGTTTGTGAAGTAGATTGATTAAAAAAGCTATATACTGTTGAATAATCCAAGTAACATCTGCCCATCGTTTATCTATGAAAAAGGTGTCATCATAAATAAGTGGGATTTGCGCCTTATAGGTACATAAAATTGCGGAATTCCGCATTATAGATACTATATCTTGTGTTATGAATTTTTCATATGTTGTATTTGCGGTAACGTTAAGCGTTGTCTGCGGCAGACGGGTTGAGTTTTTGGTAATTGTTGCAATTTCTTCTAAACTTTCTTGACAAGGTATTCCATTATATTGAAGAGAATAGAATTGATTAATTGCAAGAAACCTGAGCCAACTTATGTATCTGTCTTCGGTTTCTACTTGAATTGGATATTTTGTGCCTATCCGTTGAAGCGGTGCCGGAAGTAATCCTTCTAGTAGTTCTTGAATTATCTGTTGTGAATCAGCTATATTTTCAAGGTTATCGTCATGAAAAATTAAACCACTATGACCCTTATCATTTGGAAGTTGTTTAGAGAAGTTTGACCAGATTGCGCGGCCATCCAATGAAAGCCGTAAATGTATGGCGTTCCGCATTGTGTGAAAAGCTTTACTATCGTTTTGAGTAAATTTATAAGTTGTTTTTATATTATTATAGATGCTTATATCTGGTCTACATTCTTCTATTTCTAAAGCCATTGGCTTATATATCGGCCCATTAAAGGCTTTACCACCGAACTCAACATGTTTATAATATGGATAGTTTACATTGGGATTAAAATAGTCCTGTCTTACGATAAAATGACTATATTTTTGTGGTATAAAATCTTGAGTTAGACTAACTATTTCTCGTTTATTTTTATAATATGTAGCTAACTTCATTAGTTCTAAGTTGAGGAATGGGAATCTGTCGTAAAGCGGCAAATCCCCATCATATAAACCATAACTCATGCACTCGCGCGCTCCTGTTGTGTTTTTATATACCCGCTATCATCAATTGAAGTTATTAATTCAACCAAATGATATGGAGTATTCTTATATTTTTTACATATAAAATCATTATCTCTTTTAATTCCAGTTACGATGATTTTATTACCACGACTAAGCCAAGACTTTTCTGTGACGTGCTTCTTACCATCCGCGCCACGTTCAGATAATTGTTTATCATAATGAGTGAACGCGTCTCCAAAGATTTTAACAGTTACTACACTATCTGTGGTTAATAATGTTACTGTCTTTTTATTTTTATCCTTATCCAAAACCGTTCCCGCAATACGATAGATTTTATATAATGGAATCTTTTGACCAGTTTGTTTTGAAGTAAACTCATAATTAACTGTTGGCTCATCAGATAACTTTGAGAAATCAGAAAAACCATAAATTATATTTTTTACTTTTGTCATTTCATGGTCATGAATATAACAAGAAATTGAATCCATTTCCCATTTACTTATTGTACCTAAACAATATTTTTCCCAAGTCTCATTATATAATCTTTCGTTAACACTATTTAATAAATCTGTATTATACTTTTGAATATATGGACGGATTATATCCATTTGCTTTTTATATAAATTATCCCATTTAGTTTGTTTAATTAAAAACAAAATATTATCTTGATTATATGGAGTTAAATAATCTATATCAAAATTATTACTATAAAAAGTAAATGCGGCCAAGTCTAATCCATATGAATCATTTATCTTAAACTTTTTAAGATACTTATTAAAATTATAAACTCTACATTGAAAATCATAATTGTTTGGAATTAAATTAAAATCAATTAACATTTTCATATTCTGTAAAGTAATACGCTTCTTTTTATCTGCAATTAGATTTATGTAAGTTTTCATTGCTTTTAAGCGGTCGCCGCCATATAACGTATCAAATGCTCCAGACTTAATTAAATTAATCATCTGCGGCTTATTAATTTTAACTTTATTTAAAAAGTTCTCAATTGATTCATACGGACGATTATTTATAATTTCTTTAACTAAATCTTCACCGACTCTTGTAATACCACTTAATCCATAAATAATTAAATTATTCTCTACATCTGGTGAAAATGTATATGAAGATTTATTTATATCAGTTGCGATTATTTTGATTCCTGCACTTTTCATTTTACCAATAGCTGTTGCAATTTTTCCATAGTTTACAGTTCTATTGGTTTTCTTTTTAGAAGTGGTTGTCTCATTTCCTTCTTCTTCTTCGTTTTCTTCTTCATCTTCTTCTTCTACTTCTTCAAAATTTCCTATATTATCATTATAAATTTCTTCAACAGTATTGCTTGATTCTTCTTCTTCGGACTCTTTTTCTGCACCGCCGCTATCAGTTATTAAACAAGCGCAATCCCAAAGAATTAACGGATATCTATATGCAAGATTAAGTTCTTGAAGTCCAATTAATGAATATGCTAACGTATGAGATAAGTTAAAACCATAACCTTTACTCATTGCAATTAATATATTCCAAGTATAATCACAAAGTTTTTCATCTAAACCTTTTTCTTTAATTGTCTTAAAATATTCTTCAGTTAATTTATCATATTCTGCGGGATTTTTCTTTGCAATTGACTTTCTTAACTTATCTGCCCAAGTTAGATTAAAACCACCAAGTTCTGGAAGCTGAACCAATTGCATGAATTGTTCTTGTGCAATACACAATCCATATGAAACTCCTAAAACTGGTTCAAGAATTTTCTTTGCTTCTTCACCGAGTCCATATTTTTGAAGTTCTCTATCCCAATCACCTGGATGCGCTTTAAATCTTGCAAGTTTATTAACTGGCATTTCTCCGCCTTTTTCAGTTGCCATTAACCTAATCGCAGAATTAAGAATTGCTAAGTCGTCTACTGAAGTCGGTTTCATCGCTGCAATTCCACTAATACCAGATTGCTTTTCCATTTGGAATAAACTTTGAACTTTATGCTCCCAACACATTTTCCACATTTCGGGAGCTTCACGTTCTAATTTATAAATTCCAATGATTTTTTCATAAGTTTCTCTTAAAGTATTCTCTCTTTGCTCATATCCATAATCACAAATTAAATCAAGACAATTATGAATTTTATCTAATGCTTCAACTGAAAGAATATCGTATTTAATTAATCCAGTATCCTCTGCGGCATGGAGGTCGAATTGAGTTATAATTTCTCCACTTGGAGCCCGCATTAATGCGGTCGAGTTTGTAAAAGGTTCATCTACAAAAATAACTCCACCTGCATGAATACCACAGCCATTTATTAATCCTTCAATTCCTTGTGCAACCTTCCATAGTTCAGGATAATTTTCCTCCATTTCAATTCTAAATTGCTTTGAAGCACTTATTCCGTTTTCAGAATCACCATAAAAAGTTTGTTTCAGAGTTCTTAATTGTCCTCTATCCGCCTCAATAAATGAAGATAAATATTGCGCCGTATCAACATCGATTCCTAAACCACGCGCCGCGGTAAGAATTGCTGATTTTGACTTCTCGGTTTTTAAAGTTAATACATTCGCAACTCTATCTTCTCCATAAATACGACGAAAGTTCTTTAAAACTTCTGCTCTGCGGCCGCCTTCAATATCAATATCTACATCTAGAACAGATACACGCTCTGGATTCAAGAATCTCCAGCGCTTTGTCTGGCTCTTTTCTCTTAACGGATTAATCTGTGTTATACCTAACAAATATAATAAGATAAATCCTACACCAGACCCACGGCCGCATCCTACTAATGTTCCTGCATCCCAACATGAGTCAATTATATTTTGAAGATTTAAGAAATATGCACTCCATCTACTTCCATTTACTTCAGAACTAATCCATGTATCTTCAAGACACGCGTTGACCTCATCATATACTTCTTTATTTTGAAGGTCAGGAGAATCATAAATTCTATCTACTATTGCATGAGCTAAATGTTTATCTGATTCGTAAGAAGAATTTACAAACTTTTCTAACATAGGGATTCGTTCAAACCAAATACCATTTGCTAAGTGATTATAACTTTTCCAATTTAATCTCGGAATCTTTAATGGCTTCATTAAAGAATAATCTTGACATTTATCTTTAATCTCTAAAATTGTCCTATATGCTTTTTGAAGAACTTCCTCTCCCATTTCTTTTAACATATAAGATTCAATTTCTTCTGTATTCATAAGATAAGTTGTGGCATAGAAATCATCAACTTCTCTATCACCCTGTTGTGAATTAAGAAAAGCTTTATGAATTGGTCTATCTTCTTTCTTCAAATAATGTGCGTCATTTGTAATTATATATTTTATTCCCAATTCTTCACTTAATTCAACTAATTTATGATTTACATAAATCTGGTCTTTATTAAACGATGGTTGCATTTCAAAATAGAAATCTTCTTTACCGAAAATTCCTTGCAACTGTAAAATCCATCTTTTAATTAAATCCATTGATGGCGCGCTATTATCTCTATTTCTAATTAACTGAGTCGGTAAACATCCACCCAAACATGCGGTTGAACCTATTACATGACCTGGATTTTTACCAATTACTTCAATTAAATCATTATAATAAGTTGGAACTCTTCTCATGCGGCGCGCGACATAACTCCTCATCCATGCACGAGTTGAAATCTCACGGATTTGCTTATGTCCAATTTCATCTTTAGCAAGTAAAATAAAATGGAAATATCTATCTTTATCTTTATCAAAATTATCTGAATTCAATCCATTTCTTACAAGATAAATCTCATTTCCAAGAATTACTTTAAAATTCGGATTTTTCTCTTTAATTTTCTTATAATATTTTTCTGCACGAATATGTGATGCGATTGTGTCGTGCTCGGTAATCGCTACTACTTCTTGTCCAAGTTCGACGGCATAGTCAACTAGAGACTCAACTGTATTAATTGAGTCCCTAAGACGAAAATTACTAAAGTCTGTGTGATTATGCAGCGAACCTGGAAATTTTAATTTTTCCATTCACGCTACCTCTCTTTCTAGTTTATACAAACATTATTAAACTATCATACTCTTCATCGAAAAAGCATCCTAATTTTTGTAATGTATTAATATCTTCTTCACTAATTTTTTCATAATCAACATTAAAACCAATTATATCATGTTCTGCCCATAAAGGATAACTCTCTGGTATGTCATATTTTCGAAGTAAATTTAATATTTTAATTATTTCCATTTTTCACCTTTCTATATATATATTATATCAGAATTTTATTAAATTGTCAAATTAACAATATCTGCAACTATTTTTTATATATATAGATGCCTTCATCAGTGGTATCGGTTAAACCACCTGTACTTTTTAATCTTTTAATATTTTTTAAGGGAATTGTATCTAAATATTTTAATCTACTTTCTAAATATTTATTTGTATCGGTGGCAATTGGAACATTGGTATCTTTAATATTAATAGCTAAAATACCACCATTAATTAAATATTTGATAGTATTATTTAAAGTTGGATATAAATAGTTATTTAACCATTGTTCATAGCTTACGTTAGGATTCCAGCTTTGTTTTCCATATTTATAATCTTCTAATGAAAAATATGGCGGGCTACTGAAACATAAACCCATTTTATTTTCCCACTCTGGAATAAAAATTTCACTACCAATAGAACGAATATCAACTATGTTATCACGCTTTATGATTTGTTTGTAATTTGCGGTTAGTTCTAATAATCTTTCACATAATTTATAATTAGGGTCTGTTCCATAATAATTGATATTATATTTTAACGCACCAAGTAATCTAGAGCCCCAACCACAAGAGAAGTCATATACAGAATTATTAACATTATAATTAGACATTATATGTTGTACAGCTTGGAAAGGAAACTGTGTGGGAATTTTAGCATATCCTTTCCCACCTAAAGCAATAGCTCGTTCAATATTATAACCCATTGAAACCTCAGGTTTAAAAACTTTTGGACTATTTACTACTTTTGCTTTAAATATTCCACACAAATCAGTACTATTAAATACATCTTCAACTGTCCATTTTGCTGTACTTAACTGAGTTTGTGCCATTAAATCTCTAAAATAATAACGAGTGATTTTATCTATCATTACTCCATCAGTTGTAATTTTCTTCATCTGCTTTTGAACAGTTTGCAGAGTGGGTTTTTGATAATATTCGTTTCTATACTGCTCTAATTCTTCTTCTGTAACTGGTAACCAATTTTTTGTATTAATTGATTTACCCTTATATTCTATTATATATTTTTGTTCCATAACTAAAACCCCAATGTTCCATCATCAACTTGAAAATCGGTAATAAAAATCTGAGGCGTTACCCTTCCCGCAAATTCATTTAAATTTGCTCTTCCTACAATTTCAATTTTAATTTCATTTGAATTGACTTGTGCTAATTCTTCAATCATTTCTTTTGCATGGAATTTAAGATAAGTAACTCCAAACTTCTCAATTCTAATTGTATCCGCATTCTTACCAATAACTGCAATATCACTTCTTTTTAGGTTTATATCAGTTACATGAATAAGTGGTTCATTATTATGCTGTCCAAATAAATCTTCATGCGCGGCAAGGTCATAAATTAATGGAATCATATCTGGGTCTGCCGCGAAACGTTCAAAGTTAATTTCATACCAGTTCTCACCGAAATCCATATCTGCTAACTCTTTATTTGCATACTCATGGAAGTCATGTAAATTCTTATCAAGAATTGAGATACCGCAAGCATTATCATGACCAGCAGTATATTCGAAATAACCACTTTCATTCATAAACTCTTTAAACGATTTAAGTGCAGATTCATTTAAGCCTCTACTGGAACCTCTGTCATATCCTTCATCATTTAATCGAGCCACAATTGTTGGACGCTTATACTTCGCGGCCAGCTTCATCGCAGTTAATCCGTTCAATTCCGCAGGGAAATCTTCTTCATCTAACCTAACAAATAAAATTTTATTTTCTAATAGGTCATACTTAAAAATTTTAATCTCAAGTTCTTCTACGGCCTTATCAAGAATTCGATTTTGCTTTGCTCTTGCATTTGTACACTCGCGCGCAGACTCAATTGCAACCTCTTCATATGTTCCTTTCGCGCCACGCTTTTGGCTTGGAACCATCTGATGTCCGTCAATAAATGCTTCAAAACATCTACGCTTTTCATCCATTGTACCTACACGAATTAATGCGTTAATTAAAGGTGTAATATAGAAAGCAATTGTTGTGGGATTAATTTTGCCTCCCATTGAAAAAGACTGCTTCTCACAAAGGGCAAGGAAGAAATAGTTTTTAATATTTCTTAAGCCCTCATAAATAATATATCTATTTTCAGGCGATATAACGCTCATCATATCACTGACAATCCCAAGTGCGGCGAGGTCAATTAAATCATCAGCATAATTTGTTCCCCTACGCATATCACAGAAGCGACAGAATTGCCAAGCTACGCCCGCGCCACAAAGGTCTTTATTTTGATACCTTTGCGATAACTGGTTATTGATAATTACTGCGGAGGGCGAGAATTGGGTATCTTCTTCTACAATATGGTGGTCGAGGACAAGACATTTAATTCCTTGCGCGCCCAGTTGTTCATGGAAGCTAAAATCGTTACTACTACTATCGGGTAAGATTACATATCTTAAGTTATCTTCTCCTTCAAGAATTGTATCTATTACATCGCTGAGTCCGTGACCCTTACCTTCATGAAGAATATAATCAATTTGAAGATTTGGATTTACTCGCTTTAAATAAGTATACATAATGGCACTAGAAGTAAAACCATCTACATCAGAATCTACAACTAATAAGATTCGTTTATCTGGAGCGAGATTAATTATTTCTTCAAATAGATTATAGCCTTGAAAGATATTATCAAAAGCTTCGGGGTCTTGTAATAAACCTTGAACTGGTTCGCCCAAAAAGTAAGGTAGTATATCTTCCGTAACTCCACGTTCCTTTAATAACTCTGCGGTATAATTTTCTCTTATATCTTTATTTACTAATTTTGTACGCATATTACCATCCTCTATTTCTAATTGGAAATTTCATATTTAATTGTTTGCAATAATCTCTTTGCCCAGTATTGATACTTGAGATTATCATTTCACTTGTGTTGAATAAATAACTAATTTCTTTTTGAGATAAAGAGGAATTTTGAAGTAAATCTGCTATTTGAAACAACTCTTTTTTAGTTAAAGCAGTTCGTTTTCCTGCGCTTTCTCTAATAGGATATTTATTACTCAAGTGATGCCAAATTTTTGTTCTTCCTTGATTAATTGTATTGATAGTTACATCTGTAACATTAAATAATTCTCCTATTTGTTTTAATGTTAAGCGTGTATCCTGTAATAAATGAATAATTTGTCTAACATCATTTTCATTTAATTTTCTTGCTTTACACGGTCTAATAGGATAATTTTCTTTTACCTCATATGTTAAACCATTATTAATTCTCCATAAGGTACAATCTGAAATATTATATTTAATACATATTTCAGAAAAAGCCATAGAACTATTTTTTAAATCAGTAATAATTAATTGGATTAAATTATTATTGAGTTTTGGAGTACCTTTTCCTCCAATAGTTTTATTTAAACCGTTATTATAAGTATCATAATAGTCAATCCAAAATTTTTCTCGACTATTAATATCATTATCAGAAATATTATCTTCTAATAATAACATAAAATATTGAGTAGGATTGTTTTGAATTAATTTATCTATATCTAGATGTCCAGTAAAATAATGCTCATCTTTTCTTCGTGAGAAACTATTAGTTTGACCTATATAGATATATTTGTTTTGAATGTTGCTATAAATACCATATATAATCATTTTACCCTTACCCTTTTATTTAAAAGTCGTTCAAAAGTATCTTGTCCTTTATCCGTTGGAGAGTCTTTTAGTTCAAGTAAGTTCTCCATATCATAAATAAAAGAAAAGTTTGCATAATTTTTATATTTACTACATAGTTTATATAACTTATTAAAATATATATCTTCTTTTGGTTTCTCTTCTTTATCGAAGCAAATTACAATTTCATTTGGATGGCAATTTTGAACAAGAATTTTAAGTGCAAACTTATTAAATTGACTTCCGCATACGGCGGCCGCGCAATTAGGACGGTCAAAACTATCCATCTGTAAAACTGATTTTTCTGCTTCAAAGATAAAACATACACCAGTTTCTTTTATATTCTCTTTTGTTTTATTAAGTCCATATAAATTAAGAGATAACGGATGACTATACCATTTACCTTCAATTTGAACCGGCATGTATTTACCCACATTTTCAACTTCCCACTCATTTAAGGCTCGGCCGCGCACTCCAACCAACTCATTATCTATATTATAATGTGGAATTATAATTTTATTCTGTGGGATTGAATATAATATATTAAACTTATCCATCGCAGATTTACTAATTCCATCATTTAACCATTCAGGTGGATAAAATTTTGTGAAGGTTTGTAAAATACCTTCGGGATACGTGGGAAGCTTAACTTGTTCTGGACGTCTATATTGTTCACGAATTGACTTATAAGTCGATTGTCCAGGCGCGGCCAGCCGAAAATTACTGCAATCAAGTACGACCTTATAAATATCCTCATACCAGTCATACGATAGGTTTCGACATTCGTAATAGTGCTTGAGGAATTTGAAGATTGACATACTTTGACAATTAGTGTAGCAATAAAAAATATGGTTGTTTTCATAATAATACAGCTTCATTGAAGCTTCACTAGCATCTTCATTATGACAGATGGTAGGAAAGATAACATGACCGGGTCGCCGCACATATGAATCAACACCTAATGTTTCCATTAGTTGAATTACTTTATCTGTATCTAATTGTTCTATAATACCCTGATAATCAATCAACTATCTCACCACTTTCTAATCGTTTAATTATGTCTTTTAAGATTTTATCTTCTTCGTCGTCCCAATTTTTAATCTGATATTCTTCTCTTTCAAAGAAATCTTCTATGGGTTCTAATCGAGAATTAGTTATAAATAAGTCTCTTTTCTTAAGAGTTCCTAAATTCATAACCGACCAAATTCTTACTTGTGTCCATTCTCCACTTCTTACTTTATATATATCCGTTACTAAGTTTGGCATATCTGCTGATTTAAATAATGGTTCAAGAACTTCTAATTCTTCCTTTGTTGGCCTTGCCATAATTGCACCATTATCAGCCTTGTTAATTGTACTTCGGCCACCCGCCAAACTTCCTTCGTTTCTTATATCTTTATTATCATCGCCTTTTGCATTTAATTGAGTCGATGTAAACATTGCCACGTCTAATTCAACCGCTAAATCTTTTAATGCGGTTGCAAACATTAACAAAACTTCATCGTTTCTTAAATTAAAACCTCTGAACTCATTTAATAATGCTGGACCAATAAAAATATAATCATAAAAAACATAACCTATATCTCTTGTTATACAGTTTTCTCTTACAAGTGTCTTTACAAGCTCTATCGTTGGATTCGGCATTTTTACTAATGTAAGATTATCTTCATACCTTTTCATTAAACCAATTGCTTGTGTTATAACACCCTGTTCTCTTTCGTTAAAATCTCCATACTTAAATCGGCTTTCATTCAAATCAGTTAAATAAGCTAAAATCATTTTCCTGACTTCTTTAAATTGTTGCTCAGTTACAATGAATAAAACTTTTTCCGAGCTACCAACTTGTTCCCATTCGCATTTTTCACTATTATAACGAATTGGATAAGCCAAATAACATGCATCTGCTACCGCACTTCTTGTCTTACCAACTGAACTTGCCGCGGACCTAATTGTCAGAGTTCCTTTTCGCGCGCCGTCAATAACTTGATTAAAAATTGCACCTTGAACTGGCATACCTATTTCTTGAGTTTCTCTTAATGATTCTACCAGTTCTTCAATACCTTCGGCCGCGCTTTCTGTTTCAACCTCTTCATTAACTTCATATTTTGTTTCTAACCCTAGAATTCTACTTCTAATTCCATCAGTTATATCTTTTAAGGTTAAAAACTCAAACTTACTATTTATTTCTTGTGATTTTGGATTCGTTAAGTCTTCGCAATAAAAACTACTTATATCAAATCCGCTTTTCTTTAAATCACTTAACAAATTTAACTTCTTAAATTTATTATAATAATATGGAAAGTTTTCAATCTCTGCAAGTTCTTGTATATCTTGTAAATATTCAATACCATTATTATTCTTAAAGGTTGCCTTGGCCGCCTCATTATGACTCATCTCATTTTCTATATCTATGGGTTGAATCTTAATTGCACCATTCCTATAAAGAACTTCAATCGCATTAAATATATATTTTTCAAATCTATCTGGGAAGTCGGTTAAATTAAACTGATATCGGTCAACCTCGCTAAGAAACTGCGGATGTTTCATAAGGCTTCCTAATATCTGTTGTATACAACCTTTGTCAATCATTATCTTCCATCCTTTCAATTTCATCGAAGTCCATTGTGTACTTCTTTTTCTTCTTATTTTGGCGTACCACAGTTTTTACTTCCCGTCTGTCTGCTTCTTTCATTTGTCGTTCAATTTGCGCTACTATTCCATTACTTTCTTTTTCTCTTAAAATCCAATAATTACAAGCTTCATTGTATACAAACGGAACTATACCTATGCCGCCATGACCTTTATCCCAATCATTCTTTTTAACTTCATAAAAGTATTTTAAAGTAAAAAATATCCCTTTAATTGTGCATTTATTTTCTTTCACAAACTTATTAATTTGCGCTTCTATCATATGATAGTCATAAGATACTTTCAAATCTCGCGAAATGAAATCATAAATAAAACTTTTGTACTCCTTATCTGTTGCGGGAGTAGATGCTTTCCAGTCCTCATAACATTTCTTATGATAATAATATAGATTAGACGGCATTATCCAATCATCTTTTTCTTTATTAATTTTTTCTTTACAAATTCTACAAATTGGCATCTTCTCACTCCTTCCTAATTATATTATATCATAAAAATGAAAAAAAGTCAAATTTAAAAGACGTATATCTCTATACGTCTTTTATGAGTTAGGCATTTAACATATCTTTCATTTCAATTAATACTAAATTGAAAAGGTCAACTTGGTCTTCAGTGATTTCACTAAGTTTAATTTTTCTTCCGAAAATCATTTCGACCTTCTTGAGAATTTTATCTGCATTTGCAGGGTCTTTACCTACAAGATTGCCCCAAAGAGTTTGTGCCTCGGTTCTGATTTGATTAAAATTAAGTGGTTCTTCAATTTTCTGCTCAATTTTATCTACTACCGTTGCGCCGTCAATTTCTCTTTGTTTATCTATAGCATCATTAATTGCCTTAACTAGCTCATCATAACCAAGTTTAATTTTAGGTGCGAGATAAGGAAAACGGCTGCCCGCCATAACGGTAGGAGTTTGCCTTGTATAAAGCCATCTCTGGCTTTCTCCATTTTCATCCCATTCAGTAGCAATATAACCTATAATATCAACAATTTGATTAACTACTTCATAACAACGCTTTGGCATTGAAGGAGCAAGAATTTCAATTTCTGAATCATCTGCTGTCTTTTCTTTTCTTGTTTCTATATGAGAAATAAGTACGAGTCCATAACCAAGCATTGTAATTTTTCTTAAACAAGTTTCAAACTCTTTCTTTACAAGAGTCCAGCCTTGTCCCCAAGGAATATCACGAATTGACTGAACTCCATTCTGCGCGCAAACAAACTGTTCACACATTTCATCTTTACCTACCTTATATTACTATAAGGAATAGACCATCTCTTCTTCCCAATGGAAGGATACGCACTTCGGATTTGGACTTTCACCTCGCTTTAATCCTACTCCCTTTCGGGATGGTCGTTACACCTTCCGCTAATGCGGCTTGGCACGGTATTGTCTGGAGTTTCACCAGATTTTCACCGTTAGCAAATAAGTTAAAACCTATTCACACCCTATATTTATAGGTTCACGTATCAAGCGCAGTAAGATAAAAAGGATTGGTATAATTCATATTTACGTTTTAAATATCTTGTTGGATTATTATATATTTTATCAAAAAACTTTTTTGCTTGTTTATTACCACTTACAACAAAAGCATAAGCATTTCCTCGTGACTGAAGGGTTAAATTAATTTCTAATTCATTTTGAATTGATAATAAAAACTCTTTAGTTCCAGCAAAACCAAATCTTGCTTGTGGAGTTTTTCTTCTTCTATCAAAACTCAAGGTTCCATCTCCATCAAAATAACCCCTAATAAAATCATAAATATATTTTTTTGGCACTTGTTCTTCTGTGGGAAAGGTTAGTATTAAACTTTTTCTTTCAATGCACCCAAGTTTTTTTAAATCTTTAATCATTTGAGAACTACGAATTGTAAATTGCCACCCAAACTTATTATCTTTTTGTGTTTTAGTGATTTTATTATTGATTGCTTCAATATCTTGTTGAAATTGTTTTAATTGTTCATAGTCGTTTTCTTGTAAGCTAATGGTAATGTTTCCACAAGTTATACATCCATCAGCATACAAAAAACCTAGCCAATATGCTTTTTCAGGAGTGTCAATTTTATTAAAATAGTTTTCATTTTTAGGAAAAAGATTTTGATAATATTCTTTTGGAGATTTAACATGAATTCCTTCTTTTTTAAGAAGTCTTCCTATCGAATCTCTTCCAACATTGAATTGTTTAGCAATAGCTGTACAACTATTACCAGAATTATACTCTTTTTTTATATATTCAATTTGAGATTGTTCCCAAATTATTCGGTTTCCACTATCACGCCGAACCGTGTATTCCATTTTATCTCTCCTTTTTTACGCAATTGTAGTAGTATCAATTGTAATTGTATCATACATCGCGCGGGCTTCGGGCTTTTCAAGCTGCCGAAGAACCAATTTAAAATCTGCCCAACGATTAATGTCTACCGCTTTAATTCCATCTATAGCATTATATCCTTTTTCAAATGCAATAAGCAGGTTTTTAGGAAATCTGGCAGCCAAGGTAGTTTTACCTACCTTTGGCTTACCATAAACTAGAATGTACTTTCCTTTTAAATCTCGTGAAATTACGGTAGGTTCAATATTTAAAATATCTATACCAGCCATAATTCACCTCCATTAAAATCCGAGGTCTGCAAAACCAGCGCTAGGATTTGCACTAGGAGTTGCCTTCTGAGATACTCTAGACATGCTTCTTTCCTTCAGTGATTCAAGTCTAGCCTTTCTCTGAGTTAAGGCATCCTGAATTTCCTTACTATCAAAAGCAAACTCATCACTAACTGGAGTCTGAGAACCACCAATGATTACGATGTCACTTACACTGGTTGTTCTGGTTCTCTCAATAGGTTCACCAAAATCAACATCTTCATAAGTGGGTTCTACCTTTGTAGTAAAGTTAAGTCTGCAATTCGCCTTAACTGTATCTCCCTCATTCCAATACTGAGATACTGCGTTAATAACTCCTTCGCTTTCCGCATAGAACGGAACAACATCAACAAGACCGCCATACTGGGGAAGAACTGCATTAATCATATATCTGCCGGTAGGCTCACCATTTCTATCAACCTCTTCCCTCTTCTGAGCTACAACGAACTCAACAGAACAAGTTGCTTCAGGCTTACACTCTTCCTTTCTAATCTTATTAATGAAAGATGCATTGATTCTTGGGAAGGAGATAAGTCTTCCGTCCTGTGAATAATACTCATTCATTCTGATATTTGCACCAGTAATACGAACTCTGTTGGCGGCATTTTCATCACCAGTCGCGGCGACGCTTAAAAATTCGTTCTTAACCTTAAGCAGACTTTCGTATGCAGGATTGGGCTTACCCGCATTTGTAAGCTTATATGCAAAGACATGAACTGGAATCATAAGATCCTTGTCTTCGCCACTAATGGTTGTATTAACTTTAACAATAACTCTACCTGTGATTCCATCAATTGTGGAACCATCCTTTCTCGGCAATGCTTTTGTTTCAAGGTCTATTTCGTTTAAAATTCCTTCAATTTTTACTCTGTTTTCTGCTTGTCTTAACATTTTTCTTCCTCTTTTTTAATTTTCAAATACATTAAATAATAGAATGGAGGCTGAGACTCAGCCTCCGCACCTTGACCTACTCGATTACTCTTCAGTAGCAGGAACAAAATTCATGCCAGCATCAGTAAGCACTACATATGTAACCGGCTTCTCTGCTCCCTCAACCTCAACCTTCTCTCTTACAGCAAGGTCATTGCTAACAAAAGCATTGATGTTGGGACCGATAGAACGAGGAGACCTCTCAAGTGCTTCAGCAATCTCATCAATAGAAACTCTTCCGCCATTGGACTTTACATAGTTAAATACTGCGATTTCCTTCTCTGTCATCTTACCGTCTTTCATTTTTAATTCTCCTTTAAATTTAATAATTTATTAATTCTGCGAAAGTTTTCTCTCTCAACTTTCTATAATTATTATATCAGATTTTCAGAACACTTTCAAATTTTCAAACCGTTCGAATTTTAAAAAATTTGTAATCCAATTACTTTAGCTACATTCAATTTTATCGATTTGGTGCCTTGCGCGCCTTTGCTAAGTAAGTTAATCTCGTCAATGTTAAATTTGATTTGAGAGTTCGATGACACCACTATCGTATCTCTCTGGTTCACAATGGGTGCAAAGTCAATCATTGAATCGTTTTCTTTAAGTGTTTGGATTTTTACTCCTTTGGTTGCTCTACCAGTTACGTTAAACTCAGAAATTGAAGTTCGTTTACTGAAGCCCAACTCACTTATGGTCAATAATTCTTTTACGTTGCTTGGAATGATTTGTGCTGAAACTAAACTATCACCCAGATTTAACGTAATTCCTTTTACTCCTCGCGCGATTCTACCAATAGCACGTATGTCTTTGGTTTCACACATTACGAATTGACCGCGCGCTGTCAACATACCAACTCGTTCATCATTCATTAGAAGTATTGAACAAATTTCATCGCCTTCGTCTAAGTTAAGGGCCTTAACACCGATTTTCATTTTTGTATTATATTCGGATAATCTAGACTTTTTGAGTATTCCCTTTTTAGTCAAGAAAATGATATGTTCTTTACTGTCTTTGCGATTGAGAAATGCGAGTTGTTTAATGTGTTCTGTTGTGTTGAGGTTGCATAGTGATTCAATTGGAATCACTTCCTCAAATGGTAGGTCTGAAATTTGAGTGTGATAGCAATTACCCTCATTAGAGAAGAAGAGAAGTGTATCGAGGTTTGTACCAGAAGCAGTACTTATCACATATTCTCCTTTACTCATTTTGAATTTATTGCCCACACCACCACGTTTTTGTGAATAAAGTGTTGAAACGGTTGTGATATAAATATTATTTTGATTTGATAGGTTGATTAGAAGTTCATGAGTTTCGCGCGGCTCTTCGTTTTCTTTAGCAATATTGAGGATGCGCGTGCGACGCTCATCACCAAATTTTTGGGAAACTTCTCTCCAACCATTTATAAGTTCTTGATTAAATAAGTCGACGTCGGATAAGATTTGACTTATATGCGCGGCCGACCGTTCAAGTTCTTCTTTCTCATCAGTTAATTTCTTAACCTCTAAATGCGCGAGTCGGCTTAACTTCATATCAAGAATTGCCTTTGTCTGCACATCATCAAGTAAGAATCGCTCTTTTAATGCGGTGGCCGCCGTAACTGACGACGTGGACGATTTAATTATATGTACTACTTCATCAATATTAGCAAGACAAATCAATAATCCATCAATTATATGAAGTCGGTCAGTTATCTTTTTAAGGTCAAATTCAAACCCTCTGCGATAAACTTCTTTTTCATGGTCAATATGGGCTTGTAACATTTCTTTCCAAGTAAACACTTTTGGAAATCTACCCATATCTAACATTGTAAAATTAATTCCATAGTAGTATTGAAGCGAAGTATTCTTATATAAATACTTTAATACTTTATCGGGATTAACTCTTTTATTAAGGTAAATTTTAATAAGTGGAGTCTTTCCAGTTAAGTCGTTAAAACGTTCAATTCCTGGATTTTCTTCACCGTTAATTATATCTTCCAATTCACCGCATATTGTATTTGTATAAACTCCATAGGGTATTTCAGTTACTATGAAGCAATTTTCTTTCTTATCATAGTCTACAACGCTACGTAACTTACAAGCAAAACCAGTTCCTTGCTTCATTGAGTTCTTAACTTCATCTTCATTAAGAAGAATCGCGCCCGTCGCAAAGTCTGGAGCAATATAAATTTCTTCAAAATCGCAATCAGGGTTGAGAAGTAAGTGCTCAAGAGCTTGGTTCATTTCTTTTAAGTTATACTGAGGTATTGACGCGGCAAGACCAACTCCAATTCCTTGACTTCCGTTACATATATTGTAGAAGCCTTTACTTGGAAGAACAGCGGGATACTGTTTTGTATTATCATAGTTATCTCTCCATTCTTCTATTGTATCCTTATCTATATCTGTGAATAAGATATTAGAAATTTTTGAGAGTCGGCTTTCTGTATAACGCATGGCAGCCCAATTGCCAGATTCAATAAGCGAACCTACGTTACCTTTAACATCTACAAGTGGATATCTCATGGCAAATTCTTGACCGGCGCGCATTATAACGCCTTCGCAACTTGAATCACCATGGATATAGAAGTCAGCCATAGCCATACCAACAGCATTAGCAGTTTTCTTATATGGTTTATTATGAGTAAGTTTACGAGTAAGCATTGAATAGAAGATTTGACGAGCAGATGGTTTGAGACCATCGCGCACGTCAACAAGAGCACGGCTTTGCAAAACCGCACCACTATATTGTATCATTGAATCTTCGATTATTGTTTTTAAATTACTCATTTATTCTCTTACCTTACTAAAATCAACTTTCTTCAAAATAAAATTTTCTAATGTACTAATAATATCATCTTGATAAGAGATAATAATAAAAGGAATATTGTTTTTGTAAGCATATTGCTCCTTTATTATTAATCCCTCTTCTACTTCTGGTTTATACCAAGCATCATTAATATCATAATGTTGTTTACCATTATATTCAATAAAACCTATTGGTTGATTTTGACTATTTAAAATAGCAAAATCAATTTTCAATATATTACCTTTATTATTTCTCAATAATTGATTTGTATATTGTTTTTTATAAAGATAGTTATTTGTATCTAGCCATTGAGAAATTATCGACTCTCCTTTAGAACGCAAACAACCACATGATGTGGTGTGACCAGAGGTTAAATGACCAGTAGCAACCACACATTTAAAACCACAATCACATTGACATTCCCACTTAGAATTTCCAACATATTTTAAAGCTGTCAGCTTACCGAATCGCTGATTAGTAATATCTTTAAAATTTAATTGTTTAGCTCTTTGCTTGGCTAGGCACCCACAACTAACTTGTGTACCTTCTCGTAGACTTTTCCCTAAAACTGAAACAATTTTCCCACAAGAGCAATGACACTTCCAATATGGTTTTTCATAGTTGTTTTTCTTTTGATATTCCCAATCTCTCTCAATAACAGTTAAATTACCGAAAGTTTTACCAGTTAAATCAATTAGTTTCATATTATTCTCGTATTTTGGTAAAATCTACCTTTTCCATAATAAATTTTCGACGGCACTCTACATCTTCGCCCATTAAGTCATATAATAAACTTACTGCATCTGCATCCCAATCTAACACGTCCATCCTTTGATATTCACTTGAAAACATTGAAGCCCTTGCGGTCTCATCGGATAATTCACCAAGACCCTTCGCCCTAGTAACTTCACCCTTAATCTTATTTCTTACCTTATTAAATTCTTCATCGGTGAAATAATAACTTTCTTTTCCCTTGTTTTCAACAATATAGAGTGGAGACCTTAACCAGCACAAACGCCCTTCGCGGATGAATTCCGGTGCAAGATACTGTAACGCACTCATTATAAGTAATGCAATATGACTTCCATCGGAATCAGCGTCGACGCAGATACCTATCTTTCCATAGCGTAATTTTTGTGAATTATACTTCCCAGGTACGATATTCATTGCACTTAAAAGCAGCTTAATCTCTTCATTATTATAAATTTTCTCTTCAGGATTAGACAAACAGTTGATAATTTTTCCTCTAATTGCGAGTAGTCCATAGTGAGTATAATCACGAGCTCGCGCCATGCCTCCCATAGCACTATTACCTTCGACAATTAGAAGAGTGGAATTTTGTCCAAGAAATTCTGCGTCCTTAAGCTTATCACTTGCAAAAACCTTTTTCTTTTGATTTTTTTCAATCTCGCGCGCCGCGTTTAATACATTCTGTCTTGCTCTTTCTGCAGCGGCCTCAGCCTTCGCATACTTTTTAAGCAATTCAACAATTGTATCAAACTCATCCTTATATCTCAGGCTCATTTGCTTGAGTGCGTCTGAGAATGCATTTGAAGCCAAAGTTCGCAAATTAGCGTTGTTAATTTTTGACTTCGTTTGGTTAGCAAAAGAAGGTTGCGCCACGGAACAGTTGATAACATAGAACAAACCTGAACGTATACTATCGCCATCGAATTTTTGCCCTGAGAGCGAATTAAACGTACGCGTAATTGCTCCCTTTGCGCCGGTGATAGGACTACCACCTTCTGGACAACGCAAGCCATTAACGAAGACATACTCGCTTTCTTTTCCATCTCCCCATTGGAATGCAATTTCAACTTTATCAGTTTCATCTTCTGCTTTACCTACAATTATATGTTTATGTAAAGGACTTTTTATATTGTCTTTTACAAAATCTACAATTCCATTTTTGGCGCAATAGGTATTTTTCTTACCTTTTTCACCTTTAATTTCAAAGGTTATTCCACTATAAAGATATGATATATTTTTAATATCTTCACTTATCTTTTCAAAAGAATAACCAAGTTCTCCATTCTTAAAAACCTCAGGATCAGGTTGAAAGGAAACAAAAGTTCCGTTTGGCTCGGCAGTATCAAATTCTTCATAAGATTCAAGAAAACCTTTCTTAAATCTTGCTTCCGCGCCCTTGCCATCACGAAAACTTTGAACAAGAAAATGGTCAGAACTTAAACAAACGCACTTGGCGCCAATACCATTAAGACCGCTTGAATTCTTATATGCACCTTCTTCAAATTTTCCACCCGTATGAGATTTAGAATAGATTGAAATTAAAACATTCTCTCCATCTTCACGAATTCCAAAAGGAACGCCGCGCCCATAATCACGAATATCTATTGAGTTATCACTTTCATGGACGTAGATTTCAATTTTTGTACCAAATCCTGCGATTGCTTCATCAGTTGCATTATTTATAATTTCTTTAAAAGCCTGATATGTTCCATCAAGGTCATCGCTGCCTAAATACATTTGTATACGCTCGCGCACGCCTTCGCGGAAACTTAAACTTTTAATATCATCAATTCCATAAGAATTACTCATTAATTTCTACTCCTGGTGGTACGAAATTCTTTGCAAGCCTCCATCTCCAACCATTGTTTTCCCAAATAAGAAAATAGGTTATATTAAAATAATCATCAACATGAGTATCGAGGACTTGAAAAATTTCACCCGTACTTATTTTCTTAACTTTAAACATTATATATCTTTTTCTTTCTTAATAATCTTAAATATATCTTGCTCTGGAATCACCGCTAATCCAAATCCTTTACAATGAATTTGGCCCATAGAGTCAATATGGTCAACAGTTCCACTTTTTCCATTATACTGCGGCTCACCCAACATATCAATTATAACAATTGTATCACCGCGTTCTACTTTTGTTTTGTTAATTTCGGTCATTTTACTTGCTCCTTTCTCATTCTACTTATATTATATCAAAAAATTTATTAAAAGTCAAATTTACAGAGTTTAAAGCGGTGAAAATGACTTATAAATGTACGAGTACAAATAAAATTAGGAGGTACGTACCTATGAAAATGAAAGAAACAATTGATTTTATTTTAAAAAATAAAGATGCTTTAAATCCCGCGGTTCTTAAAGCTGTTTTAGAATCTATTGAACCAGAAGAGGATGAAAGCGAAGAAGACCCAACTCCCACAGAGGAGCCCGCGGTTGAACCCGGAGAAGAACCTATAGAAGAACAAGGCGAAGAAAAGAAAGAATAATTAGCTACGGGAGGAAGCCATGAATATACAAGAAGTTCTTGACTATGTAATGCATACTCCCGCAAATACTAATCCTAATGTATTAAAGAGTATGTTACAGGCTCTTTCAGAGCAAGAGAAAATTAAACTTAGCACTTTGATAGCCACTTCTAATGGTACATATCAGCAATCTGGTGGTGCATATAGCAAGGTAATTGTTAATGTCCCTGCTTCAAGTTCAAATAGTCTTGAGTTAGTAGATGTTACAATAACATCTAATGGAATGAATATTAATAAAATTTATTTGCCGAACTATGATAGTAATGGAAATTTTAATGGCGTAGTTATGTTAATAGGACCAGGTACTCAAACTGTTCAAGTTCCAATTGATTCTGAAAAAGGATTGATTGGTGTTATGAGTGATTTTGATTTGGCTACGCCAATAACAGTAACTGGTGACATTACCTATGCTGCAGGTGAATTTGGAATTACTGGCGCTGGTACTATTACAGTTTAATTTAAAAGACCGACATATAAGTCGGTCTTTTTTATTCCCAATTTACAATTTTTGCTTTTTTCTTCTTCGGCATCCGTATCCAAATTAAATGGTCTCTCGCACGTGTCGCTGCGACATAGCATATGCGCGCCTCTTCATCTTTGTAAGCTCTTACATTGAACACTAACACATTCTTATTTTCCATGCCCTTCGCGCTATGTACGGTTAAAATTTTAACTGTATTCTCTTTCATACGGTCTTCAATTTCTGCATTAGTTAATTCCGATTGTTTAAAAGTATCATTTGGGATTCCTTCTTTATTTAAAAGGGTTGCAAATAATTCAACATCGGCATTAGTACGACACAAAATAAACCAATCTTTCCAATCATCTTGTAGCGTGGAGTTAACTTTTTTAAAAATTTCAATTGCTTGAGATGGTGTATAATCTCCTTCAAATACACATCCTTGAGAACTTCCTCTTGTAGGAACTGAATTATCGGCATAAGAAGGACCAAGTCGATATAAGAATTTCTTCGCAAACTGTAAAATTTCTCGATAATTACGATGATTTTGAACCATATTATAAACAACTATATCAGGGTCATTTTCTATTTTATTAATTAAATATTGCGGGTCCGCACCAATAAATGAGTAGATGCTTTGACGAATATCAAAAAAGTACATGAAATTGTCAGGATTAATAAGCTCAAAAAACTCAAATTGTTCTTGTGTTGAATCCTGTCCTTCATCTAAAAGTAAATGACTCACATGGCGCACGCATTCTGGATGCTCTTGGATTAGCGGAAATAAATCGTCAAATCTTTCTTCATCAAGAAGATTACTTGTATCGATTCCTGAACACCTAAGCAAAAAATTGCAATATGAATGTACTGTTCCGATAAATAAACCATTCGGCCGCCCTAAACGTTCATACATTACTGATGCCGCGTTATTTGTAAAAGTAATTGCAACAATCTCTTCGGGTTGTACTCCATTATCTAAAAGATAACGTATACGTTCGGTTAGTACGAATGTTTTTCCTGCGGCCGCGGCAGAATTAACGAATACTTTAGGTTCTTTAGTTTGAATAATTTGGTCTTGAATTAAATTCATGAAAGGTTCTTCCTCCTTCGCTTTCGCGTTATTTATTTATTTATCGCCTTTAATTGTATTAAGGCCATAGTTTTTACTATCATAAAAATCTATATAATAAGATTCTCGCTCACGGAGCTTATCTTTAGGTGTCTCTTCAAGGACTTCAAAGGTAAAATTCTCTGGACCATCTAGTGCCATTACTCGATGAAGTTGAGAAGAGGCTAAAGTTCCAACTCCCAAAGCAGATTTCGTATGTTCTTGCCAACGCTTATCTAATGATGTGCTTTGACCTATATAAATTTCCTTTGTTTTAAGTCGAGTTATTTTATATATTCCGCTTATGTCTCCGTTTGGCAGAAGTCGCTTACGTAATTCTGCAAGAGGTTTCTGATAATAACCAGACCATATAATTTTATTAATAATTTCTGGACGTTGAAGGCGCGCGGCCGTATTTCTAAGGATTTCTATATCACCAATTTCATTAGGGTCAAGTTGGATTCGATAAAAGTCTTGCTGTTCTTCGAGTTGTTTCTGCCGTAAAATCTCTTCATTAATGGCGGCGCGCTTTGTACGATAATCTTCTAATACTAACTTAAGTTGCTCAATTTCATTTTTCATTGACGCTTCTTGAGTTTGTAAGAAATTTACTACGTCATCAAATTCTTTTAATTTGTTTTCTTTTTTCTCTTTAAATTCATTTTCAAGTAAAATTGTCTTTTTATGAGTTAATTCAATAAGCCCCGCGTCTATTTCTTCAATTTTACCCTTTCGATATAAGTCTAAATCTTGATTTACTTCATTATACCGTTTTTCTTTTTCAACTAATTGAGTTTCTAAACTTTTAATTTGAAAATCTAATTTATTGATTTTGTCTTTAGTTACAAACTCATGAGTTAAGCATTCTTTTTCAATTGCGTTTAACTTATCCCTTTTCTTTTGAATAAGTTGATTTTCTTCTTCTTCCCACTCCTTTCTAAAATAATCCTTTAAATCTTCTAATCGGTTTAAGCGTAAACTTGAATTTTCTTCTTTTATTTTCTTTTCTTTTGTAAATAGATAAAATATAAATACAAGAAGCAGGAAGATTATTATATATAAATACATATATAATCCTCCTATTATTACTTAAATATAATATAATATAAATTTCTTTTGGATTTTTTTGTTTTTTTCAAGCTCCGCTTTTATTATACCCAAATTTTGACGAGTCTGTCAAATTTTATTGACGATTTTTGAAATTTTGAAAGTCAACATCGTTTTTCCATCGAGTCTTCGCGCGGAATCGCTCTTGGAATAGGTCGGCCGCACATGTAAGGTTTTCAATTTCCCAATAGGGTATACAGTAGATAGGAATTCGGTTGGCGAGACAATAGCTTATCTTGCGCCTATCCCGTTCACGTTGCGCGTTGAAATCGCGGCGGGTCGGTTGAAATTTTTTGACCTGAGTATAATGTTGGATGCCATTAGCTTCTACAATCGCTGGGCCGCCCTGTACATAGACATAAAAATCAAAACGAAAACGCCCATTTCGTAAATCGTTAAATTTTTTTTCTCTTTCAAATTTAATTTTGTCTCTTTTTAGTAGAGCAACTATTTTTTCTTCGTATTGACTCATAAAAATCCCTCCGTACAAAAAAGTAGAGTTATCAATGATAAAGTCTACTTAAGAAAGGAATGGATATTAAATTATTTAAGCGGAGGTAAAAAATAATGTTATATAGAGGCACAACTCCATATCATAGTTTTACTTTACCTTTATCTATAGATGAAATAGTAGAATTGTATGTTACTTATTGGCAAAATGGAGAAGTAGTTTTAGAAAAAGATATAAGTGAAATTGAACTTGCTCCTATTGAAAAAGATGACAATGGTTTTATTACTGATACAAATATTGGAGACGATATAATAGGAAACAATACGGATATTGAGGAAGAAGAACCTAAAGGATGTCAAGCAACAATTCATTTAACTCAAGAAGATACTCTTGCATTTAAGTTTTATCCCGCCGCGGAAAAGAACATAACTGCAATTCAAATTCGAGTTTTAGATACAGAAGGAGAAGCATATGCGTCAGAAGTTATTCATGAGCGCATATATGGAGTTTTAAAAGATGGTGTAATATAAGGAGCTAAAATGGAGAAGGTATTTAAAACAGTTTTTAATAGTAACCAAGATTTTAAGGTTAAGCTTCATAAGACTTCTACCGTTTTAGAAAATAAAATTGACATAAATAATACCAAACCTGAAGATGTATATTATGATGAGGTAATTATTTATGATGGTGGAGGTGTTGAGGGGTATGGCTACTAAAACAAGACATGTAAAGGCTATAATTCAACTGCGCCGCGCCACAGAACCAGAATGGATTGAAGCTAATCCGATTTTAAGACTTGGTGAACCAGCATATTCAACAGACGTTAATAAGCTGAAAATAGGTGATGGAATACATCCTTGGTCAGAGATTGAATATTTATTTCAAAGTGAATATGAAGAAATAATGGAATTAATTGAGCAAGGATTATATTCTGCTGGGAATGGAATTATAATTGAAGATAAGGCAATTCGATTAGATGATTTAATTTTAGATTGTGGCACTAGTACCACAAATATTGGAGGTGGGATATGAGTGCTACAGTTAATACAAGAATTCAATTAAAACGAGATACAACCGAGCATTGGAATAATGCACAAGGATTTATTCCTCTTGCAGGGGAGGTTATCGTTTACACTGATTATGAAACAAAAACATATACAGTTGAAGAGTATGGTGAGACAATTACAAAGACGGTAGAGATTCCAAATATAAAAGTTGGAACAGGGAATGCGTATGTTCAAGATTTGCCATTTGTAGATGAGAAAACAAGGGATATCTTAATGGAACATATTAATAATCACGATATCCATGTTACTCTTCAAGAAAAATTATTTTGGAATAATAAAATAAATATAGATGACTCTGAAGATATAATTCGTGATGAATTATCTGATGAGGTACTAATTTTAAATAGGAATTAAAGGAGAGATACAAATGCCTGATATTAGTAGAATTAAATTACCTAGTGGTAATGTATATGACATAAAAGACGCGGTCGCCCGTGAAATGATTTCGGGTGGTGTATCTTTTATTATAGGCTGGGATGGTACAAGTACTCCTGACGTAACTAAGATTCCAGAGGGAATTGTAGTTACTTACAATGGAACGAGTTATACAGGTACCCTTGCGGCAGATGATGCAACGCCTGGTGCGTTTTATTTGGTTAGGTCTTCAACATTAGCTGGTGTAAGTGACCATTATGATGAGTATGTACCAGTAGGTGAAAGCGGTTCAAGAGCTTGGGAAAAAATTGGTGATACCCAAATTGATTTATCTGATATTGTTACTGATGTTGATTTATCAAAGGCTACGGATACAGTAATCGGTTCAGATGCTACCTTTAAAATTACTCAGCCCACTATTACACTTGCCGAAGATTCCACAAATGGTAATGTAAGTTATGTAAAAGGTGGAACAACAAAGTATATGGCAGCCACTGCAAGTGGTACTGCAGTAACTCCATCAACTACAAACGTAAAAGCTACTGCAAGTGGTACCGCAGTTGGTGCAAATGGAACCGCAAATGCTATAACTGGTTTTCCAAATGCTACGACTGATACGTTTGTTAAATCTGTTTCTGCAGAAACGGGAAAGAATTTAGTTACTACAAGTATTGTTCCTACTAATGGAACAGAAAGTGTTTCTAAAGTAACTAAAACTGCGAGTAAACTTGTTACGACAAGTATTACGCCAACTAATGGAACCGAAAGCGTTTCTAAAGTGACCCAAACTGCAAGTAAGTTAGTTACTACGAGTATTGTTCCCACTAATGGAACAGAAAGTGTTTCTAAAGTAACTAAAACCGCAAGTAAATTAGTCACTACAACAGTACCTAATGTTACGGGCAATACAGATGTATCTGTGCCAAATATTACAGGAAATTCTTCAGTAACTGCAAATAAATCAACCTGGACTTTCCAAATGGGAACCGCAACGGGAGAAACAGAAACCCTTATAATTGGTGGTGGTAATGGTAGTGATGTAAGTGCTACAAATACGGTATTAGGTACTGCAAATACCGCTTCAAAAGTTACTTTAGGTACAGCAAAAACTGTTGCGACAGGTGCTGTTGCATCCACAGGCACTGGTAGTGACGTAGTAACTGCGGTTACAATTAGTGATAAAACCGTAGCAAAAGCTGGTTCAGCAGTAACTGTTGCCACGGGCGCTGTATCAGATACAGGAACTGGAAGTGATATCGTTACGGGTGTAACTATTAGTGATAAGACAGTCGCAAAGGCTGGTTCTGCGGTTACAGTGGCTACAGGTTCAGTCGCATCTACGGGTACTGGTAGTGATATAGTAACTGCAGTTACAATTAGTGATAAGACGGTTGCTAAGGTAGGTACTGCTGTTACTGTTGCGACAGGTGAAACAGATGAAGAAGGAACAGGTGCTGCAGTTGTAACTGGAGTAACAATTGGTTCTTCTGCAAGTGCACTTACTGGACTTGGTACACCGACAACGGCCGCGGCCTTAACTGGAGTAAAAGTTACGGCTCAACCTACAATTGCTCTTGCCAAAAATGCTACAGCTGGTACTGGTGTTATCAGTCTTGTTAATGGTATTAGTTCAGTTACACAACCGACTGTTACTCTTAGCGCAGAAGATAGTACAGCAACAGGACGTCAGAAATTCGTACAAGAGCTTACAACTTCTAAGATTAAAGCTACCGCAAGTGGTGCAAATACTGCTTGGAATAATAAGGATAGTGTTACTGTGCTTACAAATGCAACTGATGTCAGCGTAACTAAAGGTAATGAATAATTTATAAATAGATGTAGCGCGGTCGGTCATTTCACTGACTGGCCGCGCATCAATGTCGGAGTAAAAGGAGAATCAAAATGGCAGATGTAAGTCGAATTAAATTACCTGATGGTAATACTTATAACATAAAAGATACCGTTAGTGGTTATGTTACTGGAATGACGACAACCGCGGGAAGTCATATCGCTGGCGCCCAAACAGTGACTAGTGGAATTATCACAACGAATATTCCAACTAAAACATCACATTTAACTAATGATAGTGGTTTTATTACAACTGATTCTGATGAAAAATTAAAAACGACGTCATTATCGACTGGTACAACATCTTACCTATTAAGCGGCCCAGCAGAGACTACAGCAGCAAATAAATATTATGTTCCAGATATTACCGCCTATAGAAATAGTGGCGGGCCGACATATTTAACCGTTGGTAGCGCATCTGGGGCATACGCTGGTGGGCTAGGATTGGCAAATAATGGAACTAGCAAAGGACAAACAATAATAAATCCTAGCGCAACTAGTAATATTATACTTACTTTGCCTGACGCTACTGGAACAATTGCCTTAACTAGCGATATACCTTCAATTCCAACTGTACCAACAATTACTCTTAATGGTACTGCAACAACCTCTCCAAGCTTTTATGCACCCACAACTGCAGGTACATCTGGGTATGTACTAAAATCGAATGGAAGTGGTGCGCCGACTTGGGCACAAGTTCAAACTGGTGGTGTAACTGATGTAACCGTCGGTGGCACTTCGGTTGTAACCAGTGGTGTGGCTGCGATTGCAAGTCCAGCACAAATTGTGAGGTGGTAGCATGAGTTTATATTTAGGTTCACATTTAGTCGTGCCAACAGTTGAGGGTGATGGCACTAGTAGTGCCCCAGTTTTACAAACAAAGACAGGCATTAATCCTTCTACTTCCTCTCAACTAATTACTTTTGATAGTGGTTATGACGGTTTGGAAAGTGTGCAAATTAATGCGATGTCAACCATAACTCCACCGAGTGCTATGTCTTCTACTTCTTCGGGAGTATATAGAGCTACATTATCACCTGGTTCATCAGTACAGTATTTGAATATTCCCGTAGGCTATAACAATACTGCCTTATACTATACAATTCCAGCTGGCGGCGCGTCTAATCTTATAACTGGTACTTTCACAACAAGTTCTACAACTGGTTCTATTCAAACAGTCAATATTCCATATACGGGGACGGGTTATCCTATAATGGTCTTTCTTGAAGTAAGTCCAGATATGTATGATACGAGTACTACTTGGAGCAGTACCATTCAGAGATATGCTATTGGTATGGCATCAGTTGTAAAACCATATAATTCTACTCCAACATATGGTACAAGCGGTACTGAAAATTATGGTCATATTTATACAAGATATAAGAGCAGTACTTCTTCAGCGACTTCTTACACAAATTCGGGAAGTTCAACTATTAATTTTTATAGTTCGTCTAAACCATCAGCATCAAATACTTTATTTATGAGATTTTCAGATGCGAAAACAATGAAAGTATATGTAGCTGGTACGAGTTATGGTCTTATGGCTTCAACATTATATAAATATGCTGTAGCATACTCATCATAAGAGAGGTAAGCAAATGTCAACAACAACAAATTTAGATACATTAGTAATTAACTATCTAACACAAGCACAGTATAATACTGCCTCATCTGGTGGTACTATTAATGAAAATCAGTTATATTTAACCCCTCAAAATGGAGTTTTGGTGACCACTGGCGCGCAGACATTTTCGGGAAATAAAACTTTTTCAGGTACGATTTCAGCACAAGCTGCAGCTACAGATGGAACAACGGAGAAGATTACTAATATAAAATATGGAAGTGATCCTCCGACAGGTAGTGCAACAACTGGAACCGTTTATTTTCAAACGGGCGCGTCAGCCTATACGTTCCAGCCGAGAGTTAACTTAACCAGAACTACTACTCCTGCATTGCCTAACACTATTACAACCACCACGACGGAGATGCATAGATTCACGTTACCGCCTGGGCTCTATCTCATAACTTTCCAAATCAACTATGGTGGTGGATATACAGAAGGTACTTGTCGTTGGGATTTGAAGGCAGGTGCTAATACCATCACTCAAGTTCGTGCAGCCCCGGGTACAACATCCGGTCTCATTCAAAACGGTTGCGGACTCGTACAGTGTACCGATGCATCAACAACTATTTCGTTCACGGCAGCAGTATCGTCAGGTAGTATGTCGACAGGTGAGTTACATTATTCATACATTAAATTATTCTGAGGTGTAAACAATGGCTATTTTATACACAGCGGAGATGACCGTTTCGGGTATCACACACGGACGAAGACGCGGATACATCAAATACAGCGTATCTACAAGCAGTAGTGCAACAACTGTTACAGTTTCCGAGATTGGAGTAGCCTACTACACCAATCAATACGCAGGTACGTACACCTACACCACCACTGGAACGGTTTCTGCAACATGTGGTGGGACATCGTTAGGTTCAGCAAGTAAGTCACAGGGGAGTGTGTATTGCACTACAGAGTATAAGCTCATACCGTGGTCAACTACTTCAACGTCGGTTAGTTTCACCCGTACTTCCAGCGCCCAGACAAAGACGCTTCAAGTAAGCTTTGCGTATAGCGGAGGTTCACCTAATCCTGCAACAGGCTCTATTTCAATTACAGTCCCTGCAGCGGCAGCAACCACATATTATTTGAATTATGATGCTAACGGAGGTTGGGCAGAACCTGAAGCTCAGACATATACATCTTCAACGCCTGCTACAGTTAACGCATATAATCAACCGACACGTATGGGTTATCAATTCTTATATTGGACAGCTAATAAAAATGGAAGTGGTACTAAATATTATCCAGGCGATAGTTATAGCGTAAGTGGCGGTGGCACAATATATGCACAGTGGAAAGAAGCATTAATGATTGCGCCAACACAAAAATTTATATATATTGATGACGGGTGGTATCCAATTGAAGAGTCTTGGGTTTACAACGGGACTCAATGGGTGCGAACAGAATATATATCCCGACTATACGATGGTAGCTCTTGGTTATATAGTTAAAGGAGAATTAAAATGTACATTGTTCTTGAAACTCAAACAAATTCTGAAGGTCAAGTTGCAACACTTATCAATCAATTTGAAGATGAGTTCGCTGCAGATAGCAAATTCCATCAAATCTTAGCTTCGGCTGCGATTAGTGATGTTCCTATTCACACCGCTTTTATTTTAACTGATGACGGGCGCGCCATTAGAGCAGAAAGTTATAAGCATATTGATGGCTCAACAACTCATGAAGTACCTTCAATGTAATTTATTATAAATTAACACAAATTTGTTAGTTTTTGACGTCTATTTTATATAGGCGTCTTTTTATTTTTCTACTTAAATTTAGGCACAAAGAAAGGAGGTAGTATTATGGGGTATAGATACTACAACCCAAATCCTTTGGGCCTATCGGTTGGGGATTGCACAATTCGCGCAATTTCCAAAATCATAGAGAGAGATTGGAGACAAACGTATCTTCGACTAGTAAGTCAAGGATACCAAATGTACGATATGCCGTCAGCAAACCGTGTATGGGGTGAGTTTTTACGCTCACAAGGTTTCGTACGCCGCACCATACCAGAAACTTGTCCTGATTGTTATACAGTTAGAGAGTTCTGTATTGACCATCCAGTAGGCAGTTATGTACTCGGCACTGGCGAACACGTTATTGCGGTAGTAGATGGAGACTACTACGACTCGTGGGATTCGGGCAGTGAAATCCCAATTTATTATTTTGAGAGAGGCAGATAAAATGGCAGTAAACAACACGTATTATCCGGCGTATACATATACGCCTTTAAGTCAAGCCCAAAATACATATATGGCGCCGACTCAAACAACTTCGGATAACGGCATTAAATGGGTTCAGGGTGAAGCAGGTGCGCGAGCTTGTGCGATTAACCCAGGAACTAGTGCTGTGTTAATGGACTCGGAGAGAGATGTCTTTTACATCAAAACCACTGAACTTAGTGGAATGCCACGTCCGTTAAGAGTCTTTGAATTCAAAGAGATAACTGCGGAGTCGCAAGAGTCAACGTCAAAGATTGGACAGACTTCTTTCGTTACAAAAGACGAATTCGAGGAGCGCATAAGCAAACTCGAAGAACTCCTTAAATCTAAAGGAGGTAAGAAGAATGAACAATTCGTTATTTAATATTTTGGGCCCACAACGAATAAATCAGGGTAATGACCTTAAACAAATGCTTACTCAGTTTAATGAGTTTAAGTCAATGTTTAAAGGCGACCCCAAGCAACAAGTTCAATCACTACTTCGTAGCGGGCAAATGAGTCAGGAACAGTTCAAACAACTAGCGGAACAGGCTGACCAATTGCGCGCGTTTTTATTTTAGAAATAAATTTCCAATCCTCTCTATGAGATAGGTTATATCTTTTATCTTATAGGAGGAAAATAAAATGTCTTTAACTGATGGTGGACTTAGTGTATCTGATATCGCTGCTGTAACTGGTGGCAGAGATGGATTTGGAGGAGAAGGAGGCGCCTGGTGGTTAATCGTTCTTTTCTTATTTGCTTTTGCTGGCGGCTGGAATCGCGGAGGTTTTGGCGGAAATAACGGAAGCGGTGATGGTGCGACTTATGTAGTATCTGATGTTCAGAGAGGATTTGACCAGAGTGCAGTTATGAATTCTCTTGGAAATCTTGCAACTGCAGTAGGCAATGGTTTTGCTAATGCTGAAGTATCAAGATGTAATTCTCAGGCAAACATTCTTCAAACTTTAAATGCAAATCAGGTTGCTACAACAGCAATGATGAGTAATTTAGCTTCTAATTTCCAAGATTGTTGCTGCGAAAATAGGCTTGGACTTGCCAACCTTGGTGCAGATATTGCTAGAGAAGCATGCGCAGACCGTGCTGCTGTTAGCGATGGCGTTCGTGACATCATTGCAAATCAGAATGCAGGCATCCAAACAATCATTGATAAACTTTGTCAGCAAGAAATTGATGCACTTAAAACTCAAAACGCAAATCTTCAAACACAGATTAACCTTGCTAATATGCAGGCTTCACAGACCGCACAGACCGCAAGAATTCTTGCAGATAATGCGGCTCAGACGGTTGCGCTTGAACAGTATCTGAATCCCACACCTGTTCCTGCATATGTAGTACAGAACCCTAATTGCTGTGGACAGACTAACTATGGCTGCGGCTGTGGTAGTTTCTAATTAGGGAGGTGTTAACAATGGCGGAATTTACAAGTAATGCAGTTCAAGAAGTAGCTGCTGGTCAAAATATCTTGTTTACCGAAACCGCAGTTCCTTGTAATAGAGGCTACGTACTCCATAGAGAGGGCTCCGGCATAGTGACTTTGCGCGGTATTGTTAATAACTCTTGTGGTTGTTTTGCACGTTATAGAATTTTCTTTGGTGGAAATATTGCAGTTCCTACTGACGGTACTGCTGGTCCAATTTCAGTTGCTTTAGCAATTGATGGTGAACCAGTGCCTACAAGTTCAGCAATTGTAACTCCTACAGTAGTTGATTCTTATTGGAATATTGCTGAGGAGTTATATATAACTGTTCCCAGAGGATGCTGCTATACAATAGCAGTAGAAAATACTTCTGACCAAGCAATTAATGTACAAAATGCCAATTTAATTGTCGAAAGAACAGCATAAAGGAGGTTCAGTATGGATAGATATGTTTCACGCGACCTTCAAGAAATGGTGTGCAAAGAATTAGAAGGTATTGCGAAGAAGAAAGAAATTGACACTCCCGCAACTGTGGAGTTATTAAAAGGTTTAACTGGTTCATTAAAAAATTTAATGAAGATTGAAAAACTTGAGTCAGAAAAAGAAGAGATGATGGGTGGATATAGTCAACGTTCTATGGGTAGATATTATGTCGATGGAACATATGGCGGACAGAGAGACCCTTGGAATTCATATGGAGATTATTCCTACGCACAGGGCGGCCGTGGTCAAGGTGGACAAGGCGGCCGCGGCATGGGTTCATCGAATTATGATATGGGTAATTCATATAGATATCCTATGATATATCCTATGTATACAAATGATGGATATAGTAGGCATGGAAGCGACCCTGAAGAAATGAAACAGGAATTAAGAAAATTAATGGAAACGGCTTCTGACGAAAAAACAAGAAAAGCAATCTTAGAAATGATGAATAAGATGGACTAAAGATAAAAGCACCCTTTATATGGGTGCTTTTTTTGAGCAAAATTACGCTCGGCCGCCATCAACGTTCAACTTAACTCAAAAACCTATACCCACTGATTCTCTTTTTAACTTATATTTATGAGAAGGGCATTTCTTATGAGTACGAGGTTGACCGGAGGATTTTAATGGACATAAATCAAATAATTGCTTTACTTATAGGTAATTCAGCGATTTTTGCTTTTATTCAATATCTTATTACGAGACAGGATAAAAAGAAAGATAAAACTGCTGAATTAGCTAAACAACTTGATGAAACTAAGACTGAAATTATTGACAAAATTGATGGTCTTAATGTCAAGATTGACAAAAATAATATTGAACAAATAAAAACAACACTAATAATCCATTTTGACCGCATTCAGAATGGAGAAAAGCTTTCAGAGGGAGTAATTAGACGCCTTCATACAGAATATGATGCTTATCTCGCTCTTGGAGATGGGGATTCTTATATTAGCAATCAGTATGAGCGTTTAACCAATGAAGGCAAATTTTAAAAGGAGGACAGCTTATGGATGTAATAAAAGAAAGAATTAAAGCAATTACTACTCTTATTGTAACCGCTTTACTTTTAGTAAACACAATTCTTACAGCTTATGGTAAGAACCCAATTCCATATTCTGAGAGCCAAGTGTATGAATTAATTTCTAATTTCTTATCTGCAATTGCAGTTATTTATGCTTGGTGGAAGAATCAGAATATTACAAGCGCTGCAGCCAAAGCGCAAGGTTGGCTTAACGAAATTAAGATTAATAAAGCAGATGCTCAAGAATTAACTTATGAAGAGGAGGACCTGCCCGCAGTGGAGGCCGAAAATGAGTAAATTTGTTACCTTTCGTCAAGCAGATTCTCGTTGGGGCTCACTTCCTTATTCAAGAGCTCCATATTATATGAGTGACTCAGGATGCGGCCCTACAGCCTGTGCATCAATAATCTATAACATAAAACGTGATATAACCCCCGCTATAACTCGTGCATATATGATTAATAATGGTTACTGTCTTAATGGTAGCGGAACCTATGCGTCGGGAATTACGAGTTGTTTAAAATATTACGGTTATAAAGTAGGCGTTCATTATGACATGGCATCGTTTTGGAAGGCTTGCGATGCTGGAAATGTTGCTGGTGTTATTTGGTTCAAAAAAGGAACCAGGGGTGGTGTTACATGGACAACAACTGGTCATTATGTTGCTTTTTCAGGATATTACAAGAAAAACGGATACCACTATTTGTATACCCGTGATCCTGGTGGAAGGCATAACGATGGATGGCATTGCTATGAAACACAAATGTACGGATTAATAGCACAACTTTGGACAGTTAATGTACCTAATAATTCTACGACAACTACCACGACTACAACGACTACTGATGTTACTGCATATTATAAAACAAATGATGTTATGAACATTCGTCAAGGTGCATCAACAAGTTATAAAATTGTAGGAACAGTTCCTAAGGGAGTTACAGTTAAGACCACAAAACAGCATGGTAATTGGGTTTATGTGCCAAATTACAATGGAAAGAACGGTTGGGTTTGTGTAAAAGACTCCTCAACAACTTATTTAACTAAGGTGGCTGCGCCAGCTGGTTATACTGGTACATGGCCAGTACTTCCTTCAAGAGGATATTTTAAATCTGGTGATAGGGGAACGCAAGTAACTCGTATTCAAGCGTTCTTAAATTGGTATGGAAGCTATAAATTAGCTACTGATGGAATTTATGGACCTAATACTGTAAATGCGGTTAAGAAATTCCAAAGTGCTATGAAACTAACTGCAGATGGTCTTTGGGGTAGTGCAACCCAAGCTAAAGCCAAAGCTTATAAGAAATAGTGATTTTCTATTTGCGGTTTGGAATTGAATAAGTAGATACTTTGTATTTAAAATCCACTTAATTATAGTGATTAAGTGGATTTTTTATTATATAGATAGAGATAAAAGGAGGAAAGTAATGGCAAGTACAGTTTATTATGGAACGTCAATTACAGGAGAAAATGTTCCTCAAAAGGTTGTGAAGATTAAACAAGCAGATTTTAATCCAAACGATTTACAACCTGGGGATATTTTAAGTGTATATTTCGCGCATAGAAATTCTGTAGAAAATCCATCGTTGGTTTATACAATTGGAGATTCTGAACAAGAAATGTCAGCTACTGGTAATAGTAATGGAGATTCGATTAAGAATACAAATCAAAATGGCGCATTACCTGGCGCGTGGACGGATGGAGAAGTAGTTAATTTTTCATATACAGCTGATTCAGATATAACACAGGGTTTGAATAATACAACTTATTGGGAAATGGTTGCCAAGGGAGTAGCCACTGATGAGACCTATGGAGTTGTTAAAATTGATGATGGTGATGAGTCTGCTATAAGCGTCGGTGCAGTTAAGGATATGCTTGAGAGTTTAACCGCGCCAACAGTTATTTATCATAGCACAATTCCAGCAGAAGATGAAATAGGATATATCAGTGTTACTTATCATGATATTGATGGTACAGATGAAGAAGTAAAAACTTATGTTTATATACCTCATATTCCTAATGATACAGGAGATTTGGAGTTTAATAGTGCAGGCTATCTTACCAATTTAATAACTACCGATATAACCTTTAATGGTGCCGATAGCGATGGTAGTAAAAAAATTAAAATTGACGATGGAGATGGCGCCATTACTATAATTGATTTAGATAATTATAATAATGGTGTTGGCATCTATAGTCAAGAAAATATTAATTTATTACCTACTGGTCAAGTTGTAATTGGTACTCAAGGAGACAATAAGGATTTAACTGTCTATGGAGACATTTATGCAAATAATTTAGATGCTTCTGGTATTACAGTTGATACAATTGGTGCGCATACAGATAATGGTATAATTACTTTTACTTCACCAACCAATTTAGAAGATGACATTGTTATGAATGGTGGCATCTATGTTGGTGAACAAACATTAGAAGAATATGTAGAGTCATTATTTGATTCAGATGAAAATAAAAATGCAATTAGCGACGCTGCTGCGGATTTATTTAACGATTATTTAAAAACAGTAAGATACCATGCTGGACCTACTTCAATTGGTTTAAATTCAATTAAAACGGTTGTTTATGGAGATAATCCTACAGCAATTCCTTCAGATACTATACCTAATACAGTAATAACTGGTGAAAACTTAAATATTGAAGGCTATGAAATTCTTGGTGTAATAACTTGGGAAACTTATATGAATGGAACAAGTAATCCCAAAAATGCTAATATTTATGGTATTTGGTGGCAAGGAAATGACCCCAAATCGGGTGTTTTATATTTAAAACTCACAGCTCTTGATGCTGCAGTAAGTAATATTAAGACTAGTGTTGATATTTTATATAAAAAGAAAACATATACTATTACTTATGATGTAAATGGAGGCTCTGGAGCGCCAGATCCGCAGTATAAATTTCATGATAGGCCTCTTAAAATATCAAAAACAAGGCCCACTAGAGAAGGATATACATTTGGTGGTTGGTATGCACAAGAGGAAGGTGTTAGATTATATCCTGCTGGTGGAACTTTCACTAAAAATGCTTCAACAACATTGATAGCTTTATGGAGAAATTAAGGAGTAAAGGAGAATGAAAGGAGACTTTTTAGGGTTTAGCTTTGATGGTATCCATAGTTCTCGTTTGGGTATTACAAGGGTAAGCGATGGAGATAGATATAATGAGTCTTTAGTACCAGAGATAGAAGATAAAATTGTTCCTGTTCCTGGTGAAAATGGAAGTTACTTCTTTGGCTCATTATATAGAACGAAACCAATAACAATTCAAATTGCTTTTGATTCTTTGACTGAAAGTCAATTTAGACAGTTAAGAAAATTATTAGCAATTAAAAAGCCTTGTAAGTTAATTCTTGATGAAAGACCTTATAAGGTATATACAGCAAAAATTTCCGCGCCGCCGCAACTTAACTATATATGTTTTGATGAAGAACAATATTTTTGGGAAGACCATTCAGAGTTAGATAATAATGGTGGATACATTCCTCAGAGTATAGACCATAAAATATATACGGGAAGAACGCAACGTATTTATAAGGGTGAAGGTACAATTGAATTTGAATGTATTTATCCTTATGCGGTTGATCAATTTAAAGTTCTTGACCTTTATGGAAACTTTGATTTTAAACCAACTTGGGGAATTGGAGTTTATTACAAGAACAATCCGAGAACCATTGGAGAGGCGCAAGAACGTATTGCTTATGATACAGAACATGCTGCGGAAGGCGAAGTAATTGATGAAAACGACCCGAAATATACAGTTATTGAAATAGATTCGGGTAACACTATTACGATTTATGACAATACTGAAGATTGGGCGGAATCGAGTGGAATTTTACCATATGAATATTATAAGAAGTATCATGTAGATAGTGTTTATGAAGTACAAAATGTGGTTGGTTATAATGCGTGTATTCCAGTTTATAATGCTGGAGATGTGGATGCGCCATTTTACTTATATTTGCCTTTTGGTAATGGAGAAAATATAGAAATTACGGCTGATGCTCCAACATATTTTGGTGAAGTTATAGTAGATGAAGAGATTTTTAAATCTGTTTATCCATATAATGGTGTTTATACTTTTTATTATTCTGATGATGCGTGGCATTATGGAAGTGATGAAATAAATTTAGAAGATATAGGTATTACATATTCTGGCACGCCTAGTACAGAACCTGATGCTGTAAATAAAATTAAAATATCAATGCGTAATACTGTAGATTCTGGTTCATTAACTCCAGCAAGTGGTGATTATATTGATATAAATGTTGATAATCAATTACTGAGATTAAAACCGTTTGAATCATCTACTACATTAAATAAGGAAAATGGTGTAATTATTAATACAAATAACCACTTAATAGAAGGAGTGGTTTATGATATGGCGACCTCAACTTGGAGGACAACGGGTAACTTATATAATGAATATATTGTCGCGGGCGACTTTGTGAAGATTAAAGCAAATGATTGGACAATGTTTGATACTTATGATGGCTCACACACACAAACAATTTACTTAAACTGCGCGACCGCATTAGATGCAAGAATTCATTATAATTATTTATACTATTAAGGAGGAAAAAGGAGATGGGTGAACAACTCATAAGACCCTATCAGATTTCTATTTGGGAAGATAGACTTGTAGATTCTGATGGAGAAAGCTACTATGAAGAAGTCAAAATAGCTGAAATTGGTTCAGATACAATGACTTCTCAAAATAGAGTATATTCACCTGTATTTAAAATAAATACAAATGGCGAAAAGACCCTAACTTTTTCATTAAAGTATAAATACTATGATGAAACGGTTGGGGATTTTGTCGTTAATCCGTTTGAAAAATTTCTCGTTAATGAACGTAAAGTCAAACTTTTCTATAAAGATGAATGGCATGATTTTGTAATTAAAGAGAAAGAAGAAGAATCGGAAGAATATACTTTTTCTTATACTTGTACAGATTTATTTGTGCAAGAATTATCTAAAAATGGTTATGGTATTACATTTAATACTGATTTAGGTAACAATCAAGGTACAATTATAGAATTAGCTGAAAAAACTTTAGAAGATACCGATTGGGTTGTAGATAGAGTTAATTCAGATTTACTTCAACAAAAAATTGTTGAGCCAATTTATGAATGTACAGTTAATGGTACATTTGATGCATTAAATACAGATACCAATGAAACCGTTACAATTGAAAACGAAGAAACTATTTATGTATTTTATAGTTATATAGCCAATAGAGAAGTCGTAGACGTTCAATTTTTACGTGCGGCCGACCGTGAAAAATGGTCATACGATAATAATAATGCAATTATTGGTACTAATTATAGATTTCCTGAAAATATTTCATACGATAATCTTGATGAGCCTATGGTGATAAATTATGGCTCGGCCGCCATCAACATAGGACTTATAAATACAGAATCTCAAGGTTACAGATTAGTTTATAATAATCTTACAACGTATGACCCAGTCATGGGTAGAACAGTTAATACTTATCATTTTACTTATGATGATGGATTGGTTCAAGACATTTATAATTATTCTGATTCTCATTATGGTACATCTGCGATACTTCAAAATTATGTAACTAATGGAAGTAATTTTACAACCTATAATGGAACTGGAATTACTGGTTGGAGTGAAGCGGTTGATACAAATGCAGATAGATACCTTGATTTAGGCGTTACAACTTTTCCAGAGCTTACTTCTGCTTCTGCTTTAGCTCAAATTTCAGAGTTAAAGCAAATTAAGGGATTTTTAGAATTAGAGACCCCAGCCAATATAGAAAATGAAGGAAAATATCAATATCCATTTTTTAATAGCGGTATTGTTGATAATGCTGCTTTTGTTGGTGGCATCGCTGGTGGAGACGAATTCCTTTTAAGAGTACGTTACCAATGGGCGTCAACTAAACATGGGACACTAAATAATCCCCAAACTTCTAATGTACGAGCGGTAGTCGCTGGATACACTTTAGAACCAAAGACACTTGCAGATGGTAGCAAAGTAAGTGTTAAAAAAATAAATGATAAAAAGATTTATATAGATTTTGATGGCGATTTCCAAAATGGTAATGTCATTATAAATACTGGTAAATTTAATAGTAATCATGATACATATTTAATCAATGGAGTGGTTCAAACCCCTTCTGATAAATATGTATATAAAGAAACAGATGACGATACAGAATATATTTGGTCTGTAAAGGATAATAGTTTTAAACCAAAAACAAATAAAAATTTTACAAATTATTATTATACGACTGCAATAGCAAAAAATTCGATTTCTCAAGCAAAGCTTGCAGACCCAACGAATCGTATTGGTTTATTTATATATAAAACAAATAATAACGATCAATACACTTACATAGAAGATATTGAAATTACAAAATACTATGAAGATGCCAGTGGCAATCCTATATTCGTGGGTTCAGCGCCGGAAGCAAAAACTGAAACGGTTAATAACTTCTATTTGAAACCCGAAGATGGAATGACCGCAGAATCAGTTGAACTTTATAGCTCACTTAATGCTCTTGCGAGTAGCTTAAATATTAATCCTGAGAAGATTGAACTTATTAAGAACGAGCAATGTGAAAAAATCTTATCTATAGAAGCATCTAAGTCCAACTGCTTCAATATACTTCAAGATTTATGTGAGACTTTTGAATGTTGGTTAAAAATCAATGTAGAACACGATTCAATCGGCCGCATTAAACTTGATAAATATCATAAGCCAATTAAGAAAGTTTGCTTCAAAGAGTATGTAGGTAAAGACAACTTTGCAGGATTCAAATATGGAATTAACTTAAATTCAATTAATCGTTCTATTGATAGTAATGAATTCGTAACTAAGTTAATCGTTGGCCAACCAGCGAGTGATTATACAACAAGTGGAACACTTAACATTGGTGAAGCAAGGTCAAATCCCAGCGGTGAATCTTATATTCTTAACTTTAATTATTACCTTAATCAAGGTTTGATTAAAGACAAGGCGGCTTTTAACGAAGATTTAAATAACTTCAATAAGGCACTAAAAGAAAAGAATATATTAATTCAAAGTTTAACTGATGAATATATTCTTGCGTCGGCCGCGCTTGAACATGCGAAAGCTAATCGTAATATATATGCTGAATCTGCGGAAGTAGCCTCAGAGAAATATGCAAAAGCTTTAAATGATTTTGAAACAATTGTTGGTCAGTCTTATAATGATTTTATGGCTACCAATCCAGATGTAGAGCAACTTGAGAAAAACACTGCTTTACGCAAAGCAATTGATGACATTTATGCGGCTGCAGTTCAAGTTAATAACTATCGTGGCTTATTAACAAATATTAATGAAGAATATAATAACCTAAATATAAAGTGTAATGGTGTCCCAAGCTATGGAATAACTGTTACAACTTTTAAATCAACAACTCCTGGATTACCCGACTCAACAAAGTTAGTTTTATCTGACTACGTCGAAGGATTTAAGTGCAATTTCAGAAGTTCAGCTTCTCCCGAACTAAATACAGATTGGGAATCAGAAGTTAATGATAAAGATTTTACAGAAGATATTCTTTATGATGAGATTGTAATAGTTGCGATTCCAACTAATTACGAATTAGAATATGCTGTTAATGGAGAGCCGCATACAAAACCTTTAACTAATGCTCTCGTGTTTGAAATAATTCGAGATGGTGAGGGTTTAACTAAAAGTTTCCGTTTAGTTCCTACTAAAGATTATGAAAATCAATTTCTTGGTTTAAAACAACAAATAGATAATGCTCTTGCAGAAAAAGCAGAGATTGAAAAAGAATTTTACACAAAATATAGCCGTTTTATTCAAGAAGGAACTTGGGAATCAACAGATTATATAGATAATGAATTATATTATATGGATGCTCTTCAAGTTAGTAACGCCAGCGCGCAACCCAAAGTTTCCTATACAATTAACGTAATGGAAATTGGTGAGCTTGAGGGTTATGAAAACTACAATTTTGATGTAGGTGATCGCACCTATATTGAAGATACTGATTTCTTTGGTTGGGAAACCTTCCGAGAAAATGGAGTTATTGCAGATACTCCAGTTAAAGAAATTGTAGTTGTTACTGAAGTTGAATGGCATTTGGATGAACCTGAAACAAATGTAATAACTGTTCAAAATTATAAAACACAGTTTGAAGATTTGTTCCAGCGCATAAGTGCAACAGTACAGTCCGTTGAATATAATCAAGCTTCATATGCTCGCGCGGCAAGTATACTTGATGCGAATGGACACATTAATCCTTCCTTATTGGTTGGCTCATTAAATGCTATTGCTGGAAATAGTTTTAACCTTGCGGTGAATGGTGTTTTAAAAGTAACTGATGAAGGAATAGTTGTACGAAATTTGACAAATCCCGGAAATTTACTTATAATAAAAAGTAGAGGAATTGAAAGTTCCCAAGACGGCGGAACGACTTGGCAAAATTTAGTTTCACCGCAGGGAATTAATACTGAAAAGCTTACTTCAGGTTCAATTGATACTCAAAATATTACAATAATGGACGGAGAGAGTCCAAGTTTTCGTTGGGATAGCAATGGAATTAGTGCGTATGGTTTTACAGAAAGCGCACCTGGACGTAGACTTAGGAGTACAACAGACAATAAAAAAATTGATTTAAATACTTACGTCCGTTATGATAAATACGGACTCTATGGAGTCCAAAACGGAGAGGATTATGTAGCAACCTCTTTAGAAGATATAAAAGAAAAAGCAAGTTTTGGTCTTACTTGGGATGGCTTCTTTATTAAAAATAAATATAGAGATGGATATGTTTCTATAAGTTCTACTGACGACTTCCAAGTTGTGGCGAATGGAACAGAGCGCATAAAAATCGGAAAATTTAATGATAATGACAAATATGGAATTAGAATTAAAAATGACGAAGGCGCGACTGTTTTTGAAACTGATGACAATGGTGATATATCAATGGCCGGCATTATACGTGCGGCAGGTGGTGAAATCGGTGGATTTACAATTGGTCAAAACAATTTACATAATGGTGAATTTGGTAGACCAGGCTCAGTCTTCTTGTCAACTGGATATAATAGTTCAATCCCAATTGCAGATGCCACGGGCACAAGGGATTGGGCAATCGCTGTAGGTCATACTTTTGGTGTTGATACGGACGGACGTCTTTATGCGATGGCAGCGAATATACATGGAAATATTTATGCAGAAAATGGATATTTCAGCGGTCGTATTGATGCTACAAGCGGAACTTTTATGAATGAGTTGCGTGTTGGTGGTGGAGAGAAGTATATTGTATTACAAGGCTATCCCGATAGGTCAGATTCATTAATTGCTTCTTCTGATTATATAAATAATCCAACTGCTGGATGGGCAATAAGCGGTTATGGAGACGCTATCTTTAATAACGTATCTGTGCGTGGAGCCATTAAAACAGCTGTATTCGAATATAATGAAATCGAAGCTGTTGGTGGTGCGTTCTTATTTAGACCGAGTACAACCATTAAGGGCGCGAGAATAAGAAATAATGATATTGTCTTAACTTTAGAAAAGCCTAATTTATTCCAAGTTGATGAATGGGTTAAGTTAAGTAATGTCAATACTGCTTCTTCTGATGTAAGCACTATTTTAAATGATGGCGGCCTGACTCATGTCTATAAAGTTATAGGCGCGAGTGGTAAGGAAGTTACTTTAGAGGGTGCGGCCGCAGATTTTATTGCGGGTGATGAGCCTGATACAACTTATGATAGTTGGGGAGAAGTTAAGTATGGATATAGACCATTTGCTCCTGGTGAAGATGGCAATCCAGAAGGACCGATTGCTTTTAATCCTGAGGCATGGGGTTTATATGAATTAGTCAATGATGAATATGTATTAACTGAAGATATAGAAGCAGTTGATGGAAAGATTTATTATGAACAATTCTATCCTGATTATACAACAGTACATTTCTCAGAACAATATTCTCAAGAAGATGCAGCAAAGTATGAAAATTTACAGAATTATGTAGATTTAGATATAACTTTAGGTGCGCCAAAGTATGAAGTATATTTCAATGACCGTGGTTATATTAAGAACATGAATCTTGAGATACGGAATATAGGTGTAGAAACAACTGATATAATCTATGATGAAATAAAGACAAGTTTTGAAGACACCAGCACTGGAGAAGTTTGGTATTATACAATTGAAAAATATATTGGAAACCTTGCTTTATTCTCATTAGAACTTAAGAATACGGGTGAAAATTTCTTAGTCGCGCAGATTAGTGAAATTTATAAGGCAACACCAGAGAGTGCTGGTGTACCAGACTCTTATACTCGTATTTATTCTGATTTAAATGGTGAAATACCTTTTGTTTTAAAACCATTACAAGCTCAAGATACAGTTGATAGTCTTGAGGGTGGTTCACTTATAAGCTTTGGATATTATCGCTCTAGTGATAGGTATGAAGATGGAATTCATAATTATGGAATTGGAATTAATAGTTCTGATAATTATGTAAACTTGCCGCAGAGGGCGATTTCATTATTTGAAAGTGAGATACATCCAGACTTAAATGATACTATTAAAGTTACTTATAATTTTAGAGGTATCTTAGGTACACTTCCACCAATTAATAGTTTTGGTTTAGGAAGCATATATTCTAATTATTTACAAGGAACACAAGGTATATATACTGATAATATGTATATTGGTGATGCTTCGCGTTATCTTACATTTTATACTGTTCCTGAGCATTACGAATTAACTCAAGATACTCAAGTCGATAATGATAAGACCTATTATAGTAAAAATAATAATGTATATACGGAAGTTGAACCGCAAGGGAATGAAAATCCACATATTGAAGGATGGTATGAGGATATTCCAAGTGCTAAAAATTTACGTATTAATGGTGCAGATATTATTTTTACCTATGAAATTGATGGTCAGACAACAACTGGAGATATTAATGATGTAATTAATGATATCGAAGTTGATGGTGGGGAAGGATTGGTTTTAACAATTACTTCTAATCATAGCCCTAGTTATGATAGTAGTAATATTAGTGCTACTTTAACAGCACATCTATATCAAAATGGGACTGAAGTGACTCCATATAATGCAATTCAAGCTCTTAATTATCAAATTAATTGGTATATTAATGGAACATTAGACAGTTTAAGTGGTAAAAATACTAATGTGTATAGTGTAACAGCTATTGATTCGGTAACTGTGACTGCAAAATTAGAAGATATATCTGAATAGGGAGGTTAATATGGCAATACATGCAGAATCTAGTATACAATTAAATACAATACCGGCATATACCTCCCTTTTGGGTGGACATTTTGTATATCGGGCTAATGGAACGCAGACTACTCCTGCTAGCGCCAATGTGATTAATGGTGATGACAATTTTAATATGTCTAATCCACAGACTTGGGGATACAATACTCACATTGGCGCGAGTGGGATTAAGTTAAGATTTAGAGAGACTGATTTATCTGAGTGGAGTAATGGTGGATTAAAATTTTATAAGGCACCTACAATTAGTGGGGATATTGTTACTCAGGGTGCATTAGCCATGGAATTAACCGATAGTGTTTTAAATTTTTATGGTTCTTCAACTTCTACTCCTGATGCAACTCTTACAAGTAATGGCTTAAAACTAGTTAAAGGTGGAATTGAAGCAGGTAAACCGAATACTAATGATTTTGTTTATATATCATCAACAGATTTTGTGGGTCAAATCGAATCATTTTATAGATTGACTTTAGACACAGAAATTGAAGATGATAAAACCTATTATGAATATGATGAAGAAAATGATACTTATACGGTTATTTCATCGCCAACCATAGAAGATATTGGGTCATATTATGAATATTATACTCCATCACAAGGAGCTATTGCTATTGATAATTTTGTAAAAAGAAATTGGAGACAAATAATTGGAACAAATTTTGCGGTTGATTCTGATGGTAATTTATATGCATCAAATGCAGATATAAGTGGCACAATAAATGCAGAATCTGGTTCGATTGGTGGTTTTGAAATTAATAATACCCAACTATATTCAAATGGTCATGACTCTCCTGATTCAAGTAATAATGGTATATATATAGGCTCAGACAAATTAGCTTTTGGACCAACATTAACTACTTATTTTGAAAATACCGGTAGTGGGAAAATAGGACCTTGGTATTTTGATGATGGTAATATATATATAAATATTGACGAATATCGTACTATAAAAATTGGTACTAATGGACTAGTTCTTACAGACTATGACATAGTTACAAATTCTAATTTTGAGACAAATGGAATTGAATTTAATTTTGGTTTACAAAACGATGAGTACATTTCTGTTCAAATTTTAGATAAAATTTTAATTAAAGATAATAAATTAACTATTAATGCTGATACAATTACACTTAATAATAAAGATTTAACTGCTCAGCTTAGTTTAATTGATCAAAATATTACTGACAATAAGCAACGTATTAATAATGCGTTTACTTATATAAATAACTATGAATTTTATATTGCCACAACGCCTAATGATACTTCCGGATATATACAATTAAAAAGAAAAAGTAATAATAATGCTTCATCTATAAAAATTACAGATAGTATAATTGAGTTATCTATTAATCAAAATAACATAACTACATATAGAGGTAATTTAATGCATACAACATTTGGTGAGTTTGAAAATTTAAGAATGAGAGTAGGAACGACTGGCAGTTTAACTTGGATAGCTCGTTCAAATGGACATTTATCGTTAAAGGTGGTGAACTAAATGGCAAAAGGAAGCATAACTTTATCATATACAACGACCTCTAATGGCGATACCTCAGCAACAATTAGAGTCACAATGACGTATTATGGCAATGGAGAAACTTGGAAGAGCTCGCCATCTTCAAATAACTGTTATATAACATTGAATGGTACTACAAAGTATTTTACTCATGCTTATACTACCTCTACTTCCGCCCAAACAATGGGCTATGCAGATTTTACTATTACCAAAACTCATAATGCTCAATCACTAACTGCAACAGGTGGTATTACTAATTATAGTACATATTACAGTAATCCTACAGGTAGTTGTACAGTATCAGTAAGTGCACAAACTTCATATACAATTTCTTATAAAGCTAACGGGCATGGCACAGCCCCCGCTGCTCAAACGAAATGGTATGGAGAGGGATTAGTTTTACGAGACGCAATGTCTGTTACTGGGTGGACTTTTATCGGATGGAATATTTATGCCACATCTACTTCCGCACGATATAATGCAGGTGGGTATTATACTGATGAAGCCGCCGCGACTTTATATGGTATATGGCAAAAAGATATAACTCTTTCGTATAATGCCAATAGCGGTAGCGGCGCACCAGCGTCTCAAACAAATACTATTTATAATACAACAACAAGTACTTCTTTTGCAATTCCATCTACACCACCTACTCGAACAAATTATGACTTTCTTGGATGGTTAGATGGTAGCACATTATATCAGCCAGGTGATACAATTTCTAATGTCACGGATAGTAAAGAACTTGTTGCAAGTTGGAAATTAGCTTATATTCCACCACAAATTACATCTTTAGAAGGAAAACGTTTAGAAAATAATAATTCTCAAGCTACAATTACTATAAATTGGACTAAAGGTAATGATGGAAAAGTTATTTCTACCACTCAACTATCAATCGCTTATAAATTAAGTACTAGTCAAAATTGGATATATATTAAAGCATCAGGAGATACTAGTTCAGAAGAAACATGGATTGATTCAAGCGAAACAACTTATGAGACTACGATTGGTACAGATAGTAATAATTTAACTGATAATCAATATGATATTCAAGTTAAAGTAAGAAATAGTGATTATGCTTCTTATGAACAAACGAAAATTAGTTTTATATCTGCTACTTTTTATGTTATAGATATAGCTGCAGATGGAAAGGGAATTGGTTTGTTAACTACTGCGCCTAGTGGTGGCATTAATATTGGCGGACAACTAAACTTTATTAATACATCTCTTGGTAACAACCCGTTGCCAATTTGTCTTAATGGCCATAATGCTATTTTTCATAATCAAGGCAGTTTACAATGGAACAACGGAGCCAATAGTAATTATTTAATTGATAAATATACTTTGGCTTATTGGAATGGGACTTATGATGGAACCAGTTCTAATTTACTGGCTCAAAAAGTTGATTATATAACTGCTCAAGGAACCGTTACTGAATCTACAAATGGTTCAGGCTTATGGCGTTATCGTAAATGGAATAGCGGTTTCCAAGAAGTGTGGTATCGTGGTAGTGTTAATTTTACTAATGCTACTTCTAATAGTGCAAATGGTTGGTATAGGAGAATAAAAGATTTTACAATTCCTTATGACTCAATGACAAGCATAACTGCTTTTGATGATAATGCTATCCCCGTAGTTACAGGTGCCTATTCTGGTACATTATTAAGTACAGGTGGTTTTAAAAGTAGCGGAACCGCTGTGGAATTGCAGGAAATTTCAGGTGCAACAATATCTTCTACTTCAATAACAGGCTGGAGTATATATATTGCAGGTATGCCTCGCTAATTTAAATAAATAAAAAAAGAACGTGAGTCCCTCAATATCACGTTCTTTTCTTTTTGTCACATTTTCCGTTCTTATGACTTACATTAACCCTCTCTAAAATTAATGTATAAAAGATAGGATAAATCTCCCACATCTGTAGCCTATGGGTTATGCTAGTACAGTAGCTTGCGATATCGACTTTTTTATCCTATCCTTTAATTATATTATATCATAGGTCATATTAGACTGTCAAATTTTGATTTTGAGAATAAAATAAAAGACCGCACTTACATGTGCGGCCATCGCATTAATTTATTTAAAAATTGAATCCCAAGTACATTCAGTTGGAGCCTTATCATCCCTAACATTACAAAGTTTCGGATGCCTTAAACCATATCCACCTTGTTGGTTAGTCATAATCTCCATAGCTGTAACTTCTACAACTTTACCTACATAATCTCGCCAATTTTCTTTAACCTCATCAGTTATTCCACTCAGATTTCCAATCTCAACTAATTTTCCATCTTTATATGCGCCGAGTTTAAGTGAGCCCGCCCACCCATAAAACCAGTTTTTCGTTACTGGGATGACCGGCGCGCCATCTACATATGACTTATACATCGACTTCTGTGGATTTGTAAAGTCTGTAACCTCGACTTTTGTATTGGTCATCTCATCAAACCAATAAGGCCATGATTCAATTTCCTTACCCGTATATAAACGACTTGGCGGGTTTGCTCCAATTACTACGCAATCAATTGTATCTTGAAGTTCCTTTTTTATTTTAAGTGAAACTGCATTACTTCTCTTACCTGGTTGATACTTTGCATCTTCTTGAGTTATAACAACACCCTCATATCCATCTGCAAGCAACTGTTGAAGTAAATCCCAGAGTTCTTTTCCATTGTAATATTTAGCCCATTCTACATACGCTGACTGATATTTCTTCTCATAATCACTCAGTCGAAGGAAACGGTCTATTGCTTTCATATTTAAATATGATTCACCTGCATCAGCGAGTATATCAAATACGTATAAATGAAGTTTGTCCTCTTCTTTGCTTTGGCGCGCGAGTGATTTATTCAATAAACAGTTCATTATTGAAGTTGTGGTTTTTGCCTGTTCGTCTCTTGGAAGATATACTTCTCCAAGCAATACAGTTCCTGGTTCAAGTTCATTAAGAATTGAGTGGAACTGTGGTACCCAATCTACCTTATTTACATATTCACCTTTTACGTTTTTCGCGCGCGGGCGCAAGAAAATTTCGCCATCTAAATTTTTACCACACATGGCAAAGCACCCGTCGACTTTTCTCGCGCCCCACCAAAATGAACTAAAAATTTTACTCACTGCATTATCCTTGCGTTTTTCTATACTCCAACTGTTTGGAGGACTATAATAACGCATCGCATCTAAGTTATAAAAATCTATATTTTCAATTATACAATTCATAAATTACATTTCTCCTTTAAGTATTCCCAAGTTAATTTATTCTTATCACGATAAGGTATCTCTATAAGAGGAATATTATTTTTTTTACAATATTCTCTTTTTATATTATCACGTTCTTGTGTTAGTTTCAAATTTTCTTCTCCACCAAACCACTCAACAGATTTTATATGTTGATCACCTTGAAATTCTATTAAACAATATAATTGTTTATTTTTAAAAATTGCAAAATCAAAACGTAATTTTACATTCCGTCGAGATAAACAATCATCAAAAGTATACTCTTTTTTAAAATCAACATTATTTTCAATCAAGATAGTATTAATTTTTTCTTCTCCATAAGAACGTCTAATACATCCACAAGACTTAGTTTCTCCAGTAGTTAAATATGAATGAAGAACATCAGTTTCTTCGCCACAGTTTAAACATTTACAATGCCAAATAGTTTTGCCCCATTTTCTCTCATCTAATTTATATAACGGAATAAGAAAACCAAACTGTTGTCCAGTTAAATCTACTGATGCGGCCTCGCTTGTTCTCTCTCGTTGTAAGCAGCCGCAAGATTGAGTCGAACCGTCCCTTAAGTGAGTTCCTATTATTGATTTAATATTTCCGCATTCACATTGACAAACCCAATAAGCTTTATGACCATGCCCTTTTGGTCTAGATTCGTCTCTATGCAGAACCGTCAGACGTCCAAACTTCTGCCCGGTTAAATCTTTTAATGTTTGTTTTGCTCGCTGTTCTTGCATTTCTTTTTGTAAGCAGCCGCAAGATTTAATTGAATTATTCATTAAATTAGTACGACTTACAGAGGTAATATTCCCACAGTCACATCTACATACCCAGTATACTGGACATCCATGCCCTTTTGGTTTAGACTCATCTCTATATAAAACTGTTAAACGTCCAAATTTTTGGCCTGTCATATCTTTTAAAGGCATATTCTTATCCTCCACTTTGTTCTATATATAAGTAGAAAATATTAAGATATGCTACATAAAATGTGAACCAAACCATGTTCCCAAATTAGTAATCATTCCTTTCATAGTTATACGTCCTTCCTTTTCTTTCTATTTTAACTAATTCATAAATATATGTATAGTCGTTATATCCATTAACTTCTATTTTTTCAACTTGACCACTCTTTATTTTTTCATAAAGTTCTTCACTCATAGATACCGAATCTCTTATCATTCTTCATTCTCCTGGTCATATTCCCAATCTTCTTTTAAAATAAAATCAATAAAGTTTTGACTATTCTTTTCCAAAAATTCTAATCCATCATTATTATCAACAGCATAATCATATGAGTAATTCCACCAATTTGCATCTGCATGATTTGATGCTGGAATTGACTCTACCTCTTTACGTCTTATAACAAGACTTTTTGCATTGAAGGTATCGCAAAGTCGTTTAATATCTGCGGCCTCGCGCGCATTTATAAATACGACGACTTCCTTATCTAAATCGTGGCAATATACATAGTTATGTAATAGAAACTTCAAATATTCAAATGACCCATCATTATATTCATCAATTAAATCTTTGAGGTCACTTAAAAACTTACGGTCTTTTGGACTTTTTTGTTTTTCCGTCCACCCTACTACTTTAGCCATTGCTTTGGCAGCATCAACCATTGAGAATTCATATACATCTGCCTTTGGGTGTTTTCTACAAAGGTCTATAAAGGTTGACTTTCCACATCCCGCATGGCCGTTAATTATTACTACTTTCATCAGTTGCTCCTTTCTTTTTCGTATAATAACGATAGTTTATATCTCTCCAAATTGCACCTGTTTCGAGAGCTAATTCGAAATGGGTTGAGATATGGTTTATGATTAGTTGAATTTGAGTTGCAGACTCTGGCACATCTTTTGTACGTACCCACTTGAGTAGTTTGCGGCGGCGCCAATTCTTGAGTTTAAAAAGGATATACTTATGAAGTGGCATATCCATATATATTTGAGTTTTTAATACTGCGGCCGCGATAGATGCGCCTTCAAAATAGACGCTGTGAGATGGTTGGTCTGACTGAAACCATTTAAGATAAATTTTATTGTCTGTACGTGCAGACTCTGCTAAAACGTTGGCAACTACCGTGCCTACGATTTCATCATAAAGTTTTAAATTGCCAAGTTTTGAATCCATTGATTTTTTCTCCTTTTATCATTCTCTTTATATTATATGATAAATTTGAGATTTTGTCAAATTTTATTTGGAAATTTGACATTGAGAAAAAATTCAGATATAATCGCGCGCAACACAGGCGCGCATAATTTAATATGTAGAGAATTTTTGCTATGACGCAGAAGTTGGACGTTGTGGCCTTCGGCGAGCGGCATCCTGGTAGTGGATGTGCACTGGCTCTGTGGCATCCTAGGATATAGCGACCGGCCGCACTTCTACATACAACTTCTAAATTTGAATTTTATGAAAAAATTTGCTATAATATATATAGAATATAAAAAGGAGAATTATGCGTATGTTAGCAATAGTTGGAATAGCTCTTATAATGGTTGGTCTTTGGGAAGAATTATCACTTTATATGATGACTCTTCAAGAAGATGAAAGCGTTATATATTATGCAGTGCTTACCTTTTTAAAATTTATTGGTAGTTTTTTGGTTTTAGTTTATACAATAGTTTATTTATATTAAGGAGTTTTTATGACTACATATATACGAGTTGATAATGATAGATATGACTGTAAAAATTGTCCCAGTTGGATAAGGGCATCATATATGTGTCCAAGAACGGCTCCAGCTTATGAAGGATATCGTGATGATTTGGCAACAAAGTGTCCTTTACTTCATCCATTTTCGATAGAAGAGTTAGAGACTCCTTTAAGTCATATCAAATATGAAAAAATTATTATAAGGGAGTGTGACCAAGATGAAGAAAACAAAGCTTGAAATTGCAAAAGAAGTTATTAAAGAGAATTATGAAGGTGGAGATTGTGGTCTTTATAACTGTAGAAATCTCGCTGGTGATGAGATGGAAACCATCTATTCAGACCCAATTCTCACAATTGATATTTGCTATGACTGGAGTTATTTTGAAGTTTTTGGTTTATCTGATGAAGAGTTTAAGGAGCTTGGATGTTTTTATAAAGGTTTAAGTAAGTATCCTCTTATGTACTAAAGGAGAATAAAATGGAAGTATATATAAAAGATATGGAGATGCCGGAGCGCTGTATAGATTGTCGCTTTTATCAAGATAAGTGGTGTTATGCTTATATGGATAGCGATGGTTCACGATTTAAATATTTGGGTGGTTCAAAACCTAAATTTTGTCCATTGGTTAGTTTAGAATCACAAGATATACTTAATAATAGACCGACTGCCGTTAAGTCAACGGAAGTACCTTGGTGGATTACAGGAGAATAGTTTGGGAATAGAGGTGAAAAATGGTTATAATTAATGATGATTGGAGCTACACTCCTTCAATAACTACATCAACTTCAACAGGTATAAACACAAAAGATAAAAATGATATTGGAATAGTTTATGTGCCTTTGATAAAAATAACTCCACTTTATGATGAAATCTATGCGTGGTCGCAGTTTGACCCGTGTAGGAATTGTAATAATAATCCCAGAAATAACCCGCATGCAAGTGGAATATGTCATTGTGCACTTCCGTCTATGCATGATGTAATTTATTAAAAGGAGAGCCAAATGATATGGGAGAACCTACATATATTGAGACCTGGCAAGTAACAGGCAATCCAATAGGAGACATATTGGACATAGCGTATACAGATAGTGTGTATTTAACAGATGAGGCGATAGATGGGCTTAGGCGTTATATGGCGGCGGCTCATAGATGTACGCTTGTGAAGTTGTTGAGAGTAAGAGAGATTGAACTTGAAGGAGAAATATGGGAGTGATAAAGCAGATTATCCGCAGAATCAAAATTAATAGGATATGTAAGTTGAATAGCTATTATTGCCCCGACTGCATCTATCACGAATGGGACTTTGAAGGCGTGATATTTAGAGGGAATAAATGCAGGCTAGAGAGGAAATGATATGAAACTAATTAAAGGAAGAAAAACACCGTTAAAAAATGCCATTGTAATTAGTGACAATATGGACGTAATGGATGTTGAAACTGCAATTAATAACACATTAAAGTGGTGTACTTGGAGTAAGACCTACAACAATATGTGGGAAAAGATAATATGTGAAATGTTAATTAAAAGGGGAAGCGATGAGTATACTAATTAAAAAAATGGAGATGCCGAAAGTGTGTGCCTTATGTCCCTTTAGGGAAACGAAATATGACCCCGGATATTATTACTACGAGCATTGCAAAGCATTAGGCAGGATTTTCAACGAGAGCAAATTAGACATTGACCCCCTTGAAGAAAGACTCAGCGATTGTCCACTTATTGAAATCCCCACACCACATGGACGGCTGATAGATGAAAATGCGATTCAAGGAGCGTTGATAGCAGACGCATATAAGAATGACGGGAAATTTCAATGGGGAGATACTATCAAATGGACTCCCTCAGAAGTTGGAGAAATTATTTCAAATAACGTACCGACTATATTAGAAGCGGAGGAATAAATGAGAAATAAAGAAACAAACACAACTGTAACTGGAGGAATCGGATTCTGCGGATTACTTACAATTGTTTTTATTGTATTAAAATTGCTTAACAAAATTAGTTGGTCTTGGATTTGGGTACTTGCGCCACTATGGATTGAATTTATTGTAGCAGTTCTTACTTGTGTTATAATAATTATAGGAATAAAAAGAAAATGATAGCGATACCTAATATGGAGATGCCGAAGTCATGCGAAAACTGTGTGAACTGTGATAAGATAAGACCTGAACATGGGGATGAGTTTTGGTCGTGCGATGAATATGGAATAGTGCATCTTGGGATACCTGCAAACTGTACCCCACCTAATGATTGCGCCTGCGAGTTTTGGACAGATGACCCCGCTCAGAGACATAAGAGATATAATGAAATCATGAATATTAGGTAGGAGAATGATATGGAGCTGATATCAAGAGATGAAGCAATCGTAATGCTTGAAGATATGGAAGGACGAAGAGACGAAGACGGATGCATAAGAATTTATAAGTGCGATGCGATAGATAACTTAAGAAGTCTTCCCGCCACAGAAGAACGGAGAGAGGGAAGATGGGTAAGAATCACTCAAGATGTAGGTTTAAAACCTCATCAATATATGTGTACTGAATGTCATAGAATTATCGAGTACGATAGTTCTGAATCTCCTTCCTTGCTGGAGATAAGGTATCCTTATTGTCATTGTGGAGCAAAGATGGAGGGAAAAGTAAATGAGACTGATAGATGCTGACGAATTGGATAATATGGGCTATGAATTACATCGTACCTATCGGGAAGATGCAAACACGATGGTTTATGAAGTAAAGAAAATAGGTGAAATACCAACCATAGAAGCAGAGCCTGTACGTCATGGGCGATGGATTAAAACAGATAAACATGATATTTATTACCAACCCGGATATAAGTGTTCTGTCTGCAAAATTTTAACAACCTGTCATGGAAGGTATTGCCCTAATTGCGGCGCGCGAATGGAAGGGGATGGTAAATAAGATATGGTTATGGATAAAGATACAATTAAACGAATACATCTTTATGATGATGAATACATAGAATTGCCTTATCCGATAAATTCTGATGAATTTGATTTAGATGGTCCATTTTTACTAAATAGAGTATTATTCTATGAAATTCAATGTATAAATAATAAGTTAAATGAATTACTTCAAAGAATTAAAGAGGTAGAATAAATGACAGATTCTGAACGTGCAATTATAATGGCATACACAGGCGTTTGTATGTTAAAGGGTGATAAACTAAATATTTTTTATAAGTATATTGAAGAGCTTTTAGGCTGCCCAGTTTGGACACATGAACTTGCTGACCAAAAGTTATGGGACAAAATTAAAGAAAAAAGCAAATCAGATTTTTTAGCCTTGTGTGCATAAAAACTTGACTTTTTATTAAATTTCTATTATAATTTATTTAGAAAATAAATTGAAAGGAAAAAAAGAAATGGCATTTACATATCAGTTAAAAATGAATATTCCTGAAATCAGTAATAGCGGCCATGCTTATTTTGATGAATTAGAAAATACACCCTATCCATTTTCTATGGATAAAGTCGCAGAAGATGATGAAAGACAGGCTATATGGGCCAAGGAAAGAGAAGTATACGGATTCGATTCAACCGAGACTTGGGATTTAAATTCTGCATTTTACGCATGGCTTTATGAGCGTTTGCGTATGTATGTAGATAAAGCAAACAAAGTCGTGAATCTTCATTATCATAAGTTTGAATGGAAAGACGAAGAATATTATCAAGATGAAATAATTGATATGATTCTTGACCGTATACGCTTCTTTTTCTCAGATGAATATGATGATTATTCTGATGAAGATATAGCTTATGTGGCAGAAATAGGAGAATTATGGGCATTAGTTTTGCCCGCAATGTGGTGGTAAGAAAATGATTTATTTTTGTGGGGATACTCACCTTGATATAGATATACAAAAACTTAATAAGAGAAGTTTTCCAGAACAAGGTGGTCTCACAAAAAATGACTATGTAATTGTGTGTGGAGATTTTGGGTTACTTTTTAATTATAAAGATACAGGTAAAAGTGTCCCTTCCAATCCCAATGATACTTGTTGGTCAGAAGAAGAATTATATTGGTATGACTGGTATAATGAGAAAAATTTTACCACCTTGTGGATAGATGGAAATCATGAGTCTTTTAGCAGACTCGAAACCTATCCAGTAACTGAATGGAATGGCGGCAAAGTACAGAAAATTAGTGATTCAATTATTCATCTAATGCGCGGTCAGGTTTATACTATTGATGGAAAAACAATTTTCACAATGGGCGGCGCGGCATCTATTGACCGTGGACCTTCTGTGAATAGGTATGAACAGGATATTAATAAAATCTGGTGGCCGCAAGAAAATATTACTGATAATGATATGGTTGAAGCTTGGAGAAATCTAGACCAGGTTAATAATAAGGTAGATTATATAGTAACTCATGACGTGCCGCAAGATGTACATATGCGCATGGGTTTTTATAGTAACGATTCTAACTGTATTAAATTACAGCAAATAAAAGAAACCGTTACATATGATACTTGGTTCGCTGGACATTATCATAGGTTTGATAGGTATGGAAATGTTCAGATTTTATATAATCAAGTTGTAAGGTTTAATAAAAAGGGAGAGCTTATTAATGTCTGTCGGGGATTATACAGATAAATTAAATAAAAATATGGGTTGGATATGTCCTAAATGCGGCCGAGTTAATGCGCCGTGGGCACGTTTTTGCGACTGTGCGGACGAGCAAATTTATGACCCGCCGCACATCTATACTCAACCTATAGTGCCAACTTTTAAAACAAGCTATGAATGTTGCAAGAACTGTCAGAATAATCCAGTAGTAAATCCAAATGCAAGTGGTATATGCAATTGTTCTCTACCAGCGCTGGAGGTATCACTTCCTACTGCTATACCTGGAACAAAGTCTAATACTGTCTATACGTTTTATTGGGAAGATGGAGAGTTAATAACTAAGCAACTTTAAATTTGACTTTTATTTAAATTTTATATATAATATAAAAAGAAAATGAAAGAAAGGAATTTTGAAATGGAAAGAAAAGTTTCAACTCTTGAAAAAAATAAAGTAATTGCAACCTTGCGCGATGCAAAGTGGCAAGTTGGTCAAATGAAACAGACACATTTTAATAAGTCAAGTGTACTTGAAATTCTTGAAGATATAATTCAAGAACTTTCAAAGGAGAATTAATAAATGGATTTAAAAGAATGGATTATAGCAACCGACATCTATGATACCACTCCATATGAGTGCCCGTATTGTGGTGCGCGCATTGAAATGCAGAGAAACAAATGCCCGCATTGTCAGAATTTAGTAAAGTGTATTCAATTTGAAACTGACCCAAGATTTGAAAAAGAGCGACTTATTGAAACACTTGTAAAATTACTCTAAGAAAGGAGTTAATTTGAAATATAATAAAGGCTTTGATTTTTGGAAAGAAGACCATGAAGATTGTAACTGTGGAAGTTATGCTTTTAACTTAGATGAATGGTATCATCCGGGCTGTCTGTGCGGAGAAGATTCAGAGGAAGAGCTCCTTGACTCGCTTGAATGCTGGTTTGCAGAAGGTTATGATGACGATGAATTAGCAGATAAACTTGCTGATTTCTATTTAGACCGCGTTAAAGATGACTTTGTGGATAAAATTACTATTTCTATTTGCGAGCCTAATATTGAATTGCTTGACAATAATGTAGAAGTAATTGCTTTTCGCGCGGGCGCTTATGAATTTGGTTACAACGAGCCAGATTTTGATTATGACTTCCACTTTAAAGTATATCGTGATGGTCATTGGTTTGAAAAGCGTGGCTTTGAACCAATAAGACTGACTTCACTTAATGAGTGGACTGGCTCTATTTATTACAATAGCCAAACTTTTTACATAACTCATCAAATTGAAATTTGACTTTATAAGAAAAAACTGATATACTATATATAGAATTGAGAGAGAAGTGGTTTTAACCTCCTTTCTTTCCACTTCTCTCACTAAATTAAATGTGAGGTTTTAATAAAATGATTTATATTAATGAATTTACTGGAGAGAGATTCTCTAGTGCGGCGGAATGTCAGAAATCTGAGCAGGAATGGCTTGTAGCTAAGAAGAAGGCCGAGGAAAAAGCAAGACTTGATAAGGCAAAAAGAGAAGCTGAGAAAAAGAAGAAAGACGAAGAAGAAAAAGCCAAGAAAGAAAAGGTTAAGGCTGCCTATAAGGATGCGTTAGATGCAACTGAGAAGGCAACCGCAGCGATAGAAGCATATATAAAGGTATGTGAAAAAGAAGGTTATCATGTAAATAGCGCCTTTGATTTTAGTCCCTTAATGAAATTAATTTTTGAAATTTAAGAAAGGAATTAAATATGACTAACGCAGAAAAACTTTTGATTTTAAAAGTGCGACTTCACAAGTTGGAGTCTAGCCCTAAAGCGCATGATTGCCCTGGAGTTATTGTCAAGGTGAAAAGACAGATTAGAAACTTAGAAAGATAGACAGGGGTTTTTGACATAAGGGGCCTCAGGAAGAAGTTGAGGCCCCAACGCTATGCGCTTATGGCGGAATAGGCAGACGCAACGGACTTGCGCTATAACCAGTGTGCGTGAAAACGTAGTAGGGGCAGCACCTACATAACGCTCCAAAAATCCGTTGGTAGTAATACCGTGCTGGTTCGACTCCAGTTAGGCGCACCAATTTTTTGAAAAATTATATCTAAAAATTTGAAAACTTTTTAAATTTTTGATATAATATATATATAAGGTTGAGAGAGAAATCTTAAAAACCTTAAAGCGTTAACACGGATTTAGCACTTAAACTACCACCGACAGTGTAACTTAATTGGGGTATAAGTTTGCGGATTTATACTTACTGGTATGTGGCTTGCGGATAACGCTATAAAGAAAGCGAAGTAAAGTGCATTAATGGGTTGAGATAGGAATAGGGAATAAAGAGTGTCATTACGCCGCCCTAAAGGACTTGAAATCGAGACACCTCTCAACTTTATAATCAATTTGGTGGCATAGCAACGTTAACTATCCATGGAAATAGTTAATGAGAGGTCGAGGCCGCGAGAACGCGGACGCCATAAATGGACATTGGCGATACAACAATACCTGTATAGGAGTCATGACCTATGGAATTTCGGCTATAGACACGGGAGCCTGGAACGGACCAAAGTCACAAAAGAAAATTTTAAAGGCTAAACAATTGACAAGATGCAACCCTTTAATCAGTAGTACTCAATGTTGGAGGGAGTAGCGAAAACGGAGAACAACCGTACATTCCAAATGGAACAAAGAGGAATGATACAAATCTCGCCGAAATGTCGACGCAAAGTAGGGATAACAGGTGAACGGACCCTACAGAAATCGTGAAAGTTAATTGATAAAATTTAGCCTTTAAAATTTGAAACTTTTTAAAAATTTTGATATAATATTTATAGAGAGTTGAGAGAGAAAACTCACTTAAAATTACAACGCCGCGGTGTGGACAATAAGTAAAGTCGGGTGGCTCATACCCACTCCATAGCAGGAGCGTTACCTGTCACCGCAACCACCGGAAGAGCAGCGATTGGCTCTTAAAACCCGCAATCGTAAAGTCGTTAGTCTTTTATGGTGAGTGGATAGCACGACGAAAAATAATGCTAAAAAAACCATGTTCCGGAGTCGCTTAGAGCCGAAGTCCAGACTTAAAACGAACTAAGAGCAAAGTCGAAATTGACCTTAATAGTGGCGGCAGGTTGTCCGACTTAAAAATCCAACCTAAACTATTTAACCTTTTATCCCACATATATATGTGTTCCAAATCCATGGGACTATGGGCTTCAGTCTCCCCATGGTCACAGTTACTTAAACAACTTATAGTTGAGATGCATATCAATTATAAAAGTTTCTGCGACTGTGTATTTTTTGAGAAACAAAATAGGCAACCTCCTCGTGGTGTTTCTTGGGTAATTCTAATAGCCTATGAGTAAATGCTCTTTGAAAAATTATAAATAGGAACTCAGTGCAGAGTTGTGAAACTAACAATGCTGAGGCACAGCGCATAGACAGCGACAACGAAGTGGGATACTGCGGATAGTCGGGCTGAGAGCACGTAGTGATGCGTGCAAAGGAGAGGTCGAAGGCTTCAAGTCTAGGGTGTGGCACTGCTTGTTATCGCAAGTAAATGTAGTGGGTGGGTCGCGGATATAATAGAAAGCGTATATGAATAGTATGCGCCGAATCCAAGTTAGGTATTGGTGTGGCAACTAGTACAGACCTTGGAAATGCCAACTAATCCGTTCGTCGTGAAGTCGAGAATTCGATGTATAAGACCTGCGCGCCATGTACGAGTAGCTCAAATGACGGTTAAAAAGTGAAGCAGATTGATTCTTCACCACGGTTATAGGTGATTTAAAAATTGTAGCGAACAGTGAGTGAAAGTTAGAGGTAAGCATTCCTCTGTAGGATTTGGTACTTAGGTATCGGGGTAAATTGGGTCAAGGTCGCTCCTTGGAACATGCGTTTATCTCCCTACTGACAGAAGATACTTGAAGATAATGAGGGTAAGGGGAAACTCTACTATTTATGGTTTTTCAAAGAGCATTTATTTTAATAGATGCTTATGAAAGGGGAAGTAATGAGTCAGGTTTTAAAAGTGGATGAGTGGCAAGGCGCTATAAACTGGTACATTGCGGATGTAAAAACTTGGACGGGTTGGCGCGCAATGGCTAAGGTTTTGGGTACAGAGAGTCTTGAAGATTTTATTAGTCTTTTAGAGAAGAAATATAAGGCGGATAGAATCAGATATTTTGAAGATAAAGACTTTCTTATGTTTGATTTTAAGGATTATAAGAATGCACATCAACTTAAGTTGGATGTGAATAGAATTGCAAGAAGGCAGAATTTTCAAGTTGAAAAATGGCAGAGGTCATTTTGAGATAAGTAAATATTGGGGTGTAGCCAAGCGGTTAAGGCACGGGACTTCGGAGAATAGTTTAATTGGTAGAACGCTTTTAAAGTAATGAGAGTTCGATGCTCCCTTTTCCGTCCATGACTCCCGTATGCGCTAGTTCGAACCTAGCCACCCCAGCCACATAAGAGTCTTGCGATAGGAAATATCGGGCTGGCGCGTAAACCAGTCTTCCTCATGCGCGGAGGGACAATGGGTGTAACTCCCTAGGCTCTTACCATACGGTCTATTAGTATAAAGGTATTATATCGGTTTGTCGCATCGAAGAAAAGGGGTCAGTACCCTTATAGACCGCCATTGTCCAGGCTAGCTCTAGACGTTAAACTACAAATCCGTATCTGTTGGCTAGTAGAGGATACGGAATTTATGGGGATGTTAGGGTTTCGATAGGATATTAAAGCCAAAGTGCCGTATTCTATACGCGAGTTCGACTCTCGCCATCTCCAACCTCGCATGGAATTTGCCTCCACGTGGCGCGAGGTGGGTAATGCTAAAAATTCTACCATACAAGCCTAAACTCTGGCTTTATTGTAACAATAGAGTTCGAAGTGAAAATTACAATATGTATATGTGGGTGTAGCTCAACTAGCAGAGCGTTCGGCCTGGGACCGAAAGGCAGTCAGGGCAGCACTGACCACCTGCACCATTCTTCTATTAAATTAATTTTAAAAGTGGGTGCTACGGACCTCTACAGACCGGGCCGCGACTTGGACGAATCGGCGACTCTGTAGGGCTTAGCGTAACGGCGGGGCAGTAGTTAAATGGAGTTCGAGGAACAGCCTACTTTTAACAATTATATGATGTTAAAGGCTTGGGTAAGAGGACCCTGTAAGTAGTTGATAGTGGAACAATAACCTTTTATTTGATGCACATCGCGGCCGCTTGCCATGTCGTGCATATTGACTTCGCTAGTGCACAGACATTAGCGACCGCGCGCACCTGTACGTTTAACTTAAAAGGAGACTTCTAATGACAACAGTAGAACTTCGTAAAATTGAAAACCGTTCATACTTTCAAGTTAATCCAAACTTATATACAGAAGAAGAACTTAATTCAATTGACTTAGTTTTACAGATTGTAAAAAATTTGGAAGAACTTCAACTTATACTTATGCGCTACTAACTCATCAGGCAGAGTACGAAACTTTTAATTTCGGAGTGCGCAGTTCAAGTCTGCGGTGGCGCACCAATAGCCTTCGTACTAGTTCTTAAGGCTCTAAACTTCAGCACTAGTGACTTTTGGAGATTGCCCGCTGGTTCCTCACCTAAGTTCAATATGAAACTTAAAAAGATGCCTCCAGTCGTGATGTTTTTATCCAAGTTTAAGCGAGCGTTACAAGCGGAAAAACTGGTAATTCATGAATGCGCCTAGCATATGCGTCCTTACGAGGGAAATATGCTTTCATACACCTATAGTCTAATGGAAAGAACAGATGGCTACGGACCATCAGATGTGGGTTCAATTCCTACTAGGTGTACCATTTTAACTGTCTAGATAAGCGAGGGGTTCTTACCCAGCACGCATAGACGTGTGGAAGTCGCCTAGAAGTTAACCTCCTATCAATCCTGCCGCAGCGAGTTAGATGTTGCAAGTTGTAATATAAATAGGTGGATTGACACCGAGGAAGGTCACGGGAGAATTTTCTACACTGATAAATATCCTGGCAGTAAAGGCACGTGCAAGCCACGGGAGGCGAGTGTAGATTTTTAATTAAATGGTTCTCTGCAGAGCTGTTTACACAGGGACGCTTCGTCTAGCCAAAGCCCTGGTACGAGGCTACAAATGTCGTATGGTACGAAGCATGATATGTTTGTTGGGAGAAGGCTTGAACATATCACTTAATTTATGACTGGGCAAGCATTTTGCTCACATAGATTTTCCACCACCCAATACTGAATGTTGTTGAGAGTATGCAAGTTACTCCCTTGTCTGGCTCCTTTGAGAATAACTATGGCAAGAGCGCAAGCGCTAGTAAGTGGACTTAATAAAGTTGGGGAACTCCAGAACGTAAGTGTCTGCATAAACAGGTTGTGCTGTTTAGACTTATGCCTATCGGGCGCCGCGAGATTGGCTCGCCAGGGTAGGGTTCGAATCCCTAGGGGTCCATAGGCATAAGTCAACTTTTAACAGATTGAGGGTAAATCAAAACTGACTTGATAGTTGGTGGCTAAATTATCCCTTTTAGCATATGGGGAAGATATGCTTTTATATCTACGGTGGCGGAATAGGTAGACGCTGGTCAGGCAAGGTTTCATATAGAGAGAGCAGAGCTGAAGGCCAAAGACAGGTGAAACCATGTGAGGTGCAAATCCTCGCCCGTAGATTTATATGCACCTATAGTTTAATTAGTAAAACACGAGCCTTGTAATCTTGAGACGTCCGAGCATAACGGACTGGGTGCTCCAATTGCTATAATTATATCGTAAAATTGAGAGAGAAAACTCATAAAAACTCGGTCCTCGGGAGTAGTAAGAAGCGTGTGTCGGGTATAGGAACCCCGCGGGTGAACACACGACATGGAGCCTATTAACTTAGTTCACCATATAAGATTGCAGCCGTGCATATGTACGGTCGTAAATTTGGGCGGTTGGGTGAGTGGTTTAAACCAGTCGTCTGCTAAACGACCGAAGATGTAAAAGTCTTCCGCTGATTCGAATTCAGCACCGCCCGCCACAAGGAGAGGTGGCAGAGTCTGGTTTATTGCGACGGTCCTGAAAACCGTTGAGCGTAAGCTCCTAGGGTTCGAATCCCTACTTCTCCTCCAGAGAGTTGAGAGTGCTACTATATTAGTATTACGTACTACGGTATATGTGGCAGAAATGGCTTCATGATGATTCTCAATATAGCCACTCTCACCATATCGGTATAGTATAATTGAAAGTACAACTCGACTCCAAATCGAGAAGGCGTTTGTTTGATTCGAACTACCGGTGCCATTTTAGCCTATCCACTAGTGTGGAAAAGGTACTCGATAACGTCACACATGTCGTGTGGCGTTTTCTGTCTCTTAAAATTAATTTAAAACGGAGGATTGCCCATGAATAAATAATAAAGGAGGTATATGAAATGGAAATTAGAAAAGCTGGTGGAACGCATGGACCAGTTGAATGTCCGTATCCACATCAAAAATAAATTTATTTTTGACTCAAAAAGTTGAAGTCGGCCTTATAGGTTGGTACTTATATTTAGAAATGAATACAAGTTCGCGTTTATGCGCCGACTTTTTACATATATTTTATCTCTGGGAGGTTTGGTTGCGAACTTCCCTTTTTTATTAGGAGATTATAAGATGGCAAATTCAAGTTATTATCCGCATGGTGGCCCCGCGGAATTTTCATACACTGAAGATTTTCACCAACGTTTCGGGGAAACGGGACAAGAAGCTCATAACAATTTGGCAGCACGTTCTTTTGCTTTTTCCAGTGGTTTTCGTAATGGTGATGCGGCAATTATGAATTTAAATGCTATGATTCAAATAGCGCGAGCATCTGAACAGAATTTTTTAATACGTCATGGTTTTGGTTCTCATGCTACAGACAACTGGTCTGACTTAATTACGGGAATGAATTTAATTTTTAGTAGAGAAGGCGTTTTTAAACGAAATGTGCAAATTATTCAACAAGTTGCAGAGAAAAAAAGTAATTCTTATCAAGATATTACAGGATTCTTTTCTAGTTATGTACAATCTGCGACAAGAGAAGTTTTTAGACAGCGCGGATTAAATATAATAGTTGATGAGCAATTAATGAAAGAAATTCTTCAAAAAGCGATTAAAGCTATGTCAAAAGCAACTGATTATATAGATGAAAATGGTAGGCTCAAAACTACAGCAACTAAGGAAGAAAAAGAAACTTTGGAATCTGTTCGTGCTTTTGGTGAAATTTTAGGATTAATTAATGTTTTTCAAAATAATACTTTTTTTAAAGAAGTGAGCGCTTTATTAGAGTTAGAATCTTTTGTACAAGATACACAAAAGGCTATGTTATATAATCAAGAAAACAAAAAACGTTCCGCACTGCCGCAAATAAAAACTACGATGAAAGGGTATGCTAAAGGTACAATACAAGAAATCGTAGAGGCTACTACTGTTCCTTTGCTATTACAAGGATTGCCAAATGTTGCTGGTCCTGGTTTTACAGCAGCACACACAGGAGGCAATTTAGGCAAGGCAGATGTAATTATTTCTTCGACAACTGGAACTGTTAATTGGAATGATTTAAATAAGAATGGTAATAATGAAGAAAAAAGTGTAAGAGTTAATATGATTGATGCTTGCAATAAATTGTATCAAGATATGCATGATATGGAAGGTGAAATCGTTATGATTTCAGATAAAAATTATTTTATTAATGATAAGTTTAAAAGTCGTGGAGGCTTTGAAGCTCAAAGTAATACTACATTGGAAAACTTAGAAAAATTACTAGATAAGGTCGACGCCCCTTTCAATGTAGAATACCTTATTGACTATTTAGCTAATGCTGGAAAAGATATGATAATGGGAAATCCTATGGACGGTGTTTTAAGAAATATTGCTACTCAAATTGGACATTTTCTTTTCGATGATTTATCTATCACGGAAGTTCCCAATAAAATTAATATAATTCATATCTTCAACTTATCTGGAGTTTATATGCCCTTATCAGTATATTTGGAAGCAGCAAAAGAAGGAATTATGGCTACTAAGGCTGATATGGAGGGTTTCGTAAAAATAGGATTTCATGGCGATGGAACAGAGGCAAAAACTCCTTGGACGCGGACCGTTTTTGAAGAATTTCGCTTAGGACGAATTACTAAAACAACTATATCAATTCATTTTATGAAGAATTTCGTTGATTTTATTGCGCAACATATACAACTTTAAAATATAAAGAGTAGACCTATGTCTACTCTTTTTTTAATTTGACTTTTTTTAAAATTTTTAGTATAATAATATTAGAAAAGATAAGAAAGGAATTAAAAATGAAGTTTTATATTGTTCGTACATCAACAAATGAAAAAATAATGTCACTTCATAAAGATACTTTTGAAGAAGCTAGTTATTATGTATACAAATGGTATGGTGATAATGATGATGTAGATGTCATTCTTGCAGAAGAATGGGAAGAGTGGGAACAGAAAGGAGAATAAAATGTCGCAGTATACACATTTTTTTATAAAAACAAATGATAATATATTCTATCCAATCGGCACATTCTCACGCAACGATAAGCGCGCGGCTGCCATCAATGATATACTTCCTTATGAATCAATTCGACCCCTTACAAAGTCAGATTGTGTTGAAGTTATTAACGACCTTGAAAAAGAGCTTGAAGCATATAAAGATAGTAAGAGAAAATATAATAATCAAATTGAGTGGCTTAAAACTGCAACAGGCAATCTTGATGAACGGCTTGACCGTATAACCGAATATTTCGGCTATATCAAGGAAATTGATGAAGAGATGCCTTATATCTACGATGCAATTGGTTTCTATAAAGGACTTATGGAAATAATTGATGAAGCTGAAATGGACGAGAGATATGGAGAAGGTATAGAGCATGGATTTAATCTCAAAGGGGATTCTTACGTCTATGCGGGTATAGAGATTAGCAACCCTAACATAACCTATGATGAAGATGGTTGGGGTAAGGTACTTGAAAACAAAGCGACTGGTTATAAGAGGGAAAAATAATGTCTATATATGATACATTAAATAGATTAAAAGAGCAATGGGAGCGCGTACCGGAATGGAGACTGATGCAATTAATTGCGAACTTTCAGTCGTATATTGGAAGTGACGGCTTCTATATACCAAATGAAGATTTAGTAGAACGGTTGGAAATATTTTTAAATGATGTATTAGATAAGGAAGTGGAATAGATGGGAGAACTTTGGTACTTTATTTTTGATGTTAAATTTTATGATGATTATGATACTTCTGGGGAAAAGTGTCACGAACGTGGTATTATTTGTGCGCCTAATAGAATTGCAGCCATGGAAAAACTTGAAGATTTTTTCGGAGAGCACATTTATGATGTTAGAATTTGGGATGTAGATATGGATACCAATGAAATTCTTCTTGAAAGAGATTTCCCAGGTATAATTGATATGATAGAAAATCCCGTAGAATAGGAGATAATAATGGCTGATTTCATTCTTTTTTGTGGAATACCTGGAAGTGGAAAAACATATTTAGGTCGCGCGGCCGCAGATACTGGTGAATGTGTACTTATTTCCTCAGATGATATAAGAGAAATATTATGGGGAGATGCTAATGACCAAAGAAATCCTAAAAGAGTTTTTGAAGAGATGGAAAAACTTACCTTAGGACTGCTGGCAAAGGGATATAATGTTATTTATGACGCCACTAATTTAAAAAGAAAAAATCGTATTGCAATTTTAAATAGAGTTAAAGAACTTGATTCTTTAATTGATACTTCGTGTATTATTTTTGATATTCCACTTGATATATGTATACGGCGCGCGGCCGCAAGAGATAGGGTTGTACCTGAAGAGGTAATACGTCGTATGTATAAGACAATGGAAAAGCCTACTTATGATGAAGGTTGGGATTTAATTGTAACTGCTATATTAGGAGAAGAATATGAAACTGAGTAAAGAACAATTTGTAAAATATGTGAATAGATATGAGCAGATGCTTAAAGAAGAATATGTAATAATGGATGTGCTTGATGCTTCTCCGGAGTGGAAACCAAGCGGTTGGCTTAACTCATTCTATGATTTGCTTCATGATATGTGCGAGTTAAAAGAAGACGCAATTTGTGGTTCGGCTCTTGATTGGTTCTGTTGGGAAACAGAATTTGGTGAGAGAGGAGATATGAGAGTTATTGAAGTAAGTGATGGAGCAAAGTGGGACATTACTGACGCTGGAGTTTTATATGATTATATAATGAAATATGAGGTAGAAAAATAGAATGGGAAATATATTTATAACAAGTGATTTACATTTTTGCCACGCGCAGCCATTCTTATATGAACCTCGTGGTTTTGAGAACGTGGACCAGATGAATGCAGCGATTATAAAACGGTGGAATTCATTAGTAGAATCTTGCGATGAGGTTTATGTATTGGGCGATTTAATGCTTAATAATACTGAGGAAGGACTTGAATATTTTAAGTTGCTTAACGGCTTTAAGCATATAATAATTGGAAACCACGATTCGGATAAGCGAATTGAGTTATATCAAAAGTTACCTAATACAATTGTTGAAGGGTTCGCAGCGCGCTATAAATTTTGTGGCTATAACTTTTATTTTACTCACTATCCAACTCTTGTATCTAATTTTGATTGCGAGGAGCCGCTTAAAAAACAACTCATAAATGTGTGTGGTCATTCTCATACTCAGCATTGGGACGCAGACATTAATAAGGGTTTAATCTTTCATTGTGAAATGGATACTAATGACTGTTATCCTTGGAATTTAGAAGATATAATTTATAAATTAAGAGAATATCGAGAATCTCATTAATATACCCACACTTCTTAAAGAGCAGACGCATCCGTTTGCTCTTTTTAATTTGATTTTTTTAAAAATTTTTGATATAATAATTATAGAAAATAAAAGAAAGGAAATTGAAATGAAAGTCTTAGACGCATACAATAGAGAAATATTAGATGGTATGATAGAGAAATTAGATGAGTATGGTTTCTTTGATTACTCTGATGCTACTACTTGGGATTTTGAGTGTGCTGGTAAGGCAGATTTCACTTTCCATACTGGAATTAATATAGAGTATGGCTGTACGAAAATCGTTTTTATTGACTGTGACAATGACTGTGAATGGGTTTTAAAAACCAACATCAAAAGTGACATTCAGAATGAATATTATGATTACTGCCGCAAAGAAGCTGATAATTTTAAAATTGCGTGTGAAACCCATGTAGACGATTACTTCGCCGCTTGTTATTTTTACAAAGAAGTATACGGGCGTGAATTTTATGTGCAAGAGCTGGTTAATATAGATGAAGAATCTTTTTCTTCAAGTTGCTATGATTATGTAAGTTCTCGTTATAGCAAAGACTATGAATATATTGAAGATGAAGACGAGCGCAATGATAGAATAAACGAAATTTTCTATGATATGGCTGATGAAGACCGTATTTATGCTATTTTCTGTGATATACCCACCGAAAAAATTACTGCTATTGTAGATTTTATTGATGGAATGGGCATTAATGACCTTCACACAGGTAATTTTGGTTATCGTGGAGACCAGCCAGTTATATTAGATTATTCAGGTTTTTAAAGATTGGAGTATATAATGAGATTACTTGATTTTATAAATGAATATGATAATTGGGCGGACTTGCTTTCTAAGCCGCCCTATAATATCTCTATTAAAACTGATGGAGAATATAAACTTTTAAAGTACAACCAAATTGAATCTGACTTTGATTATGAAGTTGTACAGGAGGCGCGCGGGTGCATTGTAAAGCAGGATTTTGATGGTGAATGGATTTATGTGTGTCGTCCTTTTAAAAAGTTCTTCAACTATGGAGAACCCTGGGCCGCACATATAGAATGGTATTATATTCTCATAACTGAAAAGATTGATGGTTCTTTGATGAAAATGTGGTTTGACAATGGTAGATGGCATTTATCTACCAATGGAACTATTGATGCATTCAAAGC